ATGGGTTTCGATCCCACCCTATCGAGCTTATGAGGCCCGACCGAACGCCAGTTCCCTCGGCATTATACATCCCCAACCAGAGTCGAACTGATACTAATTGGTTCGTAGCCAATCGGTCTTTCCATTAGCCTACGGGGATAGATGCTCAGTTCTGGTATCGAACCAGACTCTCCTGCTCTTCAGGCAGGCGCTTTCACCTGATTAGCTTACTGAGCATTTAAAAACTCTTCATAAGTAATATTTTCTTTTGTATTTAAGTCATGGAATTCACGATGACAATTAGCACACAATAAAGCGCACTTTTTAATTTCTTCAAGAGCCAACTCAACCCTAACATTATTCCCCGAACAGTATTCACTTATAGTAAATTCTTTTTCTTCAGGGTTTAAATGATGAAATTCAAGGCTAGCATAACATCTATTATATCCGCACTTCTCGCAAGCACCGCCCTTTCTTTTAATTAATTCGTTTTTTAAGGCGTGCCTAATCGCAGTAATAGTATTGGCTCTGCCAACATTATCTCCTTTTTTATAAGAAGGTGAACACTCAAAACAATATTTCCTTGCTTCACCATGCTCGATTGTTTCAAATTCATTTCCACAAATTAAACACTTTTTTATCATAAGTTTACCTACCTATTTAAAATACACGACCGTAGAGATTTGAACTCTAATCTCGCGGTTTTGGAGACCGCTATGCTACCATTACACCACGGCCGCATAAGTGGAAACGGGTAGACTCGAACTACCGACAACTCGCTTATCAGACGAGCATTCTGACCAACTGAATTACGCTTCCATAGAGCGCTGCGCATAGGATTCGAACCTACAAGCCCTTTCAAGCCAACGATTTTCAAGACCGCTCCCTCACCGCCCGGACACGCAGCATAAGAGTGTACGGTGAGATTCGAACTCACGAAATACTGGAGTTGCAGTCCAGCCCCTTAAACCACTTGGGTACGTACACATAAGCGCCGGATGCGCGACTCGAACGCACACCACCTTTCAGTGGGAGGACTTAGCAGGTCCTTGAGATAACCAATTACTCCAATCCGGCATATACACAAAATAGATACGGCGCGTAGCTCGCACCTATTCCGTGCGGAAAAGCTCCCACTCCGAATCGAACGGAGAACTAAAGATTACAAGGCTTTTATTTTACCAATTAAACTATAGGAGCATTTACTAAATTTTTTCCCAATCTTCATCTGAATAATTGGATATTTCTTTTTTCTTTGATGGTAAATTATATGTTTTACACCATTTACGAACTGCATTGTCTGAGACACCAAATTTTTCAGCAATTTTTGTAAAGGCAACATTTCGAATAAGTTCTTTTAATTCTTCTCTGCTCGGTCTATCTACTTTTCTAGATAAAAGATTTGAACATGGAATACAATGAACACCTTTCGTACTTACAGGCGCCCCGCATCGAGGACAATAAAATTGCTGTCCATGTTTAATTCGGTAGTTTTCTCTTAGTAGTTCTTCAGCAATTTCTTCATCGTACCCAGGAACTTCTGTTGGTAACTCAATTCTTCCAGCATGAATGCCTTTATGACAATTAGAACAAACCATAATGCATTTTTTTAGCTCTTTTAATTGTTTTTCCAAAGCTTTTGTTGTTGCACCTTTCTCCATTAAACCAAACTCTTTCTCTTCGGGATTAATATGATGGAATTCTAAAGCCTCTGGATATTTATCAAAACCACAAATACAGCATTTCCCTCCAAAAAGTCTTACCAAATCTCTTTTTCTTTTTTTGATATGATTAACCACTGATTTACTATTACTCATTTTATTGAGCCTCCTATTTATTTTCTAACTATAAGTAAAATTGTTAATAAATAAATATAATAGTTTAAAACAGGGTTCAAAATTTACTGCGCGCAAGTGGATTCGAACCACCGATGGATTATATCCGCATGATTAAAAGTCATGTGCCCTACCACTAGGCGATACGCGCATTTTATAAGCGGGCGCGGTGGGACTTGAACCCACATTCCCGAAGGACAAATTAACAGTTTGCTGCCTCAGCCAATTAGGCTACACGCCCATATTAAAGGTAGAAGACGAGATTTGAACTCGCATAAACTAGAGCCACAATCTAGCGCATTGCCTATCTGCCACTTCCACCATAGACGGTTCTAGGGAGAGTTGAACTCCCGTCTCCGCGTTGACAGCGCGACATTCTAACCGTTATACCATAGAACCAAAAGAAAAAGGCGTTTAGGTTTTAACTAAACGCCTTCATTGCTTCACCAACCGCATCGTATCTTGGATTTGACAATGTCTTCATCATCATATCCAATGGGTTCAGCTTCTGTACGGTAACGGTCTTCTTCTCGCCCGTTTCGGTTGTAATTACCTGCTCTTCGTAAGAAGTGCCTTCAATTACAGCCTTGAACAACGAAGGAGAGAACCCGCTAACCATACAGCACTGTTCACCACCGACGGTTTCCTGAAACATTCCCGCCTTACTTGGTCTTACATTCCAGTACACAAGAAGTGGCATATCATAGCCCGCACGAGCAAACTTCTCCTTTATGGTTGTCATAAAGGTTCTTTCGTTAGCTCTTGGCTTACGGCGATAACCGTACCAAGAACCATACTCATTTCTTGCTGCGTCAAACTGCATATCACTAATGATATACAACTTTGAAGGAATATCAGACTGTGGAAGCTTATTACGAATTGCCGTATCGAGAATCAAATCAAATACCGCTTCGATATTTGTATTCATATCCCAATGCGCGCGATTCATATTCTGAAGCTTCTCGACAAGATTCTTGCCGCGAACTTCAACCATCTGAGGTCTCTCAGAGAATGTAATAAACTTTCCATTGTAAGGACCCTTCGCGCGCTCTGCACAGTACAAGCCAAGTGACAAAGCAACGTTCAAAGGTGTTCCACTCATGGAACCGGAAACGTCTACAACACACAATCCAGTTTCTTCCTTACCTTCAAGGTAGTTAGGAAGAGCCTTCCACATTGCATCAAGGGTGATAACATTTCTCTTATCGCTAAGAGAAGTTATCTGAGCCTTTTCTACAATATCTACTGGGAACAAAGCAGCCGCATTAATCTTAGCCTTACCGGTTGCGACATCATACAGATACTTTGTATAACCCTCAGGATTGTGGTTATAGAAGGCGTCTTTATATTTTAGAGATGCCCGTGAAGGCACCTTTGAGAAATCAATATCCCACTTATTTGCGGACATTGAAGTCTCTACAATATGACTATTCTCACGAAGACGAGAAATTGTCTTACGATAAGTTCTCTTATCTCCATTGAAAAGTCTATTTGTAAAGTATGCAGCCAACTTCTTCTGCTCTACATTTGAGGCAGACTCTGAAGGCATCCACTTTGCAAGAAGTGTATTAGATAATCCACAGAGATCAGTTGTAAGGGTCTTAGCAATGAACTCAAGAATAATCTGATTTACTTCTCTATTACGGTATTTAATTAGTACAAAAAGGTCATCCCATCTACCATACTCAGGAATTAACTCAATTACAGCCTTAAGATAATCCGTATGAGTATTTACGAGAGCTTCCATACACTTACGGAAGATTGTACGTGCGCCCTGTCCACCACGAATATCACGCACATAGAACAAAACCTTCATTGCAGTTACAGGATCCTCAGCAATTGCATCGAGGAATATCTGCGTATATGTTGACCAATCGGACTCTTTTCTCAAAGCGCCGAAGGTTGCAAACATATCCAAACACTTATTAAGAGAACTCTTATATGCTACTGCGCCATTCTCTGTATATGTGTAATTATCTTCGTTTTTCATAAGTGACCAAAAATCTGACATAAGAATTCTCCTTTAAGTTTAGTAAAAATACAACGCCCAAAAACGGATTCGAACCGCATATATTCATTACAAGTGAATTGCTTTACCTTTAAGCTATTTTTTAAGATTGCAGAAAGGGCGTTTAAGTTTCTTTTCAATTTACAAAGCTCTTTATAGTGGACTTGAACCACTTAAAAACAGCGTTCACAATGTTGTTTTATTATCCCAATTTAAGTTTGCTGGGTGAGCTTTTAAGTTTTAAAAATTCCAAAGCACTTTTTTAAGTTTATGGCAGGATGCCACTAAAGTTGCATTTTCATCTTTAATCTGTGGAGCCTTTCGGCGGTTTTAAAATTGCAGTAAGTGCTTTTAAGTTAAAAATACAAGGCGCCAACTTCGCTTATCCTATTGTGGAGGATATGATCCCTAATCATATGCTTGTTTAAAAAGTTTGCTGTGTGCACCTTTGATTGCGGAAGGCGAGATTCGAACTCGCGTCTCTAGGTTATGGGCCTAGCAAGGTTCCTCTCCTCTACTCCGCGATATTGTTGTAATATAAAGTGAGATTTCTCTCTCAACTTTCTATAAAAATTATACCAAAATTTTAAAACTTTTTCAAATTTTAAAATTTTAATTCTCTCAAAGAGAGGAGTACTTTACTTTGCGTTCTTATATACCGTTCCCCACTAAATGCCACATATCACTGACTCGCATATCTCAAGGACGCCTAAGTTGAGTGCCGGTGGTAGTTTAAGTACTCGAAATTCATGATAACGGTAGAAGATCATACGCCGCGATGGGATGGTCTTCCTGAGTGGAGGTAGCGGGTTACGATCCCGCGTCCTACGCAGTCCACTTTGGGTTTAAGCGTAGTCGAAACCATTCTTACCCCCAGGTGCGCGAACTCTCGTCCGCGCTGTAAGAAAGAGGTACAACTAAAGAAAGGAGTCAAATAAAGTCAAACCAATAACTCATATAAGAGTTGAACTTATCTCGCGAACCCATTAGTTCGCGGTTTTCCGTAAACTAATGAGTTCAATTAGAAGTGGAATTAAATTGCTTAAATCTATTTTCCTGCGCTTCCTGCATAAAATTTAATCCAAACATTTTAATTTCACCATTATCTACCCAACTAAATGCGCCCCACGCATCCGCGCCAGCATAATCCCCAGGCGCAGTAGACTGCGCCATAGAGGTATATAGAAAATCTGTGTGCGCGCTTTGGTAAGTTTTGAAGTATTCCGCTAATTCTTGCATGGCGCGCCAACTATATACTACAACGTGATAGTCGGGTGTAAAAACGAGAATATGTTTTGAAAGAATAATTTGAAGTTGGTTCTCAAAATCACTCATCAAACATTACCGCCTCTCTCCAATGAAGTGAGAAATAACTCTGACGCTTTGCATTGCGCGCTGAAGTACGCTTAAACAAATGAGGTACATCATACATATTGTTCTTTGCTCTCGCGCGACGTGCTTTCCTAGTGGGCATCAGTGCAGGTACGGTTTTAGTTTTCATTATAATTCTCCTTATCTATAATTTCCTCAAAAATATATGTATCTGCATATGCAGACTCCAAATCCTTTTTTGCGTGCTCTAGCTCTCTAAAATCTCTTGCAGTAGGCTTATATTCACCACTATCTATTAGAGTAATTAAATTATCATACTTGCGTTGAGCGCGCATTAATTCCTTATATCTTTCGTCCATACTATTTCTCCTTTAAAAAGAGTCATAATACTTAACAGAAGCGTTAGGATTAAGTTTCATAAAGCGATAAAGAATTTTCATGTTACGCACATCTTCTTTTGTAGGAATGTAATAATCATCATTCTCTTTTTCTTTGCTCATTTCATCAAGAACTTCGATGAAGCGCGCAACATCACGAAGAGTAAGAATAGCATATCCACCCTTATGGGCGAACTCTCCCCAAAAATGGTTGTGTGCGATAACTCTCGAAAGACGATTGCGGATTTCATACGCATTACGAAAATATATTACTTCTGTAAGCGGCTTTTTAAAATTCGAATCTTCATAAACCGCCTGGTCAGTTTTCTTAAACAGACGATTCATTCCAATAGTTTTTACCGTAGTTTCAGGATAACGTTCCACTACTACACCCATATCAAGTCCCATTCTTACTCTCCTTTCTTTTTAATTCTCTCTCAACTTTCTAAATAAATTATACAATAATTTTAAAACTTTTTCAAATTTTATTTGTATAATTCCGGGTTTTCACGGTGATTGGTTTCAATCAATGGGACAAGAGTTTTTGCAAATTCAACTGCATCAATACCAAGTCCATCTGCATAATTATCGATTAGAGTAGGAATAATTGCAGCAGCAAGATCGCTATCAATCAACTGAATTCTATGGAATTTTTCTACAACTTCCATACAAAGTTCAATGTTGTAGTTAAATTCTTTAGAGTTAAATTCTTCAGGGATAAGATGTTCCATTTTTAAGCTCCTTTCTTATTTTCTATATTAATTATAATATAATTTTATATTTTTTTCAAATTTTTTATAGCTTATCCAAGAGGATAGATAATATCCTTTATAACGCCTTTAGACCAAAACATATTATCATTTTCAGATATATTATTAGCATAAATTTCAATTTCTCTAAGCATTCTGCTTGCATTTCTCAAAACCAATTCCTCTTCTTTATCATTAGTCGCGCAAGCAAGATCGAGAAGTCGGTCGTAGATTTCATAGATGTTCATTAAATCACGATCTCTAAGTTCTTCCATAGCTTAACTCCAGTCTTCTCCATCGAAAGTAACTTTCATATCTTCCGGCGCCCAAAGAATGGTTAAACAGTATGTTTTATTAAACATAACCTTAACTCTATATCCACACGCAAGAAGCGCACTTACAATATCGTCAACAACTTTCTCTTCAAGTAGTGTAGGCATAACAAAATGACACCAATACTCACCGGCAATTGCTGCGTTTTTAATTGTTTCGTTAATGCGCCGCTTAATTTCAATTTCAGTAAGAGCAAGTTGAGTTTCTCCACGCATTGTGCTTGCTTTATAAATAAATGAGTCCATATTATCCCCTCCGTTTACAATTCATAGTACAAGTTTCACAATTTCCCTTACAGAAAGGATTTGTGATTTCAATTACAACAGTTTTATCTGTGGTTTCACTATCAATTAATTCAAGTACGTCATCAATTGCGAGATTATACCCTTCTTGACGATCTCTGATTGATTTATCAGTAATATCTAAAGGTAAATCTCGTCTCAAATCTATAATTTCTTCTCGAATAGGCGCAATAATACTAGTCAAATCAATGTTTGGTTTGGACTCTACTACAATCTCTTCTTTCTGTGGCAGTGCGCCCTTCGATATAATTTTATCCATCCCATTATCATAGGTTTCATTACAATACTCACACGTACTCACATATGGAGAGTAAGTGCGCCCACAAGTTGGACATATCCATCCAGTCATATTCATTTATCTTCCTCCAAAAATTTTCCTGGTTCTTCTTTATAATCTTCACAGTAAAAATCTTTTCCATTCTCTACCATTTCTACTGCCCAATCACAATAATGAATATATTCTATATCACTCTGAAGCCAACATACGAGTTCGCCTTTATCACCCCATCTTAACTCAGAGTTTTCACATTTTCTACAATCGCACATTTTCTTCTTTTCCTTGGTAAAATCTTTAATCATGACAATCAATCACCGTAATAAACAAATTATTTTCTTTTGCGCGCTCAATAGTTGCTTTAAACTCTTCATCAAAAAGTTCATCTTTTTCAAATTTCTCTGCTGCATCATTCCAAGACTCACGTGCAAAACCCATTCCATTCTCGTCAATAAACTGATAGCAATTAAGATCATCAATATTCATTATATCTTTTGCATAGGCGCCATCTACATATAAGTATCCATCGTGCCAGCCCATGTATGGATAATAATCTTCTTCACTAAAATAAATTTTTTCGCCTGAAGAAAGAGTTTTAAAGATACTAGAACGAAAAATCTTTCCCTCTCTCCCACCAGACATATAGATATACCATTTATATTCTTTGTTATCTTTGTCAATTCTAAGTTTAATGTCTCCGCAATAACGTCCACCAAGGACACACCAATCCCACAAAAATGCGGGGCGTTCACCATCACTACCTTCATCAAGTTTTCGATAGAAATCGCCCTCATAAAATGGAGCCATTACTCTATCGATATCTTCATTGGTTGGGATTTTCTCTGTAAAAATATAAGTACAATAATGCATTTTTATCTCCTTTAATCTTGTCTATTCAACCATTCTGCAAAACGCGCAAGTACATCTTCATCGACGTCCAACCAACCCGCACTAGCAGTTTCATCACAATAATCTCTATAGAGACTCTGTAACCGGCGCGCACTACATTTAATTTTACCCTGAGATTGTAGATACTTTACAATTTTCTCAAAATCTTCGGGATAATCTGGAACGAAATCATTTCTATTACTATATCTGAAGAAAACATATTTATCATAAAAAATTCCCATTTTTTACCCTTCTTTCAGCAATTTCTTTGCTTCATTGTGAAATTTATCCGGTCCTTTGTCTGCAAGAACCTGTAACAGATACATCACTGTTCTTTCTGTTTCAGGATGAATGTGGGATTCTTTTTTGATGTGATTTATATAATAATCAAGTGGCTCAGTTTGACCCCACTTCTTTGTTGAATATGCTTTTCCCGCTCCAATCCAGTCACATACCATTTCGATTACATACTTAATCGGAATCTTTACTTTGATGATGTTTCCACTCGTGCCAAAATCTGTCCAATACTGCCAATGATGTTTATTATGTGATTTATGATGTAGCCAAGCCTTGCTGTAGCCTATCGCTTCTTTCTCTGCTTGAATTGGGCTTCTGTCACCTTGAAAATATTTTGCAGATGGCATAAATTCAGTAACAGAAAATTTAGACAAGTCGTGTACAAATCCTTGCCAAGTTATTCCACATTTTCTGCACTCTTTGAATACAAAGAATTTATGTTTACATACTGTTTTGAAGTGTCTCCAATATTTTCCCATTTTACTCGCCTTCGTAAAGTCTAATGGTTCCATCACTATTATAAATAGGGGTAAGTGCCATCTGATATGCATCATCAATAAAATAATACATTACCTTTGTATCCTTATCATACACAATAAGCAATCCCCTCTGACTATTACCGTACTTCTCTACTGCAATAAACTGGTCATACAATTCTTTATTAAATGGCTCACGCTTTGAAGGCGCGAAAATTAGAACAAGTACAACAATTAAGAAAATTACAATTGCTGCGGTTAAACCAAATATAAACTTATCAAATTTACTAAATTTCTTCATTTATCTTTCTCCTTATCTAAACAATCTTCTAGAAAATTAGCCAAATCCTTATTGAAGAATAAGTCAACAACTTTTTCCGTGGGTAACGGAGTAACAAATAAATTCTCCAACTCATTCATAGTATAATTATGATACTCCCTTACCAATATATCTCGCGCGTGTTGCATCCCGAGGAGAAATCCCATTTCCTTGTGGTCTTGGGGTTCCATTTTATTCATACATTCCTCATAGAGTGATTTAACCCTATTAAAATAATCATAAGTATTCTTCATTCTTCTTCCTCTACCTTATCGCCTTCATAACCTAAATGAATGTAGCCTTCAAAAGCGTTGCCCCATACGTATATAATTGAATTTTTATAATAAATAGTAATATCCCAAAAACTATCACTTTCAAAGCAATTAAATTCAAAATCCTCAAGATAACTTAAAAATCTTTCACCAATAAAATTAGTGAAATTAGCTTCTATATAAGGATGCTCCTCATTCCAATCTTCAATCATCATATCAAAAATTTGATAGATAAAATCTTTGATTTCTTTATCAGACATATTTGCTTTTATAAATACATCCGCATTAACCTCTAAAGCACCATATTCATTAATTTTTATATTATCTTTTGCAAGTTTATTCATGCAGTTATTATATACTGATATATCTACCATTTAAATCTCCCCTAAGGGCGCAGATTACTCTACGCCCTTTTCAATTTCAACATTGTTTTCAGAATTAACTAATCCATCCATAATTACACTTGTATCTCCACCAAGCATAGTAATAGGAAGTTTCCCATCCCAAGCCTGGAAGTAATAATACTCGCGCAATCCCGGATACTTCGTCAACTGCTCACCAATATTACTCAAAATCGCAGCTTCCTTCTGTCCCGCATACTCAGCCGCATCAGCATTAATCTGCTGTACCTTCTTATCAGCCTCTGCCGCGATAATCGCCGCATCAGCATCTGCCTGCGCCTTAATTACCTGCTTCTCTGCAGACGCATTAGCCTCGATAATTGCCTGTTCCTGCTCAGTCTTAGCGCGCAACTTATTCTGTTCTGCCACCTGTTTCTTTTCTACAGCATCAGTGAAGGCATCGGTAAAATCAATGTCGCTAAGGGAAGTAGATACTACATTAATATAATAATTTGCCAAAGACGCAGTGAGAATTTCTTCTACCTGAGTAGACAAGTTCGCACGAATACCAATCAACTGCTCAGCAGTATATTTTGCAATAATACCCTTTACTGCTTCTTGAACCTTTGGCTCCATTACAGTAGCAACATAGTTTTCACCAATTGTCTTATAAATAATCTGCGCATTCTGCTTATCAATACTATAGTTTACTGCATACTTAATAGTTACTTCCTGAATGTCGGAAGAAAAGCAAGATAACTCTACATTATAAATCTGCGTCTTATTATCCATTTTCTTTACTGTCTGCCAAGGTGCAACAAAATGGATACCAGAATCTAGAGTGTAATCTTCTACATGTCCGAAGGTAACAACTACACCAGTGTTACCGGTAGGAACAGAAGTAATACACCCAAGAATTACAAAGACAACGAGAGTCAGAACTGATGCCAAAAGGCGCGTTGCGATTGATTCTGTAACTTCATTAAGCAAGAAAAATCCAACAACAGCAATAATAAGTCCAACAATTGAAAAAATCATTTATATTTCTCCTTTTATTTTTATTTTACTTCTATATCCTTACATAATTTAATAAAATCCTTCTTAGACTTTTCTTTAATATCTAAATAAAGAATCTCATGGGTATATACCGGTCTACCATATAACTCTTCCAAATACTCGTAAAAATATTTCATTTTATCTCCAGTAAGCATACAAATTCCAGTATGTGCCATTACAATTGCTTTTTCTTTATTAGTCATCTATTACTCCTAATCCTCTGCGCCCACCACAAGGCGCGATTTTCATCTTTCTTCCGCACCAAGGACAGTAAGGAAAACGATAAAAATCCACTACATTATGACATTTAGAACACTCTAATCCTTCGCGCTGACCCATAAAATAATAGTCTTTCCATTCTGCTTCCTCGGGTTCTTCATATGGTTTCGCTATTTTACAGAGTTCCCTAAAGATCCAATCCCATTTATGAGAACCAAATGTATCATTTTCTAATGCTTTTTTATAACATACAGGCATTGTAATTATATATTTTGCCATTCCATTTTATCTCCTTGTCGTATCTGTAAGACTCGCTAAAAACCAATATTTATCATCCCCTTCGGGAGACCAAAGGTCACTTAACTTATGTAATCCCTTCTCAACAGCTCCGCGCCATGCTTCAGAATATGAAGCCGCGCTCCAAAACTCAATTATTTTTTCTTCACCTGTTTTTGAATTTCGTAAAGTAATATCAACATAAATTCCCATTACTCTACCTCTTTTTTACTCTTATCCGTAACATCAACTTTTACAGAAAAATCAAGCCAACGCATTTTCTGCTTGACCACTTCATCTGTTACTTTACGTATAATACCCCACATATTACTATCTAAATAATCTATTACAACTTCCTTTAAGTCTTTTTCCTTACGTTCCATAAGAACTTGATTTACTTGCGCTTTTACAACATCTGTAATAGTATCTTTTACCATTTGTTTAATGGTTTCTCTATTGATTCCTGCTTCATTAAGGATTTGTCTTATTTCACTTCTTACCATCATTTCTTGTGCTGTCATTCGTCTACCTCCACTTTCTCTTGTGTCATAACTGTATTGTACCGAGGGTATACGGGTGCGGCATATACTGAAACCATGTCGGCTTGTGATGGAAACGATGGATAAATGTCCTTTATTGTTACTGTTCGATAATCATTTGCCATCTTCATTCCGTCCTTAACACCTCGGCTATATGCCTCTGTGACTTTCTCCGCTACAAGATCGATAATCTCTTTATCCGTCATTGTTTACCTCCGTCTGTAGTACCACTGTACTGGAATAAGCCCTGCATCTTCACACATCTTTCTATAGCGTCTTTCTTCCAATGGCTCGATTATAAGTCGATTAATAATAATACCAATAACAACGCCAATTATTGCCCACATTTGTTTACCTCCATCCTTGCACCGCAATGCGGACAGTATCGAAAATCTCTTTTGTAGTATTCCAAGTGCGCTTCTTCTGTTATGTTTATCTCCGCTCCGCAGTTAGAGCATATAAGCAAGTGAGCAATGGGACGAATGAGTTTTACTTCCCACTTGCCCGTCTTGCGTTCCTCGATGGTTGGTGCGTGGTCAACTGCAAATTGATAATGATATGCTCCGTCGCCACATCCCGCCAAAAATAAATCTTCGGAGTTTTTGTGCAAACTTATATATGGTCGCATTTGTTCACTTACAGCATCCGCATCAATCAGTCTCATTCGTCTACCTCCATTTCTGCGCCGCAATTTGGACAATAATCTGTATACCAATCACTCATTTTAAATCTCCAAATTCTTCCTTAAGTCTCAAATATTCTTCAAACTCAGCTTCTTTATATCTATAAATTTCTTTGAGTTCTTCATACCGTCTTTCTTTTTCTGCCTGTTCATCCCACATTTTCTGCTCTTCTATTTTATAACCAAAATACTCACGATCATTAATATAATAAAAAAGCCATTCAATTGGGAAAGAAATATAATCAAAATATAAATCTAAGTTACCCTTATCCTTGCTATAAGAATAATCAATATCAATATATCCATTAGCAACATTTATATTACAGATATCAAAAGGATAAATACCTTTATAACTATATATAATATCCTTAACATCAGAATCTAAAGTAAGATAATTAGACCAAATATTTCGCACTTTTGTCTCAAGCTCTTTCTCTTCTGTTTTATTAAATTCTTTACTCATTCTCTACTCCAAAATATTCCAAAAATTTATCTACATTCAACAAATAAATATGCGCGTCCCACTCATCATCATTCTGCATCTTCAACACAGCTAATGGGCACTTACATACCGGATCAAACTTCTCTAACCAATCATATACATACTGATTCGCGCCATTCCATACGTATTCAATTACGCGCGGCTTTCCATACCACTCGTACATCTGATTAATCGCGCGCTTCATCAGTTGAGTACCATATCCTTTATGACCATAACCTTCTTTTGTATACCACGCAGTAATAGTCCACTTACCATTAACTCCATTGTTAATCACAAGATTACATACTTCTACATCACCAATTGTAAGTGTAAAAGTTCTTCCATACTCAACTGTAAACTCTTCCATTTCTATACCTCTTCTCTTTTATATGGTTCAGGTAATGGCATCCAAGCAATTACGGTCTCATCTGGTATTTGATAATTTATAGTATAAAATTTTCCATTAGTAAATATAGCTTTACCAGTACGTAAGACACCAGAATATTTATGTGTTACTAATACATTACATAAACCATAACCTTTTGTTCTTTTTTCTTCCGGTAGTTGTTTTGTAATAGGAATCCATTCGTTCATTTTTTATGCCTTTCTTCCACACATAGGACAATAAGGATAAGGGAAAAACCCATTGTGCGCGACATAACGTCCTCCAATCATATCTCCACTAATAGAATTTCCGCATTTCGCGCAGATAAACTTATCCTTATTACTCTTATCAAAAAGCCAATGAGTTTCTTCGAGAGTTGCTTCAACAGTTGGTGCGCTCATCAAATCCTGCACCATAATCATATCGACAACTTTATCGCCGCCGATTTTTACTTTTATAATCTTTGCCTTTTGAAGTAATGCATCTACATCAATTGTTCTCATTTTCATTGTCCTCACAAACATTGTAAATGTCTAATTCTAAACCACTTTCGTCTACACAAAAGGCTCTTCCACTTTCCCATTCTTGTATAAATTTTTCTTTTGCTTTTTCACTAGTATCTGCATAAACTTCAGCAGTGCAATATTTTGCTTCTCTATATTCAACTAAGAATTTCATTTTTAACTCCTTTCTTAAGTGGACACTTCTTACTTCTTTCCAATGCAATTCCAGCATAATCTCTTTTTGTTCTGAGTACTCCTAAAAAACAAGTCCAATGCTCATACCAACCACCTCCTTCATCAGGGTTGGTCAAATAAAAGAACGGACATTTATAGCAACTCTCAGGCAGCGGATCCATATAAATATCCGTTTTATAATATTTATTTTCTCCCTTTTTGCTTTTTAGAAACAATTCCATTTCTTTATTCCTTTCTCACTCTTTCTATATATATTATACCAAAAATTTAAAAAAAAGTCAAAAAGTAAAATTTACTTCTCGACTTTTCGTTTTTTTTGTATATTTTATACAAAAACCTATGCAATTTCTCCAAAAGTTTCCCAGCAATGATAGCCACTGTAATCTACAATAACAGTTCTTCTTTCTTCTGTACTAAATCCAAAGTTTCCCAAATGAAGATCGTTCAAATTAAGCCTATCACAAAATTCTTCAAAAATATCTTTTTCTATTGCGTTAGTGAAACCAATAAGCGCATCTACGTTATCCATATCACTAAGATCTTCTTCATATTTTTCAAAAATCTCGCTTTCTAGACGTTCGCCACTTTCTACTTTATCAAAGTCTTCATCAGTATAATAATTATTTTTAATATACTCATTAACGCTATCCCAATTTGTGCCTTCATCACAAATTACTTCTTTCTGCATAGTATAATATCTATCAATAATCACACTATGCTCTTTACTACCGACTTCCTTTTCTTTTTTTACTATAAAATACGAAGGCGCAAAATAAAAAGTAAGTCCCTCTTCTTTCGCGCGCTCATAATTTTTTGCTTCATAATAACAACTTTCATTGCCTTCTTTTATAACCCAACCGGGCAATTTATCGCTTCTATAAACTGATTTTTCACAACCGGCATTAACCCAATATATCCCAAAAGAAGCAAGAGCACCAATTGAAGTATCATCATTTATATATCCGCAGATTTCTCTAGCAATTTCCATTTCTTTCTCAGTAGGACTCTCATAGAACTTTCCCATAGTTGTATCCTTCTTTCTATCTCTTAGTTACTTCTACAAACTCCACAAACTTCTTTATCTATCTCAGTAAAACCATAAGGACAGAACTCTTTATGTTCCATATTCTGCTCAACATAATCAATAATTCTATTAACTACATCGCGCGTTAAGGGTGTCTTCGGAACCTTATCAGCCAAATCACCGATAAATCGTACAAACTTTTCTGCATCCAAATAGAAAGCCGTATCCATTTTTTTATTCCTTTCTTTATTTTCTATATAAATTATATAATAATTTTAAAAAATTTTCAAATTTAAAAAGGCCTCTACTTAGAAGCCTTTCCTTTTTGTATTTTACTCCATTTAATCCAGCCATCAACATTAAGTACCGCATAAAGTACATACATTATAACCATAAACACATTAAACGTCCCAAACACATTAACTAAAATCCACAATATATTACCAATAATCCAAACCAAAAATCCAATTTTTCTTCTATAATTAATTAATACATTCCCACTTATAGTAGAAACTAATCCAAAAATTGATAATATTGTGACAATATCCACAGTGCCTCCCTACTCGTCGTCTCTTTTCTCCGAGTCAAAATCATCAAATAGCCACATAAACAAAATAAAAAGAAAAATAAATTCCATTTTATTCACCAAACCCTTCTATAAAGAAGTCATAAGCAATTATCTTAACTGCTTCTCCTTCAAATGCGCCACCTAGCGCGGATACATCACCATTTATTTTCTTACTTAATTTCTTTTGCTCTGCTTGGAATTCTAATAATTCTCCCTTACTTCCAAACTTACATTGCCCCTTCCATGAGTTCTCATCTTTCTTTACATCACCCAAACAACACTTAAGTGTACTTCCATTAGCCATAACCACATCAAAACATCTTCCAATATCTTCAGGGCTACCGCCGCACCAATACGTATTCAGCGCGACACAGTATCTTTTTTCACCACTGGGATCTATACAATATCTCAACCCATTAGAATCCGTCTTTGCTTTCTTCTGTAGCTTATACTGTGGTGAAGATTTAAGTGTAATTTTTGTATGGCGCGCCCATGGTTTCCAATCATGACCACCGCGCGGCACCGTCTTTTCACATGGATATACGGATTGTGTAGGTTTTGGTGTAGGGCGCGGAGTCGGTTTAGAAGTAGGTGTTTTAGTAGGTTTAGGAGTTTTCGTAGGCTTAGGAGTAGGTGTGTCTATTACAACAAAAGTCGGAGTCGGCGTTGCCGTCGGCTCCGGCGTAATTGTAAAAGTTGGAGTAGGAGAAATCCAATCCGTAGGCTTCGCGCGCGATATTGAAATCCCCATTCCTTCTGTGGGAGAAGGTTCTACTGTGGGTGTTTCATCTACTCCCCAATCTACTTTCCAAGTTTCTATTTCTCGGTTATTATTACTAAGATCATATAATACATATATAATCCCAATAATAATTAAAAGAAGTAAAAACTTTATAAACCTTAAATCCTTACTGTCCATTTGTGTCCTCTACTTTTTCAAAAACTTTATTATATATATCTTGTCTTTCTGCATATCGATAGCTTGGGCCATTGTAAAACAATTTTTCAAGACTATCAATTCTTTCATAAAGGCAAAGATAATATTTGTCCTCGCTAAGGTCTTTTGCGCCAAAATTCTCGTGATAGTGACCCCAGGCCCATAGTTTAAATTCACACATCTTATAAATATTATCAAAAAGTTCTTCCATAGTAGTATCTACTACACAACCATTAATAATATCTCTTCCATATTTAAAACTAGAATGAGGAATCTTAGAAAAAGGAGCGGTATGGCTAAGAATCATATCAAACTTAAAATCATTAAGTCTACACAAAGTCATAGCATACTCGCGTTCTGCAGAAGTCATCTGCTCATCAGGGAACCAAATAGGAATTTTATATCTTCTCTCATAATTAATGCGCCAACCCTTATCTACACTATATGCGCCAGGAAGGACCAAGGTCTTCTTACCTTCGATATTATAAACCCAAGGATAATCCATTGCATAATGGATATGTGGGAATCTATTTTCTACATAAGTAGGACCATCGAACATTTGCTCGAAATGCCAAGTATCACCATTAAATAAGTTAGAAGGGCGCTGGTCATGATTGCCACGAATTACAAAATATGTAATTCCAAACTCTTCTAGCATTTCTTTAAATTCGATATCTTCTACTGACTGTCCTCCTCCGAAGTTCCCTCCAAAATCTCCCAAAATAACCAAAACAGTATCATCAGAAGCAATAAATCCATCTGCTTTTTCCCTTTCATTATTCAGCATATAATTAATACGCTGATATGTATCTATAGTTTCGCCATGTGTATCACCGGTTAAAAATACAGTCATTTCTTTAAACTCTCTTTCTCTTTTTCTTTTATTATATTATAATTTTAAAAAATTTACAAATTTCTTAAAACAGATAATTTCATAAGCAAACTATCCATCATCCTTTGATTAAAATCAATATGTAAGGTACTATCATTTATAACTTTATTTCTCAACATAACCCAACGTTTTTCCAATGCTTTTTGTTGATCTTCATAGCTACCATAATGCTTATTACTAGTTTTTTCTCGCCCTTTTGAATCTATATATGTATAAGATTCTCCTTTTGTAATTGCTGGTACAGGGAACTTTTCTTTTAAACTTAAATAATATTCTCTATTTACATCTTTTGTCATTGATAAATGTACTTTAATAATACCACCCATACTCGTGCCTTTTATTTCTTTTGAAGCCTCTTTAATAATTTGAGAGCCACTAAACAAAGCACCACCAGATTGAAATAAATATAAAGTATTTGAATTGGATGAATTATCTCCTAAATTAACTAAATCTGTCATATTGGCATCCCACATCCAAATCCAACACATAGAAGCAATACAATCTTCTATTGAAGATAAAATATCACTAGACATACCAATAGGAATTGCGCTATCTAACAAAAAAATAAGATTATCTATGCTTTTTGCCTTCCCTATAAAATTACTTGCTGAAGAGCCAGTTATCTTATCTACGTTACCTTGAACACTCTTCAAACTCTGTGAAAGATTTATTAAATTGGTTTCAGCCGCTTTTAATTTTGTACCTTTATTTAAAATAGCTAAATCAAGATTAGAAGTATAACCTTTAGTATTTATTCTTATAGTAAAAAAATCTTCTAAGGCGCGTCCTTCCTCTACCCATTTTTGGGCGGTTTCTTGAATTAATTTTTCCATTTGCTCAGTAGACATTGTAGCCCAATCATAAGTATTATAAAAATAATCTCTTACTTTTTCAACAACTTTATCATAATCAGTAGTAATATCAAAAGCAACAACGTCTTCTCTTCTTTGTACTGTAAAAGATTCACCTAACCAGTTAGTTCTTTTTCCTCTTTGAGAACCAGTTAGCGCTACTCCAATGACTCCCATATCTTTTTGTAATTTTAAAGAACCAAATAACTCAGTAGGGTCGCCAGAATTTATAACATCCAAAATTTCTTTCAAAAGAGTTGACTGTTTTTTATTTCTTTTCTTCATGTCCGTATTCTGCAAAACTGCCTTTTTTAGAATAGCATTTATTTTTGAATCTCTAAGTTTATCAGCGTTACTTTCTTTATGATTTATATCTTTCAATAATTCTCTTTCTGAATTTGTCATTCTTATAAGTCCAGCTTGAGCAAATATGTCTTTAATTTGGTCTGTTATTCCTCCTTTTCTTTTAAAGACAGGATCTAAATTTGCATAATTTCCTCTTCGAAATTGCTCATTTCGGATTGCTTCTTCCATTTTTTCTGCTATACCAATATAATATTCATTAGTAAATTTTGGACTCAGTTTAGGATCATTAATATCAAAACTTTGTTCAAAACTATTTTCAAGTTCTTCAAAAAGTTTATCATCATTCATTAATTTTACAAGGTCTACATTTTCGCGCCATTCGGTTGTTTTTTGTATGCCTTGAAGATTTTTTGCATTTTTTTTAAAAGTTCTTATAGATGCATTTCGTTGATTCATTAAAGTTTGAAGAGATTGTCTGGCATTAAACAAAAGAGTAAAAGCATCAGAATAATTACCCTTTTTTTGAGCATCTTTTATTGCTCTTAACATTCCCACGCCATTTGTTTCTCCCTCAATTTCTCCTTTAAAATAAGGGTCTTTTTCAAACTGAGCTATCTTCTTTTGAATATATCTATCTTCATCATTTTCTAGCCTAGCAGCCAATTGATCAAGATAATCGGCCAAATGTTCAATAGAAACACGAGATTCTGTTATAGTATCCTTAGCATTTCTTATTGCAGCCATACCATAAGGATTGGGTTTATTAAATGGGTCATTTAAATTAATTACGCTATAATATCTATCCCTCATGCCGGCGGCACCACCTGGATTATAATAGGTATATCCTCTCATACCTCTTCCTCCTCAACTTAATCAAGCAAATCAGCCATAGTCCTGACTTCATTTTTATCTTTTAAATAGTCTCGATGCCTGATTATTGTTTTTTCTATAGAATTAAATCCACAGCCCGTTATTTTTCGAATTTCTGAAATAGTTTTTCCTTCTTTATACAAATTTAAAATAACAGACCAATGAACCTTTAAAAGTGAATCATAATATCTATTATGTCGTTGATTAGAGTCAATACCAATTTTTTCTAATCTTCGCATAATAGTTTTTTGTTCAACATTAAAAATTTCGGCAATTTGGGTTAGAGTTAGCTCTTCATCCCATAACTCTTTTAAATAATCTTTATCTATATCTTTCTCTATATTCTTCCCTCTTCTTTTATAAAGCTCTTCTTTTGTTATGCCATAAGAATAAAGAGTCTTTCTTATTACTTTCTTATCACAACCAATAATTTCTCTAATTTCTTTATTAGACAGCCCATCGTCCCATAATTTTTTGATATATTCTCTATCATATAATGGATTTCCATCCCCACCCAAAGTAGCATTATATCCATTATTATAAGAATCATAGTATTTTATCCAATACTTTTCCTTATTTGAACTATCAAAATCCTCGCACCTATCAATTAATTCTATTAAAAAATTTTCTTTTCCATATTTTCTAATAGCACAATGAAGAGGACAATTACCATCTTTATCTTTTGATATCGCAGAGTAAATATGTTCTTTCCAACGGTCATTAATATTGTTAATTGTTTTTCCAATATAAATATTACCATTAACAATATTTGTTATCTTATAAATATTTGTCATTTTTAATACCTTAATCAAGTAGATCGCTAAGTGCGGCTATTGGTGAACGTTCTGACTTAACTAAATTTACATAGCCAAATAAAGGATTCCCCGCCAGTCTTTCAATCATAATTTCAAGTCCTTGAGACTTTTCAAATATAGCCTTATCTCTTTGCTTAATATCTCCATCCATCCATAACTGAGAACCCTTATCTACTCTTCCTAAAATTAATTGAATATGTTCTTTAGTTAAATTTTCTGATTCCATTGAATAAAGAATAGCATTTCTAATACTACGACCTCTTAAAAAAGCAAGAGGAATTACTTCAAGTTTTTCTTCTTCTATTAATCTTTGAATACCTTCTATACCACCGCAATGGTCTGCAAAAGGCATTAAATACGGAAGAAGTTTATCATGTTCGTCTCCTGGAAGTGCGCCAATGGGATCTGTCCCAGCCACTTGTACATTATTTCTAATAAATATAATCTTCTCAAACTCACCCTTTTGAACCGCTTCCAGCGCGGCAACAATATTTGCCATTGTATTATGAGTTACAATATAATCATTAGTCAAATATAAATGCTCTGGATTATCAACCAAAATACATACCATTTCTGCTTCACCAACAGTATATATATCGGTGATTTCTAGTGCAGGTTTCTCCTCGGGATCGATTTGTCTCTCTAATTCAAACATATAAAGATAAGGAGAAATTTCACTTATTTGCTTTTCGTTTAAACATAAATGAATTTCCGCAGTTAAGTTATCTTCAATTACAGTATCATCATTATATGCGTAAATTCCTAATCCCATTAAGAAAGAATACATATCCCTAATAAGATTAAAGTCCTTAAGTCTTAAATATAAGCGGCGTGCCTTGATAAGTCCTTTAGAATCAATAATTCCAGCTAAAAGACGCATTCTTTGATCAATCGGCGCGGTCATAAATTCTTTAGGAATTTCACAAGAGATGTAATGTCCTTCCTTATAAAAATCCCTTTCGTCTATAACTGCTTCATATTTAACTGCTTCGTTCCAAGGGATTCTATAATATTCTCCCTCATATAACATATAAGAACTTATAATTTCTTTAATTGTAGTATCAAAAAAATTTCCATCTTTATCCACGCAAGTCCAAATATGTTCATCATTACAAAATACAACGCGCCCGTCGCTAAGTTCTACTCTATAATTAGTAAGAACTCCTTGAGGAAATATACCTAAAACTTTCGTTTTACGTCCATCACGCGCGAACACATAATCTCCAACTTTTATATCCCCAAGTCTCTTCATACCCATTGGGGTAGGGATTACTGTATCTATTGGTTGCGCCTTACCGGTACCAAACTTACCAGTTATAAGTTTCACCGGAACGTCCTTATCTCTTAACATATGAAAGGCGCAAACTTGTTGGTCGTTTAATGGTTTAATTTTACCTGTAAAATCATTCCCTAATTCAGTATATAAAATTCTTTCTACTTTACTATTCTTAAACTGAAAATATTCAACTCTCCCAAACCGGTCTTTAGCAATAATATATTGGTTCTCTTTTAACTCTCCCAAAGACTCAGGTGTGCTTCCTCCTTGTAGTGTTGCAAAGTCCTCATCATTAAGTTCCACTTCAAGATAGCCGAAATAATTTATCATTTAATTCTCCTTTAAAAGAAAATTGATATATCGTCTGTAACTTCATCAACGATTCCACACTTTATAGCTTCATCGATTCTAATATACCAATCTCCTTCATTTAATTTTTCATCAATATACTCTGGATCAAATGAAGTATATTCTTTATAAAATTCAGAAAGTTCTTCTATTTCCTTTTCATAATTCATCATGAAAGCGCGTAATTCAGCAAAAGTACCACTCAAATTTTCACAACTTCCATTATGAAATACGAAATAAGTATTCTTTGTAGCAATACGCTTATGCCCTGCCAAGAAGATCATTGATGCCGCGCTCGCTACTTGTCCAATACCAATTGTAATAATTGGAGTTTGAGAAATCGCCATAATAGAAACAAGTGAGCGCGCATTATCAACAAGTCCTCCAGGTGATGCGATTATAAGTTTAATAGGCTGACGATCATAAGGATCATCCAATCCCGCCTCTGCATCTTCTCTATTAAATCGAATAATTTTTTCAATCACTGAATAAAGTGAGTCATCTATCTCATCTACAATCCACATTGTACGATTCGTAAGTTGCTCATAGTATTGCACGCGATCAGGATCTGGAAGGGACATACCCTCATACTTTTCATATTTTGCCATTTATATATTTATTCCTCCAAAAAAATCGGAACTCCCTTAAATAAAAGTGGGAGTTCCGTTTTAAAATTCTATCTTTTACTAAGGAAGAAGTCCTTTAATATGCTGATTATAATATTTTCCGATTGACGGAGCGTTTATAAACTGCTTAAAGGTTGCTTCTGAAACACCCTCATATTCATATTCTCTACCGTGGTGGAAAATTACAGCTAATTTATTAGTTTCTTTATCAAATCCTATTTTTGAAATTGCGCTTGATTTTACATTTTGAAATTTATACATTTTCTTCTCTTTCTACACTTATCGCTGTATCAATTTCCGCTTGCATTTCGTCGTCTATAATTACTGATTTCTCAAATTTGTGTAGACGATTTTCTTTACACCATTCACAACTACCATTATTGCGGCAACTTTTACAGACAGCTTTTGAACCGTAATAAGGTTTACGTTTTTCTTTCTTGTGTTTAATTGCTTTGTCGAGACTCATATGGGGTTCCTCCCACAAAGATATATTTAGTCAGAAATCTGACTATTATAAAACTCATCTAAGGCATCATCATTAATATACTTATTAATAGTATCGGGATAAAAGCCTGCTGCAAAAAGAAACTTCTTAAATGCATCTACATAATCACCAATAGAAGCATCTTCACTCAGATTAGTCGTAAAATCAATATCGTGATAAAAATCCGGCGCATTAACAAATTTTTCTGAGAAAGTAAGTTTAAGCATTTTTATTCCTTTCTAATAGTTCAATAGTTGTATTTTCCATCATATCTTTAAGAACTTCTATGATTTTATTTAAAGTATCTACGCTATAAATAGTAGGAAGACCACCCATTTGCAAAAAGGTTGTAAAACCATCAGCTTCCATACAATTCCTTTGCATACGTATATACTCTAACATTCCTATCACTCGATAAATAGCCTTTTTATCTTCGGTATCGAAAACACATTTAGTGGCTTTGTGATCTTTCCACTCCATTTTAGTTTCCTTTCTTTTTCAAATTTCTAATTTCGCGCGCGAGGCGACGAAGAACTCCCGGACACTTAATATTCTTTTCTTTTTCTTTAAGAGTAATATAACGATTTTCCATTAGTGCCAGCTTTTCTGAGTTAGTCATTTTTTTATTTCTCCTTTTAATAATCTTAAGCAAGGGTAGTGGGGATCGAACCCGCATCCCCAGGGTCAAAGCCTGGTGCACTAACCATTGTGCTATACCCCTGATATTAGAGTTCCTACTTTCCGCGCCGCCGGCCCCAGTATAACCGGTTTCTACATTTATGGTGTTGAGGACTTTATACCGCTTTCCTCCCCAAGCGCTAGGCTTTCACTCGGAACTCTTTATAAACTTATTATAATTTAAATTTTAGAAAATTTCAAAATTTTCCCATCACCACTGGCTTCCACAAACCAAATATCTCTCTCATTAGATAATCAAATATTACCTTATCATATCCAACAATAGAAGAACAATATTCTTTAAAGGCATTTATATCACGCTCTTTAATATAGGTGCCATCTTTATTGCGTTCTACATAAAAGAACTTTCCAAACATATCAATTAAATCGTCTCGCGCCCTATCAAAATTTTCTTTTGAAACTTCTTTGTTAAAGATAAAATACTTATCTTTTTCATTTTTAATAAAGGCACAGAATAAACCATTTTCAAAATCGTCACAGCCAAGACAAAAAACACTATTTGAAATATTATTTCCTAATTTAATGTACTGACAATCAGTTACCCCTGAAGAAGTTGAGATATAAGCCGAATGGTCCACATTACTTGAGTCAAAAATATGAGTAGAATAAGTTATCTTTTTACTTGAAGAAATATATGAACTATTACTTACATATTTCGACGCGCCGACATCATAACTATCTCTTACATAAGAACTATTATGTACTAGTTTTGAGGAAGTTATCTCTTCACTATGACTAACTTCTTCACAATTTCCAGTTACTCCAAAAGAATTATACGCTTTATCTGTATCAAATAACACTCGATCAATTTCAAGTGTAGAAACAATTTTTGAAATTTCTTTTTTATCTAAGACGTAATATCTCAAAATATACCAAAGAATCTGATAAGGAACTATACCCTCTTGAACTTTTCCACAAATTTCTTCAAGAGTATAAAAATCTCCGTGGCTCCTTTTTTCTTTTTCTCTCCATTCAAATTCTTCTTCTGAGACAATTTGTAAATCTTTTTCCAAACAAGCTTTTAAATCATCAATATTTATATTCATTTCTTCTCCAAATATTCCTGATGCTTTTCCCAATCGGGATGATCCTTTTCCCACTTAATCAAATTCATCTGCGCATTCAGCATATCCAAAATCTGAATTGCTTCGCTTGTCTTTTTAAAGACGGGATATACATAAGACGTGTTCTTACCAATCAATTCCGCGCCACCAACGTCTCGACAAAACCGAAGAAAGGTTGGATAATCCATATTTAAAACTCGCGCGAATAGTACGTTGAAACTTCCTTCTGTAGATTTAATATAAAACTCTTCTGCAAGATCATAATCTATTGCAAGAGTATATCTATTAGGTTCGCCTTCGCGTTCCCTAAAATAGAAAATCTTTTTTTTCTCAATCATCTTAAATCTCCATTTCTCCGTGAAGTATCTCTATTTCTTCTCGTTCATCTTCCGTAAGAATGCACAAATCGCCAAAATTCTCAACTTCCATAAACCTCTGAGTGGAGAATTCCCTGGGCATATCCTTTTCCGGATCGAACCGGATTATCAAACTTTCATCAACGGGCGCGTAGTTGGGATCAACATACTTTTTAACAGTTGCCGCGCCGATGCCTAACTCTCTACCAACCTTTGCATAGTTATGATATTCATAATAAAGCTGATTAATTTGCTTAATCTTCTCTTTTGTAACTGCATTAGCCATTTAAACTTTTTCTCCTTTTACTCTTTCTACATAAATTATACCTAAATTTTATAAAATTTTCAAATTTTAAAGGCTAGTCCTTAGACTAGCCTTCAAACTTATCCAACATTAACATTCTTACTCATTCCAACTAAATCATCAATCAACTTAGAAAGTTCATCTTCACTAAGTTTATATCCAATTTCATCAGCAGTAGTAAGAATCATTGTAGAAACCCATTCTTTACGACTCGCGCCATTATCAAAAAGTTTTTCTGCTTCTTGAATGTAAACTAATGCAAGTCCTACAAGACGTTTCCAACCGTCTTTTTCCTTTGCGGCAGTCTTTACATATTTAATTAGTTGGATAATAAGAGGAATTTGCGCCGCAAGGAAACAAACCAATTTAAGAATTACAATTACATAGTCCATAAATTTTCCTCCTTAGAAATATAGATAATTATATAAGATGGTAGCATTAGATACATTACTTAAAGTAAAACGATAATCATCTTCAATTGTACAAAGTCCGATTTTAAATAATGCCGTACCACCGGTTATATAATTATTTGCTACGGAAATAGGATTATAACTTGAATCGCAGTTATATATAAGTCCCTGCTTACTGTCCAAAAGAAAGTATGCTCCCGCAGAAGGGGAATTTAAGGTGAGAACATATTCAGGGAGTTGTCCTGTTTTTCCAAGGCTAATCGAAGTTTCTCCAGCCGCGGTTGTTTGAAATTTTAAAACAAACGGAGTAGGCAAATCGCCAGGATTATATACTCTTATCTGATTAGTAAGATGAGAAAATGAATCATAAGTAACCCCATCTACTGTTTGATGAGGGAGTAATCCCGCGCTTTCTGCCCAGTCACTTATATTAGTACAAGAACTATAAGCCGCGCCATCAAGATATTTGCCATTCTCAGGCGTGTGTGCATATGGGGTGAAAGCAGAGAGAGTTATTGTACCCTCTCCTTTATATATACGTACCGGATTTTCTGCATAGACCATTTCTGTGCGCACTCCATCATCCCCTGGAATTGCACTACGAATTGGATCATTTGCAGGTAAGATATAAGTATTACTACCAGAAACAAGTCTTTCTCTAAAAGGGATAACTTTAATTTCTGGTGTGCCAGTTACTTTTGCATTATATATCTTATATGGACGTTCGTAAAAAATTAAATCTGCCGGTTGGCGCCCACAGAAAATTTTACGTATTTCCCTAAGTTGTGTTTCTGTAACTGCATCAAAAGCAATATTTAATGTAATTTGTTTAGTTTTATAAAATGTATTAAAAAATAAAACTCCATCTACTCCCTCGGGATCAACTGTTGTGTCCTTTAATTGAGGAAGTAGCTGTTCTGTATATCGTGAGCCGTCACTGACACGTGAGATATTTAGTTGTCTATTGGTTCTCCCATTGAAAGAGAAATCTACAAAATCTACTCCCATACAAAAACTCCTTTTCTCCAAAATGACTTCCTTATTAAAATAACGCGCGCATGACGCGCGGGTGCGCACGCGAATAACACAATTTAAAAATTTTTTCAAATTTTCTTTCTCTTAAAATAAGTAAAAAAATTGAAATCAAAATCAGTAAATTTGCTTTTTCTGAAAAAGTATGGTATAATAAAAGAAAAATGGGAAGGAGTTTGTTCAAATGAGTGAAAAAGATTATGATGGAATTTTATCATCTATTGCAACCTTAATCAATATGTATTCTATTGATAAGAAAGAGATTTGTCTAGACTTTAGTAGTTTTGATAATCGCTTCGGGGATAGAGAAGAGGTCTATTTAGCAATGGGCGCGATGGTTGCGAACTTAGTTAGAAAAGAACTTAAAGCCAATTTAGGTTTCTTCTTAAGAAGAAAACTTGGAAAAAAGTATGGTTGTAAAATTAAAAAGTTAAAAGAAAAAGGTGTTGATGTAGTTAAACTTCAAAAAATAATCAAGAAGTCCTACGAAGGAGTACTTGATTTAGAGTATTATAAAGCAAAGGATCTTATTGATTACTATCTTAAAACGAAAGGAAAAATAAAATGATTCAAGTCTATACTGATGGTAGTACGCGCGGTAATGGTACCGAAGAATCTATAGGTGGATACGGTATTATGCTTCAGATAGGACAAGATAAATTCTACTTCTCAGGCGGCCCTTTTGAAAAAACCACAAATAACCGAATGGAACTTATGGGTGCGCTTGAAGGGTGCAAGTTAGCTAAACGTTATGCCGATATGGGAGAAGTAATTGGTATTTATAGTGACTCTGCCTACTTTATTAATGCTTATAAGCAAAAGTGGTATATAAAGTGGAAAGAAAATGGGTGGATTACCTCGAAGAACACGGTAGTTAAAAACCGCGATCTGTGGGAAGAGTTAATTCCTTTCTTTGAGAATCCACAATATGAATTTTTTAAAGTAAAAGGACACGCGGGTATTAAAGGCAATGAAATGGTTGACTGTCTTGCTAAGGGCGCCGCGGTCAAGGAGAAGTAAATGTTAGCAGTTATAATTCCAGCTTATAACCGACCAGATCAGTTAAGAGAGGCTCTTGACTCTTTGGTTAATCAAACAAACAAACGTTTTTTCACAATTGTAATTGATGATTGTAGTGATATTGATTTATGTGAAATATGTGATGAATACGTAGATAAATTACATATTAAATGCTTTAGAATGGAAAAGAATAGCGGTCCAGGCATGGCGCGCCAATATGGGTTAGATATATGTTATAGATCTAATATAGATTATGTAACTTTTCTTGATTCAGATGATATGCTGATGCCTAATACAATAAAAAAATTAAGTTATGAAATTACTCGTGACTTAAATACTGACATAGTAATGTCTACAATTGCTGTAGAATCAAAGAAAAGCGCAGATCAACTTATTCATCCTAAAACTAGTGCCAGGATTTGGCTTCATGGAAAAATTTTTAAAACTTCTTTTCTTAGAAATAATGATATAAGATTTGAAGAAGGGCTTAGAGGTAATGAAGATATTTGTTTCTTAATCAAGTGTATGGGACTTACTTCTAATGTAAAATATTTAGAGGATCCATTATATCTTTGGAGAGATGAAAATAATTCTTTAACTAGAGCAACAGGCACTGCACGTAATGGTATTTTAGGACTAGATTATATTACTGCTGTATGCAAAGCAGTTATTTTTCTTAACGAAAAGGGAATAAATGTATATAAACTGGCAGGATATGGTTTTCATTCATACGGATATTTCCAAACAGCATTAGCACGCGGATTCGAAATTCCTGAAGAAATAATCCGTCTTTTAAAAGATTTTTTTTCGATTCCAGCAATAAAAAAAGCAATAAATAGTCCTAAATTTTGGGAAGAACTTTCTGATAAAATACACCAATTTAAATCAATAGATAAGAAAATTTATGTATTTCCACAAACTTTTTTAGAGTGGCTTAATGAACTAGGAGTAGAATATGATAAAAGTAATTTTGGTTAATGGCTGTGCAACCGCTGGTAAAGACACATTTATTAATTATTGTAAAGATATCTTGGGTGTTCGCGCACATAGCATTTCATCAATTGATTTTGTAAAGAAAATTGCATTTTATTGTGGTTGGAATGGAGAGAAAACTCCAAAGGACAGAAAGTTTCTTTCTGACATGAAAGATTTACTTACCGAGTGGAGAGACGTTCCTCTTAAAGAGTTGGAATATGAAAAAGGACTTTGGGAAGACGTACTTGCATCTGAAGGAGTTATAGATGATTGCGCATTATTTATTTGTGTAAGAGAACCAAAGGAACTTGAGAAACTTAAAGACGTATTCAGCGCGACAACTATATTTGTATCCAGAAAAGAAGCAGAAGAAAAAGAAACTTCCAATCATGCAGATGAAGAAGTCTTTGATTATACTTATGATTATTGGATTTTAAATGACGGAACGATTGATGAGTTAAAGGAAACCGCAGAGTTCTTCCTTGAGACTTTAAATTTGAAAGAAAAAGAAAATTAAGTTATAATTATTTTATAAATGGCATCTTAAAAGTAGATTTCCTTGGACAAATCTTTACTTTATTTTAGAAAACAGGAGGAATTTTCTTATGGGAACTATTTATAAAATTATAAATGATCTTAATTCAAAAATTTATATTGGGAAAACTGTTGAAACTTTAGCTTCGCGTTGGAGTAAACATATTTATGCTTCAAAGAAGAGCGATACTCATTTATATCGAGCGATGAATAAATATGGTTTAGAACATTTTTCTATAATTCCTTTAGAAGAGAATGTTTCTGATGAAATTCTTAATGAAAGAGAAATCTATTGGATTAAAGAATTAGACACAATTAAAAATGGATACAATACCACCATTGGAGGAGATGGCCGAAAATGGATACAAAGAGAAGAAGTTGCTACTAAATATCTAGAAGGACAATCAGTCCGTCAAATATCAGAAGAACTTGGGGTGTGGTATTCATCTGTTGTAGATGTGTTGAAAGAATTAGGACTTTATGATAAAGAAGAAATTATTGATAGAGGATTTTTACACAGCGGGATAAAGCAAAGTGAATCAAGAGTATTACAATATACAGAAGAATTAGAATTAGTAAACTCTTATTCTTCTTTAAAGGAAGCAAGTTATATTACTGGTTTTAATAAGGATAGTATAAAAACTGCTTGTAATACTAAAAATGGATATAAAGGTTTCTTTTGGATAAGAGAAGGAGATGAACTTCCTCAAAAAAGAAAATTAAAACAATGTCCATTAAGAAAAGTAGGACAATACAAAAATGGAAAACTGATAAAAGAATATAACACAATAAAACAAGCCGGTGAAGAAACTAAAACAGATCCTAGCAGTATTTCAAAAGTGTGTAAAGGTAAAAGAAAAACTTGTAATGGATACGAATGGAGATATATTGAATGAAAGGTTATATTAATAAAATTGATTGGCTTAATATTTCTCCAATGAAATATTGGAGTTTTCCCGCTTCTACTTCTGAAAATATTAGAAAAGAAACTGTAAAAAATGCTATTTTTTCAGGAGAATATAGTGGGAGTTTAAAAGTAGATGGATTTTATCAACGCATCCTTAAGGATGAAGATGGCAATTGTTTTATGATCGCGCGCTCACGAAATGTAAACGGGGAAGTTGTGGATAAAATTGATTGGGTGCCGCAGCTTAAAGAATGGATGGGTATTCTCCCAAATGGAACTTGTGTTCTTGCAGAAGTTTATATTCCAGATGCAGAGGGTAGTAAAAATGTTACTAGTATTCTTGGTTGCCTTAAAGAAAAAGCAATAGAACGTCAAAAGAAAACCCCACTTCATTTTCATATCTTTGATTGTATGGCTTTTGAAGGGAAAAATCTAAATAAAACTCCATACAAAGAACGTCAAAATTATATTAACCAAATGAAGAAATATTCTAGTGAATATATTCACTATGCAGAATTTTATGAGGGTGAAGAATTATGGGACAAACTTCAAGAATATCTTGCTAGTGGGCGCGAAGGAATGGTTATTATGCGCAATGACGCTATCGTATATGATAAGCGTACTCCCGCGCGAGTAAGTATTAAGGTAAAGCAAGAACTTAAACAAACTATTGATTGCTTTATCATGGGGTATAATCCTGCTTCTAAACTTTATCAAGGAAAATCTATTGAGTTGTGGACTTATTGGTATGATAATATTAAAGAAGAGAATCTACCTGAGGGTGTTTACTACCAAGATTATATGCGTGGTGAACCGATTGTGCCAGTTACAAAGAACTTTTATAATGGTTGGGCGGGATCGCTTAAACTTGGACTGGTAAAGGATGGACAGCCAGTTTATTTTGGTGATTTGAGCGGACTTACTGAAGAAGTTTTAGCTAACCCTGAAGCGTATAAAGGTAAGGTTGTAGAAGTTGGTGGTATGCAGATTGATAAGGTATCTCATCATATTCGCCACCCCCGCCTTATTAGGTTCCGTGATGATAAGACGCCTAGAGAATGTGATTGGGCGCAGGTATTAGAGTAAATAAAAGAGGAGTCATAATTGACTCCTCTCTTTTTTATTCAAGATATTTTTTATAAACCCATTGATTCTTACCGACGCGTGCCCAATCGCCTTTTGTTTCATATACAGTAAATTTGGTTCCTTTATGAACCATATCCACTACTGAATAATACATTGCAGGCCCATATCTCACATTCAAATTCTGTACCCATACGGTTTTTACAGGATATTTCTGTGTAGTCGTTGCTACATAAGGCTTAAGGTACTTAGTCGCAACCCAAGAATTAAGTTCTTTTAAAAGTGCCTCTTCTTCATTATTATGAGTTTCAATTTTGGTTACGGTATAAGGCTTACCAATACATCCACTTGGAACCTTTACTCCATAAGATGATCCTCCATACACCGCGCCCTCAACAATCTCTACAGTCATCCCAACAGTAATTTTAACTACTGTAAGGTACATAGTAGGAACCCAAGAATTAAGTTCTTTAATTAAAGCCTCTTTCTCATTATTATGAGTTTCTACTTTTGTTACGGTATAAGGCTTTCCAATATAGGCAGAAGGTACTTTTGTCCCATATGCAGATCCACCATAAATTGCGCCTTCTTTAATTGTAACTATATCTCCCGCTTTAATAGGATCTATCACAGGTGCAGGTGTAGGTTGTGGCTGTGGTTTCGCTTCATAAATAATATAAGGACTATATCCAGCACCAGTCCACTGTTGATAGTTAATTGAACTTACTTTAGTTCCATCAAGGCTAGGAGAACTCTCAATTACTTTAATATCACTTCCATTAACCTTAAATACAGTACCAACGTGTCCCTTCATATGAAGGATCATTCCCGGCTTAAGCTTATCTCTATTTTTCCCCTTAGAAATATCTATTTTATTATAGCACATATCATAAAATTCTGCATCAGTAGAATCTTCTACTCCATTAGAGCCAAATTTACCTTCTGTGCCATCACCACGATATCCCCAAAGTACACCTTTTAAAAGACATACGCAGTCAGTGCAATACCATCCCTGATCTGCAAATTGAGAAAGATATTCCCAGTTAGTCTTTGAAGGGTCTTGCTTTGATTTATCCTTAAACCATTTCTTATTTTCTTTTCCTGCGAGAAAAGCGCTTGTAAGTGGTTGACCATATCCACCACTTACATATTTTGAAACTCCTACAAATGAATAGCATCCCGCAAGAAAATCTTCTACATACATAAATGCAGTTGCCATTTAAATTCCTCCTTTAGTCGTTAGTTACAAAATAAATTACATTATCTGTATATTTATTATCTACAAGAGCATATTCTGTCGCGCTCACACGTTTTGAAAATAAACGGTTTTTCCACATATTACTTGAACTATCATAGTAAAGTATGTCTTGATTTTTCTTTTGAGAAATATCTGTATCGCTTAAAGACTCAAGAGAATCAACGCCAGTGCCACCATTTATTAGGTCAGAATATAAAACCCATTGGTATGTGCCCTCTACTATGAGACAAATATATGGAATTGTATTATCACCTTGCGAAAGAATCGCTGTAGTCATGAAATAATCAGCAGAAGCCGTAGGTAGAGACGTACAAAGAAATGGAAGTCTTTGATTTAATCTGCGCCCATCATCTTCTACTTCAACATAATGTGATTGAAGAACGGGGAAATCACTTTTTGGGTGAAGTCCCGTTATTAAATCGGTTGAGAAATAACTCATTATACTTCACCTCTTAGTTTAATTTTTATTTGTCCGAGACTTGGATAATCTGAACGGTAAATGTAATAGCTTTCAGTATAGCCATAGGAGTTAGTATAGCTTATTGTATCTTGATAAGCAAAACCGCCTTCTATATTATTAAAAAGGAAATGTTTTGCGCCGTAACGTAATGGATAACAAATATAGGAATATTTATTAGTTGCGGCATTTATAGTAACTGATGTATCTGTTCCATCATAAAGTTGAGAGCTTAAGGAATTTAAGAACGTAGAATCGTATTCAGATGGGATCTCCGCGGCACCATAAACAATAATTGGTAGCGCCGTTAAATAAATTGTTTTAGAAATTGAGCGATTATCTGTATCTATACAAGTTAAAGTAAAACTTGTAGTTGAAGTAATTGATTGATCAGAGAATGTGTAAGTTCTATCGGCAATAGGAATAGAAGTTCCATTAATCGACTGAGATACTACATCTTCCCCATTTATATAATTCCAAGTTAATACTACAGACGTAACTATATTTCCTAATTGAAAAGATGATGGCGCGCACGAAAACGTAGAAATTTCTACTTTGGGATTTTCGAGAATTATAACGCGTGACTCTAAATCACTAATACGCGCTCCTACCGCCCAAGCGTCTGCGGCGTAGTCGTGGAGTGAGAGTGTTTTATCAGTGTATGGTTCTGCATATGGAAGATTATTCCACGGAGTCTGTCCATCACCGATTTTCATTAATCTGCGCCCATCAGTTGTTTCTTCTATTCCAATTTCTCCTTTTCGGAGAACGGGATTATATGTAACCCAACTATTGGTTGGATTTGAACGTTGTATAAAACGTGCTCTTTCTTCTATCATTTCCTTTTGCTCCTTTTGTGAAAAATTCCTTTTTCTCTATAATAAGTAGAGTTTTTTTATAAGAAATCTACTTTATTGTAGTGAGGTGGATAATTATGAGTAAAGGCGAAGAAAAAGTTGCAGATTTATTAAATAAAAAAGGAATTAAGTTTGAGCGCGAAAAGACGTTTGAGGATTTACGTGGAGGAAAGTATAGGTTTGATTTCTATATCCCAAGTAGAAATTCAATCCTCGAGTTCAACGGCGCCCAACATTACCAACAGATACCTATCTATTTCAAAAACCGGACCGAATTTCATAAGGCGCAAGAACGAGATAGGAGAAAAATTTCTTATTGTTTAGCGAATAAGATTTATATTTACTGTATTCCCTATTGGGAAATTGAAGATATAAATTGTGCGGAAGACTTATTTCAGAATAAGTTTTTGGCGCGAAGTAAATGGAAGAACGATGAAGATTGGAAAAGGCATCAGAAATAAATCTGATGCCTTTATTTTATATAATTTTCAAAATGTGTTGAAAATGAAATTTTCAGACGGTTTTTGTGCGCATCAAGAATTTCTGTTGCCCCACAGTATAACGCCGTCCTGTTCAAAGAAGCAATCTGAAAAATCAAACACAGCAGACAAATTTGTTCTGTCGATATTTCCGAAGCGTTGATTTGTCATTGCCGCATGTTGCGCAAAGTGTTCTGTTTTTGTAACAGTCGTGACGCCGTCTGTGATAGTAAACGTTTGAACATTGCTGATGCTTTCCAAGTCGATAGTATACCATGTGTCAGCTGTATAGTTTAATTCGTCGCCGCCCACCCTGATATAATTGATTGCATTGTTTATGTCTAACCATTCTACAACGGCCCTGTTTCCCGTTCCTGACTGTCTGAAGTAAATTATAAGCGGATCGCAAATCCTTTGTCCGCCGGAAAATGTGCCTGTAAACTTCACTTTCAAGCGCATGTGAAAATCTTTTGAAAAATCATACACAGGCGCAGAATTGCTGCTTGTTCGCGGATAGAAGGAATTATCATTTGCACCTGTCCCGAAGTTTCGAATATACTTCCCGTTTTGAATTTGAAGGCCGTTTGCATTTCCGAATGATCCTGTTATTTCGGGCGCAACAATTGTTGTTCCGCCACTGCCTGTTCCGCATCGAAAAAAAGCCATGTTGCCGTCCTCCTATGAAAAACAAACCTTTATGTTTAATGCTGTCTGACGTGCTGCAAAGGTCAGTGTGATGCTTCCATTTGTAACAACGGCGTCTGTTGGGTTTACTCCGTATTCGTCAGTATAAATGTCTACCATTGCAGAAGTTGTTATTCCGGCATCTGACAATGTGATTGATGTTGCGCCGGCTGCAAGTGTTCCTGATACGATCAGTCCGCCGCCGGATGGGATGCTGTAAATCGTCGAGCCGACCTGTAATTTGTTTAATGTGTCGGTTGCACTTCCACTTGGATTCGCTGTTACGCTCGTTCCCTGAGGAATTGAATATACTGTACTACCCACTTCAAGAGAAGTTAAGTCCGTACTTGCGGTTCCACTTGGATTAGCAACTACATTAACTCCTTGTGGTATATTATAAATTGTGCTTCCAATTTCAACTGAAGTTAAGTCTGTACTTCCCGTACCACTAGGGTTTGCCTCTACATAAGTACCCGTTCCACTTAAACTATAAATTATATTATCAATAGAAATCTTCGTAAGTGAATCAGTCGCGCTTCCACTAGGATTTGCAACTACCGAACTTCCACCTCCACCAGTCACCCATGATGATGCGCCCGATGCAACAGAAAGCGTATAAGTTCCATCTGCGCTTGGAACTGGAGGTAATGGAACAGTTGAGTTTAGATAGAAGTTTTTATTTGCGTCAATACGAAAAACTGAAGAACGACTAGAATCTTCTCCATCACCAATAGCAAAGAAATCATTATTAGTTAATGGATAATAACCAATACGAATTTTATCAGAAAAACTCGTTAATTCTATACCCTTACCAAAAATAAGGTTATTATTAGAACCATTTAAAAGATAAATATTTTTACCAATAGCATAATTATACATACTACCAGTAACTGTATTCTCTTGTCCTATTACATAACTATCGTTGGCGGCACTTAAAGAATTAGTATATCCAAATATATAGGCACCTTGATAACTACAACTATTAATTGTGTTATTATATCCAACAATATGTCCAAAATTAGAACCATTTATACGATTATAATAACCTAAAATATAAGAATAATATGATGAAGTTGCTTGATTTTGTACTCCAATAGCATATGTATAATAATTTCCGGCAAAAGTATAAGTATTTGCACCAAAAACACCACAACAAGTAGAACTAGCCATACTATTATAGTATCCAATAACCGCACTTTCATATGCGTTGGCACCGTTAAGAATTTGACCTATCAAGACCATTTCAGAACTATTACCAAAATTTATACTTCTACCAAGTGCTTTTATATAAGAGCCACTAACATTTATCTCATTACCTAAAACAGTATTATTTCCCCAATAAGAGGTCCCAAGCGAATTAGTATATTCTCCGCTTACAATAACGTTATATCCAATGGCAATACTTTTTGTACCTTTAACTGTATTAGAATTTCCAATTGCAGCAACATAATAACTATTTTCTGTGTCACTTTGTTCATATGCAGTATTATTAGAACCTAATAAAATATAAGGCACATCAACAGTACTCGTTTCAAGCGCGCCATCGCATTCTACGGTATTATTATATCCAATTAAAATTGGATTTGAATCACTATTAGGCGTAGTTGATGATGCATAGTGGTTGCTTTGCCCTAATATAATTGCATTTTTAAAATAATTATCACTATATATATAATTATATTTTCCAAGGATTATATTATTTGAAATTTTCTTACCAGTAATTAATCCTCCTTCTTGCGCGATAATATTACTATTACATTCGTTCTCACTATCTGCAATAAGAGTTAATTCACTTTCATTTAATAAAATAATATTCTCTGCTAAAGGAGTCGAGTTTGGATTGGTAAAAGTTGAATTATCAACTACAATTAAATTAGAAGTAGTCGTATCAATTTCTTCTCTATGGAAAAACTTCCCACTTTCTCCACCGCCGGCACTATAACAGATTCCATTATAGTAAATTTTCCCTTTACCGGAAGGGAGATTGCCACCAAGATCACCAAGATCTACCCATTGGAGAGCTTCTTCAGTACCAGCATAACAAAGAGTATATGTGGTAGGACCAGGTTCTACAAGCACGCCATTTACATCAAGAAGAGGACGACTTGAAACGAAGTTACCAATAACGGTAGAAGCCTCATCTGTAGTAAAACAGTCGTAATAAATTGTTGAAGAAGTATTATTACCAAAATATTGTTGATATTGATTTGTATTTGTAGGAGGACTAGAAACTGAACCTGGAGAAACTCTACCAAAAGCATAACTTGTATAAAGAACATTATTTATAGTTACATTTTCTGTTGAATCTCCATTATATAATCTATACGTTATAGCACTTGGTAAAACTATTAAAGTGTTTGTCGGACTATAATAATGCCTCCAATCAAAAGCATAATTTCCTCTAAAATTAGAACCACTATTAGATACTTTATCTGATTTTCTAATTTTATAATTATATATACTTCCATTTAAAGTTCTATAAACAAGAGGATATAAAAAATCACCTCTATTATATTCTCCTTCTTCATCTGCAATAGTACTACTGGGCGCCATAAATGTAATATTATTTCCAAAAATAAACCCCGCCCAAGCAATACCTTTTTGTTCTTTATCTTTTAACCAATTAATTATATCCGATTGATGGTTAACTAAATTTGTATAAGCCGCTACGTCTCCAATATATGTTCTATCTGTAGTAACCGGCGCATTCTCCCAACAATATGCATGTCCATTAGGAGTCTGGCCCGATGCTCCTTGATAACGTACTACCCATACGTCTCCTTGTACAGGATTAGCAGGCAAATTTACATAATAATTTACCGCACCTCTATATCTCATAAATCCTTTTCCTCCAATTAAACTTTCCCTATTCTCTTAAATTATACCATAAATCCCAATGAAAGTCAAATTGGGACTTCTTTCTCAAATAAAGTAAATTTTTTAAAGCCTTTATATATAAAAAAGAAGAGACTCTAAAACTTAGAGTCTCTCCCTTCAGTATGAGAATAAACTTATTCAAATCTCTGCGCCATACGCATTAATTCACTTTTTGTCTGCTCATCCGGCGCGCTATCAATTAATTTCTTTAATCCCTCTTTCATATCACTATAACTATAGCGTCCACGAGTAGACCAACCATTACCATAGGAATTCATAGAAGAATAATCATTCGCGCCAATTATCTTATCCAAATTCTTTATAGCGTGCGCGAGTGTATCAATTGTATTTAAACTTTGTAAATCTAAATTACTTCCTCTCTTTGCATATTCCTCTAATTCCTTACAAAGCGTTTCTTTTAATTCATAAAGCTTATGCATATACTACCTCCTTAGGCGGTAGCGGCCTGACTACGAAGATACTGCTCCAAAGTAACTGTCTGAAGTGCATTATCCGCAAGAATAGTCTGCGTCTGAGCATTCTGTGCAGCCGAAAGACTAGCCATAGTAAGTTGTCTCTGAAGATCAGCAATTTTCTCGTTCTTCGCATCAATTCTATCCTGGCACATCTGATCGAGGATTCTCTGAGTAGATGCAGTCTGCGCCACAATTACATCGCGCAATGCATCAGAAACCGCCGCACGATCCGCGCAGTTTTCCGTTGCAATCGTATATTTAAGATCCGCAATCGCGCCTCTATTCTCGCAGCAGCAATTCTGAAGTGCGCTCTGTACGCCAAAGCTTTGCTGAAGATTTGCAAACTGTCCATCAATAAGCGCGTTCTGAAGTGCGCCTAAATCTCCTCTAATACCAGCGATATTAGAATTTAAAAGTTGGTTCTCAAAACCATTTGAGATTTGGTTAGACTGATTCATCCAAGGATAGATTCCTCCCATTCCATTACCTCCGAAGCCATTACCACCAAGGAGAATAAACAGCAACAAAATCCACCAGCCACCGTCTCCAAATCCGTTACCAAATCCACCGTTCGCACCGGCGGGTGAAACGAGCATAGTTGTACCCATTCCTTCGCTTTCTGTTAAAGCCATTTCTTTATGTCCTCCTAAAAAATAAATTATATATAAATCGTGCGCACCGATTTATTACTTAAAAAATTGAGATAATTGTTGTGCTTGCATTATTGCATTATTATACTGTTCTTGAGAAATGCGACCAGAATTCAGGAGCTTTTGAACCTCTTGCTGTGCATTTCCTGAAAAGTTATTTCTAAACTCCATAAAACGCTGAAGTAAATTCATCGCGCCATTAGCAGGCGAGTTAGCCATTAATTGTTGGTAGAGTGGATTCATTTAGACTTATCCTCCTTTTTCTTTAAAATAGAATCTAACTTCTCTTGAAGAGAAGAAATTGCAGAATCAAGTTCTGACTTAGTTATATACTCACTTGGCGCGCTCACCATATTTTCACGGATTGTATAATCCAAAGTCTGAATGGTTGGGCGTCCAGTTTGATCGGTCGATTTTAAATATATAACTTGCGTATCTGCATCCCATAGTGCAACTGTGTTACCCGGCATTACCGACCAGTTCTTTGCAACCTCTTCTCCGCCTTGGAACCAATACCATTGGAGAGGTGTAGGGCGCAAAGAATACGTAGGAATCTGTTGAGAGCCAACGTAAGTTGGTACATATGGGGTATAATAATTATAATTCCTATTCAGTTCCATTTTCTTTCTCCTTATACCAATAGAATTGCGGGATTAGTTGGGAACTATCCCAAGTATCATATAAATTCCCATCTACTACCGTAACTACATGGCCACCGAAGGAGAGTACATATGTGCCGGTTTGATGGTCTTTACAAAAATCTTGCGCGGTATAGCAGTCGGGGCAAGTATTAGGTATTGCTTCGCGCGCGAAACCGTTTTGTCGTAATACTGCACCCCATACTATATCCGCAGATGGCATATCGCCCATAGCAAATCCTGCAGCGGTAAGGCGTGCGTAGGCTTCTTCCCAAGAAATAGATAGTGCTTTGGCGATAGCTCGCACGCTACAATCTCCTACTCTGCGCGCGATTGGGTTTGGGTTATATGCAATGAACATTTAGATTTTTCCTCCTTTTCTCTGTTCTATTCTAAAGTAAAAAACGTGATGCGCAATCTCACGAATGGTGTGAGGAAATGCGTATCACGTTTCAACAAAGATTTATATAGGGATTGGGCATTTTATATAAAAAGTATATAAAAAGAAGGGACTAATGTCCCTTCTAGTTATTCTTTATTACCTTAAAAACAAATTTAAGGTTCGCTTACTTCTGTTAAATATATACCTGCCGTACTCCATTGATCACTTGGAGCAGTAAAGGTAAGTGTAGAAGAATAAGCAGTATTAAAATTTATTGCATAAGTTGTGAATTCCATAACCGGAAATATAAGTTGTCCTTTTAATTCACTAGAAAGGCTCCAATTATTACCATTATAACAACCAAATAAAATCAACATTGGTCGATATTCATTCGTAAATGAAAAACTACCACTATACTTTTGTCCCTTTTTTAAACTAGCATTTTCAGATACGGACACGTTTTCCATTTTCCATAAATAACAATCATATCTTCTTGCATTAGATAGTGTAAAACTTGCCGTCTTAGTTTCCGTGTCTGTTGCAGTATAGGCATATATCGAAATTCGTTGCCAACTCATAGATTGATTACTTGTAATCAAAGTAAAACCTTGAGGTGCGGTAGTAATTTCATCTCTATGCATTATAGCAAAAATAAGAGTATCCCCAGCCTTTAATGAAAAAGATTTGGAAGTCCAAGAAGTACCATTACCACTTCTAACTTCTTGATAATCAAGAATTTTTAGCGGCTTTTCTCCGCCACCGCCGCCTCCGCCTCCTTTTCCTTTAAGATAAGAATAAAGCATTAAATCTCTATCTTCCATACTCTCACCTCTTAAAGTTCATTAAAATTCCCTTGGCTATCCTTCATAAATAGCTTAAATCCACCACTCGCATTACACTCCACAATCGTTCCAGCGGGCGCTTCGGCAGGTACATTAGTCAAGTCATTCTCATCTTCAATATAGTAGGTAGGAATTGGAGCATCATAAACCCCATTTGTACTAATAAGTTTTACCATTTACTTATACCTCCTCTACATCTTGTACATCATAATAATCTCTTTTTAACTCGTTACCTTTTCTATCATACAAAATACAAACCGTTGAAGTGCGCGATTCATGGCGATATGCCAATTCATTATGAAACGCACTCAATGCGGCACTTTTTGTATCATAAGCATAAAAGGCCGGTGTTGTATAATTTTGAATAATTGCTAAATAATACATTTTTTAACTTCCTCCTTAAGAAGCAGATATATATGTGAAACCAACTCTACCGGTTCCAGATATCGTTGAAAGTGGATATAACTCTCCATCGGTATTAATTGCAAATGGAACTGAAGAATAAGAGCCAAAGCTAAATTCTCCAACAGTAGTTATTTGTGCAGGCTTTGGAAGAGTACATATTACTTTACCACTATTTAATGTACCACTACAAGTAATATTTGTATCAGTATATACATTTACAACTCTACCATATTTATTATATTTAACTACACCCGCAGAAGTATTAGTTGTATTTCTTGTAGCCGTTCCACTTGAAGTAGATACACTAACTGCAATAGTTCCACTAGTAGTAATCGGACTACCACTTACACTAATTCCCTTACTACCCGTAACTTCTACAGATGTAACTGTTCCACTTAATCCTGAAACTGCATCATCTACATATTTCTTTGTCGCCGCATGAAGATTTGATGTTGGCGCGCCAGAAAGTGTTAAGGCGCCCGTCATTGTTCCACCGGACTTCAAAAGTGCGGTACTTGTAGAAGCCATTCTAATCCAGCTATTATAGGTTTCTACTTTACTTGAGTCAGTATAACAAATTTGTATATATACACAGTCAGAAGAAGTTGCTCCACGAATTGTTCTTCTACGATAATTACTTGCGGTGCCTCCAATTTCTACCATTGCACTACCAACTAAATTCTCTACATCCATAACAAATCCAGTAGTTGTAACCGGGCTATTAGTTAATGTAGCAGCATTAGTAGAACTACAATAATACCTACCCGGCACAGTAAAGGCTGAGGAATTTAAATTAGAATTGGCAGCAATTGTTGCTACACGACCAGATATACTATATATATGTTCAAGAGTTGCAATAGTACCACTTACGTCAGGTGCATTAAGTGTACGATCTGCAGTCAATGCATTATTATTATCTGCAAGTTGGAAATACTTAGTTCCTTTACCATAAATAACAATTCTACCATCGCAGGCACCAGCCGTTCCATCAGCAATTCCATTACCAAGAACAACTCTACTATATGCAGTTGTAGTACTAGAATGAATTTTTCTTACATATAATGTTGCAGTTGATGGTTGATAAAAAATTCCACCACTTATTCTTGCGCCTGTTGTAGTCGTAGATGGATCATTTCCTGCTGTATGAGAAGTTGCAGAAAATAAGATAGGATATGTACTTGTATTACTTGAAAGGGTCTGTGTTTGTAATACATTTTCATCAGTAATAGTAGGTTTATTACTTAAATCGGTATAGCTTCCGCTCGTTGCAACTGTTGCAAGTGTAGGAAAATCGCTCACTTGGGACTTAGTAATAGATATATTTCCAAATGTAGCCGTTACCACTCCATTAGTCTGAGAAAAAGCAGTTAAAGTCTTTCCAGCGCCCGCGCTTCCCGTAACTGATCCGTCAAGCGCATCAATAGCACTTTTTACAGCCTTACCGCTCATACCATCAGAAGAAGTTCCCGAATACGTATCGGTTATTGTTGGAATTGTATTACATTCAAGCGGCTTACCATATGCATCAAAATATATAGGTTTAGATGCTGTTCCAATAGAACCCCATTTAGGAATGCAAATATCTCCACCAGTTGTACGATAAATTATCCATGCTCCATCTTCCACATAAGTGGTTGTATCTGTTAACGAAGTAGCATAACCAGTTGACCACATACCATGCGCACAGGCGCCAGATATATAAGAACTAGTACATTTTACACCCGATTGTGCGATCGCTTGGAATGTAGCAATAGCACTATTACCAATATTAACTTTGACCGCCTTATTATCCATAATAAGTTCACCGGTCATTGTATCGCCCGCTTTTAGTACAAAAGTAGTGGGCTTATTAGTTAAGTCATTATAACTTCCACTAGTTGCTACGGTAGCTAATGTAGGAAAATCAGAAACTTGAGATTTAGTTATACTAATATTTCCAAAAGTCGCGCTAACTACACCATTGGTCTGTGAAAATGCAGTAAGGGTTTTACCTGATCCAGCCGAACCTGTAATAGATCCATCAAGTGCATCAATGGCACTTTTAACTGCTTTACCGCTCATTCCGTTAGAGGAAGTCCCAGAATAGGTATCAGTAATTGTAGGAATAGTCGGTTTATTACTTAAATCATTGTAAGATCCACTAGTTGCTACAGTCGCAAGAGTTGGAAAATCACTTACTTGAGATTTAGTGATAGATATATTACCAAAAGTAATATCTACCTCACCATTACTATTGGTAAAACTTGTAATCGTCTTCCCATTTCCGGCAGTACCCGTTATGGAATCTATAATGGTAATATACCCACTTATATTAGGAAAATAAAGTTCTCTATTTGCAGTAAGTACGCCATCTTTATCATAAATTCTAGCATACTTATCCCCTTTACCATAAATATAAATCTCTCCATGAGAGCATCCAGCAGTACCATTCGCAATACCATTACCCAACACAACGCGCCCATACTGTGAAGTAGTTCCCGTATGAATACGTCTTGCATTAATAGTACCCGTAGCAGGATTAACACTAATCGCACCACTGATCCGCGCGCCCTCGGTTTTGGTCGTTGCTTCTGAGTTAAGTGTAATAGAACTTGCGCCAAAAAGAATAGGATAAGCCGCGCTAGTAGTTGTAACTGTCTGCGTAACTTTCGTATCTGTAATTGCGCCAACAGCATCATCTACGTATTTTTTAGTTGCAGCGTGTAAATTAGAAGTAGGCGCGCCCGATAAGGTGAGCGCGCCGGTCATCGTATCTCCAGCTTTTAAAACGTAAATACTTGAATCAAATGCACCATTAATAACCGCGCCACTACGATCGTGTGCAGTATATCCAACTAATAGTGTACTTGCATCCACAGTATCACTTGTCAAATCAATTAACGTATTCCCATCATAAATGACTTTATTAATCGCCATATCCTTTTACTCCAATTAGGCAATACTAGCAGTATATCCTCCCGCCGCGTTAATTGTCTCGGTATAAGGAATCGCAGCAATTACTACCTGACTCAAGTAATCATATCCAGAATCAGGGGTAATAGTCTGTTGACTAGTAGTAGGAGTTGCATTCTTAGATTGCGCGCTAATTGCTTCACCAGTATATGTACCAGTTACTCCTAAGATAATAACTCCAGACTTAATATTGCCCGCTATAATTTTACTTTGTTCTGTAGAATCAATACTAACTGTGCCACTACCATCGTGGTAACCTTGCGGAATTGTATATACACCCGCTACTGTACTAATTGTACCGGTAACTGCGCCTCTATTGGTCATTGTACCGGTCAACTTCTGTCCATTTTTATAAAACGTTTTTCCGCTTAAAACTTCAGCAACTGTTGCTGTTGCATCACTAGTATCTGCATCAAAGGTACAAGTACCAGTAATAATCTCACCATCCGCACTGTGCGCGGTATAACCATACAATAATTTATTTGCAACAACGGTATCGCTCGTCAAGTCAATAAGCACATTTCCATCATAAATGACTTTATTTATTGTATGCTCAGGAATTGGCATTTATTTTTCCTCCTATAATATAGTAAAAGTATATCCCTTTGTGTTTGAAGTTTCCGCCGTAGGGACTTCTTTTACTAATACATTTCTTTTTGTAATTTTATCCTTTGTACCTAATTCTTGATCAACTGATTTTGGAATTACAAGATACGGGCCATGATATTCCGGGTACTGACCGCCACCCTCCACTCTATACATTAAATCCACTTCAAATTCATAGCTAACCAAATTTAAACTCATTTCGGTTTCTATATCTAATTCCCAATCTAAATCTACAGTAATTGAAGCAGAATTAATTTCTTTTTCTATATCTAAGTAGTTCCCATCAAGACTAATCTCACAATCAATTAGTTTAATTGGCTTTATAACTTTCATATTAAGTTCCAGGTTGTTCAACATTTCCTTCATCCTCAAACTCAGAATTACTCAAAAGTTCAGTAAAGGTAAGTTTTGCTTCCTTCGTACCAATTAACTCATTTCCAACTTTAAATCTAAGTTGGAATTTCACGCTTGAATCTGTACCAAACATAAGGGTTTCAGACTCTAAGAAATGATATGTAACTGTATTTAATTCCGTATCAACAATACAGTCATTTAATCCTTTCTTTAAAATTATCTTTCCTTGTTTAAAACACCATTCAAGCGCATCTATTTGATCGACTGTGAGGTCTTGAGGTTTAAGTTTAATTGTTAAATGAGGAGTAGTTCCTCTTAAAATATATCCCTCATTCATTATTTACTCCCTCTACGTGTACTGCGCCCTCAACATAATTTACAGTATTTATGGTTGCCGTAACCAAAGAGTTTATGGTGAGCGCGCCAACTACATAGTTATCTATTTTAATTTTCCCATATATTTCACTATCTTTATAATTAGGACGACTCAAGTCCATAATCCCCGGCATCAAATCCATTATAAAACCTCTCTTTCCAAAATAAAAAGTGACCAAGCAATTACAGTATATACATTATTTCCACTATGTAATTCAACTTCATATCTATAAGGCTGACAGGCGAGTTTTTTTGTATCACTTGGGTTAATTATAATTTGATTTGTAGTAAAAGTTTTGGTCAACACAACCATTTGGTCATTTCTCATAGAAAAAATAATTGTATCATTTGCGCCCATCGTACATGCGCTTCCATCTTTATTAAATAAACTTACAGAGAAATTTCCGCTATCTCCTCTTGTAAAATGAATTTCATTTTCTTTATCCTTAATCCAAACCATAAAAGCCTCCTTAAGTCCTTTCTTCTTTTATAAAGTAAAAAAATTACTTCGACTATCACCTTTTTTGAGTCCCTTTATAATTCTTCCACTTTTAGTTAGAAAGCGTGTGTGGGAGGCGCAACAGAATGTTATCATTTTTATTCGTATTTAATATCGTAGATTTTTTAATTTACGTTTCTTCTATTGTGGCAGCAGTTGGAGTGATCCTTGGTGGAATGAAAGGGGTTACTCTATTCTTTGGTAAACGTATTAAGAAAAAGAAGGAAGATGAAAATAAAAAACTACGAAAAACCATAATTGAAGATGTAAAGAACGCATTACAGCCAGAATTTACAAAACTTCATGACGCAGATATGGAATTTAAAGAAATTATCGGTGGAATCGATCATAAAATTAATTTATTAAATGCAAGTAACCGCGATTTACTTCGTACTGATATAGAGCGTATTTATAGTAAATATAAGAAGATAAGAAAAATTCCGGAAACAGATAGGGAAATTTTAGATAAGTTATATATTGATTATAAAAACGAAGACGGTAATGGAAGAATAGAACGAATGTATTTACGCACCGTTGATTGGGAAGTTGTATCGGATGATGAAGAGCTTTTTATAAATTGAAAAATTTGACACCCTCTCTTATTTATGGTATAATTACTATATAAGGGAGGGTAATTTATATGTATTATTTTTTAATTACTTTAATTATAGGTTTATTAATTTATATAATTTACTTTAAAAAGAAAGTAAATAAACTTTCTAAAGATAGTTATATAGAATTAAATAAAAAATTAGAAGAATCTTATAAAAATAGATTATGGGAAATTTCGTCCTTGGAGCGGAAAGAGGAAGAAAGACTTACCCAAGCCAAAAATCTCGCAGACGTGGCCATTGCAAATGCTGAAGTTGCTAAATCTAATCTGCGCGGCATTGAAAAAACTTTGGAATCTAAGCGTGAAAGCGCGCAAGAAATTGAAGCTCAACTTCAAAATCAACTCCAAATTAAAAAAGACAATATTGACCTTACTCTTCAAAACTACTATAATTCCAATTATACTTCTTATAAATCTCAACTTGATTCTATACTCTCACAACTTAAATCTGAGTCAAGCGAAGAATTAGAAGAGTTCTTGGAAAAGCATAGAGAAGAAATCGAGAGGGCGAATCTCGAACTTTCTTCTCTTAAAACAGAAGTTGAAGACTATCGTCAAAAACGCGAAGTTATAAATAAGGAAATTCTACGTCAACGTGAAATTTCTGAAAATCAAGATTTCTATAGAGTTTGTTTATCCGATGAAGCAAAAGCAGATATAAACTATTTGGTTTCTATATTAAATCATTTTAATAATAAAGAAACCATTTATAAAATAATATGGACAGAATATATTCAACAACCTTTTAAAAATATGCTGAAAAGAACTTTAGGAAATAAAGATCCCAAAAATGTTATATATATGATTAAAAATGAAAAAAGTGGAGAAATTTATATAGGTAAAACTAAAGCAGAAATCACAAAAAGATGGACTGAGCACATAAAAACCTCACTTAATATTGGAACAATAAGTAGAACAAATATCCATAAAGCATTATTTAGTAATTGGGATAATTTTACTTTTACAATATTAGAAGAAGTTCCATTAGATAAAAATCTAGGTGAAAGAGAAAAATTTTATATAGATTTTTATAAATCAGATATCTATGGATATAATATTAAGTCTGGAGGATAATATGGGAGTAATTTATAAAATTACAAATTTAATTAATAATAAAATATATATAGGTCAAACTATTGTACCAGAACCCATAAGATGGCAGCAACATATTTTTTGGGCTTATAATAATCCAAATAATGATTGTCCTGCTTTATGTAATGCTATTAAAAAATATGGTAAAAAAAATTTTAAAAGAGAAATACTAGAAAGAGTAAAAAATGAAGAATTAAATGATAAAGAAATATATTATATTGATTTATATAATTCAACAAATAAGGAAATAGGATATAATATCTCAAGTGGTGGTAGCGGTCATCAAAAATTCTCTGATGAAGAAATTATAGAAGCATATAAAGAATTAAAATCTGTTCCTGTGGTTGCTAATCTTTTAGGCGCATCTCGTAGCTGTATTCTAAAAAGAGTTAAGTCTTTGGAATTATATTGTCAACCGCGAACAGTGCTACAATATACCTTTAATGGAGACTTAATTGGAATATATGAAAATTACGCTCAAGCAAAAAAAGAAACTGGTTTAGATTTGCCTAAACTTATTCCTTCACATCATTATGGATGTGGTTATATATGGATTTATAAGAAAGATGAACAAAATATAAATAAAATAATAGAAGATGTTAAAAATAATAAAACAATAACAAAAATACTCTGTCAATATGACTTAGAGGGTAATTTTGTTAAGAATTGGAAAAGTGCTGGTGAAGCATCAAAACAATTAAAAATAGATGTTAGTAGTATAAAAGCCGCAGCATTAGGTAATCAAATTACCGCTGGAGGGTATATTTGGTTTAGACTTAATGGAATAGATAGTTTTGAAGAACGATATGAAAAATATCTTTTATCTTCTCAATGTTGTGAAATAGAAGAAATAGATGAAAATGGTAGTATTATTAAAAAATATAAATCTTCCACACAAGCAGAAAAAGAATTGGGTTTTTCTTATAATGACATCAAAAAAGTTTGCGATGGAAAAAAGAAGCATACTCATAATAGATATTTTAGGTATTCTAATTCTCAAAAAAGAAAACTTATAGAATATCAAGTAGAAGAGGAAAATTAATGGAATATAAAGATTTTACAGAAGAACAGCAAGCAGTTATCAATTCAACAGAAGATTTTATTGTAGTAAATGCTACAGCCGCAAGTGGAAAAACAGAAACTTTAACTGAAAAGGTTAGAAAAGTACTTCAAATGCCAGATACCAATCCCGTGCGAATTGTAGTTTTTACTTTCACAAATAACGCCGCAGAAGTTCTACGTGCACGCCTTGGGGAAGATTATAAAGATGGAATGTTTGTAGGAACTATCCATTCTTATGTTAATTCTCTTTTAACTTCAAATGGAATTGATACTTCTTTTATTATATCAGAAGAAAAGTTTGATGATTTGTTTAACTTAATTAGTAAGAATCTTCATTGTATTAGAGAAGTGGATTATCTATTTCTTGATGAGGCGCAAGATTCTACAGATATGCAGTTTAAGGTTATCCTTGACTATATTAAGCCAAAGAAATGGATGATGGTGGGCGATTGGCGTCAAAGTATTTATACGTTCCGCGGTAGCCGACCTGACATACTCCTTGACTTAGCAAAAGACCCCAAAATAAAAACCTACGACCTAACCAAAAATTTCCGTAATAGTCGCGCGATATTAAATTTTGCAAAACGTATTATCAATCTTGCCGGATTAGATTATATGGACACATCTTATCCCGCGCGAGATAATATCGGTAAAGTTTATGATATGACTTATGACTTAAGTAAAATTGTAAAAGGAATTAGAAAGAGTACAGACGAATATCGTGATTGGTTTGTTCTTACTCGTACTAATGCGCAAATTGATGAAGTGGCACGAAAATTTAAAGATGTTGGACTTCCATACGATATACTTAAAAGAAACGAATTAACCACAGAACAACTTCGAGAAAAAATGGAAGACAACACAGTTAAAATCCTCACAATTCATAGCGCGAAAGGCTTAGAGCGAAAGAACGTAATTGTGGTTGGGGCGCGTATGTATAATACTGAAGAAAAGTGCTTAAGTTATGTAGCAGCCACAAGAGCACGTGATTTGTTAGTTTGGACAAATATGCCAAAGAAAACTAAACGGGAGAAAGAAATGTATGGATGGTAATAATGATATAACCGTAATGTTTTCCATTACAAGAAACTTATATGAATATGCGCCAGGTATTATATATAATTTGGTTAAAACTAATCCAGAAGTATATCGTATTTATCTTTTTATAGAAGATGATGAATTTCCATACCCTTTAGATAAAAGAGTTAGATTAGTTAATATAAATAATTTTCCAAAATATATAAAAGATGGACCAAATAAAGATAATGCTTGGACGTATATGTCTTTTACTCGTTGTTATGTTTCTCAAATTTTACTTGAAGATAAAATACTTTATCTTGATTTAGACGTTTTCTTTTATAATAAAATAAAAAATTTATGGAATACTGATTTTGAAGAAAATTATATGTGTGGAGTAAAAGAAGCAGAAACTGGAATTCATACAAAAGAAAATTATATAAATAGTGGTGTTTTACTTCTTAATTTGCGTGCTATGCGTAGAGATCATATTGATTTAAAATTATGTAATTTACTTCAAACCAAAAAATTAAAATTCCCAGACCAAGATGCTATTAATACAATCTGTAAGGGGAAAATAAAATTTATTAATCATTGTTATAATTGTTCTCGTTTAACTGATAGACAAAGTGAGGTAGAAAAAATTCCATTAACCATAGTTCATTGTATATATCCAAAACCGTGGGATCCATCTGCGGGATTATTACACATTAAATTTAAAGAAAATACTGAAAAAGCTTTAGGCATCAATAAATGATGCCTAAATTTGATTTTTAAACAAAATTATTGTATAATTTATATATAAAATAGAAGGAGTATGAGTTTAATGGAAAATTATGGAATTGATGACATTAAATCATTAGACTTCCGTACAGGTGTCCGTACCCGTATCCAGATGTATCTTGGATCGGATGATAGTGATGGAGCCTATCAAGCACTTAAGGAAATTATTAATAACTCTACTGACGAAGCAATTGCCGGTTATGGAGATAAAATTTCTATTGACCTTGATACAAAAACCAATACTATTACTGTACGTGACTATGGACGTGGAGTACCTTTTGGTATTAGAGAAGATGGAGAGAATGTATTGGTTTCTATCTATTCTAAATCCCATACAGGTGGTAAGTTTGATGATCATGTATATAAGAATGTATCAGGCTTAAATGGTATCGGCGCAAAGTGTGTGTGTTTAAGTTCTACTAAGTTTACCGTAAAATCCTATCGTGATGGAGTTTGCGCGCAAGCAGATTTTGAAGAAGGTAATCTTAAAGATTATAAAGAGTTTAAAACTTCAGAAAAGAATGGAACTTATATCTCGTTTGCGCCCGACGCCAAAGTTTTTAAGAATGGCGATATAACTTATTCTTATGACAAAATTTGTGAAGACATTAAAGCAATTTCTTATCTTTATACCGGGATTACTTTTGAAGTAATAGAAGATGGTAAAAAGAAGAAATCATTTTGTTCTAAGAATGGTATTCAAGATTTTGTAAAAGACAATATTCAAAAGCCATTACATAAGCATATTGTAACCGGTAGCGCGCAAGATGAAAGTGGAGACAAAGTTGAAATTGCCTTTCAATGGTCTGATGGGCGCGAACAATCATATGTATTTGTAAATGGTTTACGTTGTCCCGAAGGTGGTACACCAGTGACGGGCGCAAAGAACGCAATTACAAGAACTTTTAATAATCTTGCTAAATCTGAATTTGATGGGGATAGTATCCGCAAGGGCATGTTCTATGTAATAAACTGTTCTGTTGGGCAACCTTCCTTTGCAAATCAAACTAAATCGAAAATTAATAATGCAAATCTTCGCACTCTCGCGTCTAATGCTTTTTCTGATGCATTAAAGCAAATGAAAATTAGACACGCAGATGAATTTAATTCTATTGTAGAATTAATGAAGAAAATTGCTAAAGCAGAAGCCGCAGCAGAAAAGGCGCGCCAACAAGTATTGGGTGCGGTAAAAGAAGTAGAAAAAAATCAAAAGAAGAAAGTTTTTGCATCTGATAAATTAAAAGACGCTGAGTTCTTAGGAGAAAATTCTATCCTTCTTCTTCAAGAAGGTGATTCTGCTTTGGGCGGTGTTGCTCAAGGGCGCGATTATAAAAAATTTGGACTTCTTGCTTTAAGAGGTAAAATAATTAATTGCCTTTCAAATTCTGAAGAAAGAATTTTTGAAAATGAAGAAATTAAACTTATTCTCAGTGCAATGAACATTATTCCCGGAAAATATGACTCCAAGAAATTGCGCTATGGAAAATTGGCAATATGTACTGATGCCGATGCAGATGGTTATCATATTGGTCTTTTAATTATGGCCGCTCTTCAATTCCTTGCGCCTGAATTTATTAAAGAAGGGCGTTTATGTTGGCTTCGTTCTCCATTATATATTGTAGAACATAATGGGAAAGAAAGCTATTATTTTACAGATGAAGAAATGGATGCTGCACGTCCAACTATAAAAGGACATATTCAACGTAATAAGGGTCTTGGTTCTTTAGAGCCAGAACAGGTTAGAACTTCTATGTTTAGTCCACAATATCAAAGATTGGAAACTATGGAATGGAATGAAGAAGCAATTAATCTTCTTTATGATTTGATGGGTGAAAATGTAGAACCACGTAAAGAATTTATAATGAATAAAATTGATTTTTCAACTATAAGGGAGTAAATAATGAGTAATCTAAAGGAAAAAATAGAAGAAAGTTTTACTCAATATGCTGGTGCGACAATTCAAAGTCGCGCCCTCATTGATGTAAGAGATGCAATAAAACCATCTGCACGAGCAATATTTTATTGTATGTATAAAAACAAGTATCCCCACAATAAACCCCATCAAGCTTCCACAGGTCCCGTAGGGGATGCGCTTAAAGGTGGTTGGTATCTACATGGTGATACGTCTTGTTTAGGAATCATAATGAGAGCTGCACAGCCTTTTTCTATGAGATATCCTCTTATGGAAGTAAAAGGTAATGGTGGTAATCTTATTGAAAGTGAAAACTGGGCGGCTATGCGTTATACTAAAATAAGATTTTCTGCTTTAGGAGAATATCTTTTTAATGATATTGCAAAAGATACCATAAAAGAATGGTGGGATAATCCTATTGGTATAGAGGGAAATGAATTGCCTTCTGTAATTCCAAGCAAAGGGTTTTACAATATTTGTAATGGCTCGCAAGGTATAGCAGTTGGTGCGGCTTCATCAATTCCACAATATAATATAAGAGAAATTAATAATGCACTTATTACTCTTTTGCAAAATCCAAACTGTGATTTTGAAGATATATATTGTGTTCCTGACTTTGCAACGGGAGGTATATTATATAACGAAGCAGAAGTAAAAGAATCTATGCGCGTTGGTAATGGAGCCGCTTGTAAAATAAGAAGTGTGGTTGAATACAATCCTAAAGATAGATGTTTTGAAGTTACGGAAATTCCATATTCTGTTTATACGAATACTATTTGTAAAGAATTAGAAGATATAATTAACGAAGAAGAAAAAAAGAAATTAACAAATCCAGGCATAGATAGATTTAATGATTTAACCGGTGAGAAACCACTAATTAAAATTTATCTTACAAAAACAGCTAACCCCGATAAAGTATTGAGGTATCTTTTTAAGAATACTTCTCTTCAATCTTATTTTGGGATTAATTTTACAATGCTTGAAAACGGGCGGTATCCAAAAGTCTTTACTTGGAAAGAAATGCTTCAAGCCCATATTGATCACGAAAAAGAAGTATATCGACGTGGTTTTGAATTTGATTTTAAGAAAATTAAAGACCGTATTCATATTATAGATGGGCTTTTAATCTGTCTCGCTAGTATTGAGGAAGTTGTTCAAGTAATTAAAACTTCTTCTTCTACTGCGACCGCATCATCCGCATTACAGAAAAATTTCTTACTCGATGATGCGCAGGCAAAAGCCGTATTAGATATGAAATTATCTCGTCTTGCGCATTTGGAAGTAAAGAAACTTGAAGATGAACGCGAAGAATTGGTTAAAGAAAGCGTACGTATTGAAAAGATTTTAAATACAGAAGAACTCTTTAACCAACAGTTGATAAACGGTTGGAAAGAAGTTGCGGATAAATTTGGTGATGCACGCCGCACGAGAGTTATGAATCTTTCTTCTACTGATGATGAACCCGTAGAGAAAAAACAACTTCAGGTTTCTCTTACAAATAAAGATAACCTAATCGCCATTGAGTCCTCTACTCTCTATACTCAGCGTAGAGGTGGTGTGGGTAATAAACTCAAACTCGATAAGGATGAATATGTAACAACCTCTATTATTACAGATAATACGGGTGATTTACTTTTCTTTACAGAGTCAGGTGATGTGTATAATTGTAAAGCATCTTCTATTGAACTAAACCAAAAGACATATATCTCAAACTATATTTCTCTTGGAGATAATAACCGAGTTTGCGCGCTCACTCAATCTAATAAGTCTCAAAAATATATAATCTTTATAACTAAAGATGGTATGTTAAAGAAGACTGAATTAAGTGAATATAACTTAAAACGTGGATCACTACGCGCGATCAACCTTAATAATGGTGATAAAATTGTTGCGGTTCTTCCTTGTAATGAAGAAGATATTGGTATTGCAACCAAGAGTGGTAACTTCCTTATTACTAAAACGGATGATGTCCGCGCCACTGGTCGTGTAACTGCGGGAGTACATGGTATTAAATTAAATGAAGGTGATGAAGTAATAGCCGCCCATTTAATTCCAAAAGATACAAAAGAAATTATTTCAATCTCTCGTAATGGACTTTTTAAGAGAACAGACTATAAGGAATTTAGCCTTCAAGGAAAGAATACTAAAGGTTCAAAAATCCAAAAATTTAACGGAACTGATTCGTTAGCAGACTTTATACCTATATCTCAAAAAGTCGACTTAATTATTGGTTCTTCCCTTTCTACAATTAAATTAACCTCTGACGATGTGCCACTTCAATCAAAATTAACTGTTGGAATTAAATCCATTAAATTAAACGATGTTGGCGAAGTTTTAAAAATTTTAAAATGTGAATAACGTTTATAAAATTTGAATATTATACAAAATTTATGTATAATATAGTTAGAAAGTGAAAGAAAGAAAAAATTTTTAAATCTATTTGCACGGTTTAGAAAAGCCTTAAAAATTTTATAAGAATTGAGATTTAAAATTTGATTTTTTCTAAAAACTTTGGTATAATTTATTTAGAAAGTTGAAAGAACTTTCATAACAAAATTACAATATTAAAAATGTTTAGGAGAAACAAACAAATGACAAACAATCAGAAAGACGTAATCAAGTATCTTAAGGACAATGGTAGAGTAGAGTTTACTGAGTTGTGCAATGCACTTGGCAAGGAAGCAAAGCAGCTTAATCCTGTTATCACTGGTCTTGGCACAAAGGGACCTAAGGCTAAGGGTCTTGTAGACTATGAGAAGGTTACTGTTGAGGGTGAGGACAAGCCTGTTAAGTATGTATTCCTTACTGACGCTGGTAAGGATCTTGACCTCGATGCTGAAGAGTAATTAAAAATAGAGGTTAGTCCAAAGAACACCGGGCGGGGATGAAATAAGCCCCGCCCATTTTCTACGAAAAAGAAATGAAATGAAAAAGAGGAATTTAAAAAATGAAGAGTGTAATTGACGTAACAATTTGTGGTATCGTAAGCGAAAATGATTTGGAAAAAGCATCATATGTAAAAGATGGCGTAACTAACAACTGCATTAGAGGTACTCTTAAGATTAGAGTAGAACAGGCGCTTTATAGCGCAGATGAAGATCCTACCGTTCTTGAGATTCCGGTATCTGTATTCCAGCCGGAGTTTAAGAAGGATAAAACTCCTAATAAGATTTATGCTTCTCTTAATGAAGTTATTGATAAGATCCAGTCTATCGCATCGGTTGGTATTGAGAAGGCAACATGGGTTAATATCAGTGGTGCGCGACTTGAGATGAATGAGTATTATAAGGGTGATGCTCTTGTATCTTTCCCACGTGTCACAGCAAGTTTTATTAACATCATCACTCCTAACAAGGATACTAAGATGACTGCTAAGTTCTCTATTGCTCCTATGTATGTACAGAGCATTTCAGAAGAAATTAAGAACGATGAGCCTACTGGTCGTCTTGTGGTTAAAGGTATCTTGATTAAGTATGATGAGAGCGCAGATGTAATGGATTTTGTTGTAGCTAATGATAAGGCTATTGCATTTATTCAGGACAACTGGACTCCTGGTTCTACCGTTGATACAATGGGTGTACTTAACTTCTCAAGTATCACAGAAACTAAGGAAATTGAAGGCGCAGGATTTGGTGACGAGACGATGTACACAACTCGTACAAGAAATGTAAGTGAGTTGGTTCTTCGTGCTGGATGGCCTCCAAAGGATGGCGATTATGAGTTCTCTGATGCAGAGATTTTGCGCGGTGGAGAATTAAGAAAGGCACGTCTTGCTAAGTTGAAGTCTCAGGCAGAAACTAAGACTAATGCAAGTGCTAATACTACTTCGTCTAAAGGAAAGGGTATTGACCTCGCTAGTTTAGGATTTTAATTCCTAAGGAGGGGACAATATGGCAATAGATTTATTGGCTCTCGAGCCTACCGTAATTACACGGGACCTATCCAATAAGTATATCCTTCTTGCCGCACCTTATAAATATGGTAAGACAACTTTTATGTGTAACATCCCTGGGGCGTTAATTCTTTCTTTTGAACCCGGACTTAACGCCCATGCCGGGGTTTATGCACAAACGGTTACTACTTGGAGTGAAGTCAAACAGATAGTAAAGCAGCTTAAAGACCCTAAGGTTAGAGAGAAATTCCATACTATCTGTTTTGATACGATTGACTTAGCCGCAACTCTTTGCCAGGATTTTGTATGTTCACAGAATAGTGTTCAATCACTTGGTGATTTACCTTATGGTAAAGCATACGCGCTTTACGAAGCGGAATTTCAGAAAACTATTCTTTCAATAGCAAATCTTGGATATGGTATGGTTTTTGCTTGCCATACTGAAGAAAAAGAAATTGAGGTTGATACAGATAAAACTGTTGTGCGTATTCAACCAAAACTTGATAAGCGCGCCTTCAATGTAATCAACAGATTAGTTGATATAATTGGAATTGGCGTAATGGAGTTTGATGAAAACGGAATTTCTCACCGTATGCTTTATACGCGCGAAACTCCTACTGTTAGAGCAGGAAACAGATTTACTTATTTTCCGCCTAAGATTGAATTCTCTTATCAAGCGGTTTTAGATAATCTTGTAAAAGCAATCGAAGCAGAAGGCACTAATAATAATGCTACAATCGTCGATAAAATTGAGCGTGAAGTTAAAGAAATTGACTTTAATGAGCTTAAATCTTATGCTGGCGAACTATGGGCAAAAAATCTTGAGAAGGGTTCTACAGAAGAAGAGAAGAAAGAAATTGCTGAACGTATTCTGAAGAAACTTGAGATTACCTTCGGGCGCAAAATTAAACTTTCTGAAGTTACTGAAGATCAGGCAGAAGTGCTTGAACTCGCAGTAATGGAAATGGAAAATATGCTTAAGTAATAACCAACCCAAGGGTGCCGTACTGAGTGCGGCACCCTAAATTTGATTTTTTTGCAAAATTAGTGTATAATTATTATAGAAATAAAAATCTTTAAAAAAAGTTGGTGAATCATATGCATATAGTAAAATGTCGAATTTGTAAAGAACAATTTGATACCGATAAGGAAAAAGATTGGGTTATGCCATCAACTAATTGGTATTATCATCTAAAATGCTATGAGAATTTTGGACGAAAAGCAAAATCAATTGAAGCAGAAATGGATGATGAGTTATGGTTCCAAGCAAGTTGGGATTTCTTAATGAAGGATCAAAAAATTGTAGTTGATTTCTTAAAAATGAAATCTCAATGGGATAATTTTTTAAAAAAGAAAATGACAGCGAAGGGAATTTATTTTTGTCTTCGATATTTTTATGATGTAAAAAAAGGAGACAAAGATAAGTCTGAAGGTGGAATTGGAATTATCCCATATATTTATACGGAAGGATGCGAATATTGGGCGCGTCTTGAACAGCGTGAAGTTGGTATTTGCCAGAAGATTGAAGAGCAGTTGAAACAACGTTTCGCGCGCGATGTACAATCTGTTCAACGGTCAAAAAGATTAAGACAAGTTAAAGCTTTTAATTTTGATGAGATAGAAGAGGAGGAATAATATGGTTGCTGATAAGACTACTATCCAGCAAGTATTGGGTTGTCTTATGAAGAGAGCACAACTTTTAAGTGAAGTTGATAAATATGCTCTGACAGTATCCGATTTCTCTACAAAATTTGAAAAGTACATATTCACTGCAATTGTAGGTCTTCACTCACAAGGCGCGAACACCATAAATCCTATTGATATTGAGAATTATCTTGAAGTCAATGATATGGCAAAGACTGTATTTTCTCAACAGAATGGAATTGAATATTTAAATGATATAATTGAATTAAGTTCTGTTGATTTGTTTCCATATTATTATGGAAGATTAAAGAAAATAAATCTTTTGCGCGATTTAAATAAACAAGGTTTTGATGTATCAGAATTTTATTGTGATGACTTTACAAATCCAAAGGCAGAACAGATTAATGCGCGGTTTGAGAGTTTAACAACTCAAGAAATTTGTGATACTGTAAAGAAAAAAGTTCTCCATTTAGAGAATAAATATGCACAATCAGAAGAAGTCAAGGTTGAAAATTTGGCAGACGATTTTACTGGCTTCCTTGATGAATTGAATAATGAAGTTACTATCGGTCTCCCCATCCAAGGATCTATCTATAATGAGGTTATTGGTGGCGCACAGCCTGGTGCATTGACTATTAGATCAGGTTCATCTGGCGTGGGTAAGACGCGTCAAGCAGTAGCAGATGCATGTTATTTAGCATATCCTATTAGATATAACTCAAATAATAGAAAATGGGAGCAGCGCGGTAGTAGTGAGAAAGTTCTGTTTATTGTAACTGAGCAGACATTTAAGCAAGTTAGACGGATGGTTCTTGCATATTTAACTGATATTGATGATAGTCGTTTTGATTATGGACATTTCACGAAAGCAGAAATGGAATTAATCGAAAAGGCACAGAGAATTGTAGAAAGATTTAAGGATAATTTTGTATTGGTAAAAATGCCGAATCCAACAATTGAATCGGTTAAATTGATTGTAAGAGAGAATTGTTTAACTAAAAATATTGGATATGTGTTCTATGATTATATCTTCATTGGCCCAAGTCTGTTGCGTGAGTTCCAAGGATTTAGTTTGAGAAATGACGAAGTTTTGTTGATGTTTTCTACTGCGCTTAAAGATTTGGCGGTTGAATTAAATGTTGCGATGTTTACTTCAACTCAGGTTAATGCAAATGCAGATGATAATAAAAATATAAGAAATGAAGCAAGTTTGGCAGGTGGTCGTAGCACAATTAATAAAGCAGATAATGGTGCAATTATGGCGCGTCCAACAAAAGAAGAACTTGAGATTTTAAAGCCAACAATAGAAAAATATGGTATGCCAAACTGTGTAACAGATATATTTAAAGTTAGAAGTGGTAAATGGACACAAGTTAGAATTTGGTCTATTGTGGATTTAGCAAGATTAAAGAAAGTTGATTTGTTTATAACTGACTCTCGACTTGATCCAATTGAGAATTTCTTTACACAAAACGCTTATGAAGTATATAATTGGGACGACGAAGAATTTGCAGAAATAACACAGATGACGAAAGAGTTAAATGGTGAGAAATGATTAATTATCAAGAAATTACAGATAACTTAGACGTTGAAAGTATAAAGAAATTATTAGAAAGAATGGGCATACCTTTCAAAGAAACAGATGAAGCCCTCATTATGCCTACTGTATGTCATAATGCAAATATAGAAACTGCATCGTGGAAATTATATTATTATAAAAACAATCATATATTTCATTGTTATACAGATTGTTCCGATAGTTTTTCTATCTTTACTTTCTTAAAGCGATTTTATGAAACGCGCGATATTGATTATGATTGGTTTCAAGATATCTATCAAGTAATTTTAGATTGTAGTAAATATAGTTTAGGTAATGACTTTGCAGTTGAAAAATATAATAGTGTGCGTGATAAATATAAGTTTGAAGATGTTCCTGAACTTACAACTTATGATCCTTGTATATTAGAATGTTTTACTAAATTCTATGCGCCCGAATGGTTAAATGAGGGAATTACAAAGGAAGCGATGGATAGGTTTAACATATCTTATTCTATTAGTAGAAATAAGATTATTATTCCACATTATGATGTGAATGGTAAATTGGTTGGAATCCGTGGTCGCGCACTTAATGAAGAAGAAGCAAAAGAATTTGGTAAATATATGCCAGTTTGTATAGAAGGCAAATGGTATGCGCATCCTCTTGGTTTAAATTTATATGGACTTAATATCAATAAAGAAAATATAAAACGAGAAGGATATGCTCTTCTATTTGAGGGTGAAAAAAGCGTTCTTAAATTAGATAGTTTTTCTCGTCCCAACTGCGCAGTTGCAACATGTGGTAGTAGCTTAAATAAGTTTCAAATGAAACTATTAGTAAAAACTTGTCATCCAAGAGAAATTATTATCTGTTATGATAATGAAGAAATTGGAAGAAGCGAAAAATATTTTAATAAGTTAAAAGAGTTTTGTAATAAATATAAAAACTATGGTCAAATGAGTTTTATATATGATATGAATAGTTTGACCGAACTTAAAGATTCTCCTTGTGACAAGGGAGAAGAAATTTTTGAAAAACTTTTAGAGAAAAGGGTAAAAATTAAATGAAGTGTAAGTTAGTAAATGAAAATTTTCAATCAGATTACTTAAATAATTTACTCCACGCCCGTGGGTTGGATGTAGGGTCTGTACTTTATCCATATCCCGATCAACTATCAGACCCCTGTAAGTTAAAAAATATTAAAGAAGGCGCGGAGTTATATGTAAGTAAGGTGAACAGCAATAAACCTTTTGCCTTGGTGGTAGATAGTGATAATGATGGATTTACTTCAGCCGCAATTGCTTATGGATATACTAAGAAAATAAATCCTGAAAAAATAATTACCGTATATATTCATTCCGGGAAACAACACGGACTTGAGGATATTTGTCAGCAGATCTTAGATAGTGACGATGAATATGATTTAATTATTCTTCCCGATAGTTCTACTAATGATTATATCTATCACGAACGACTTAAGGAAGTAGCTCCTTGCCTGGTCCTTGACCATCATGAACTTTCTGATGGAAGTCAGCTTAGTGATAATGCAATTATTATTAATAATCAAACCTCTCCGAATTATCCTAATAAGCAACTTACCGGTGCTGGAGTAGTATTTCAATTTTGTCGATATATAGACAGACTTTTGAATGTATCATATGCATTTGACTATATTGATCTCGCGGCCTTCGGTATAATTGGTGATATGGGTAGTGTAGTTGAACCAGAGAACGCATATATTATCAGAATTGGTCTTAAGGCTGAAAATATCAAAAACGTATTTTTTAGAACCTTAATTGAAAAACAAGGTTATTCAATTAGTGGCAAGGTTGGTGCAAGTTTTGAAGATATTTGTGATAAACTAAACCCAATTTCAGTTGCATTTTATTTGGTTCCTCTTGTAAATGCTACAATTAGAGTTGGTTCACAAGCATCTAAAGAAAAGATGGTTAAAGCTTTCTTGGATGGTAATCAATTAATTCCTAGCGAAAAGCGAGGACATAAAGGTGAAATGGATACAATTGCCAATGAAGCCGCACGTGAATGTGGTAATAATAGAGACCATCAAAATAAGATTAGAGACGATGTTTGTGAAAGAATGGAAATGAAGATTGCAAAAAATGATTTGCTTTCTAATCAAATTCTTTTTATTAGACTTGAGGATGAAGATATATTTCCTTCAGAGTTGAATGGACTTATCGCAATGCGCCTTGCAGACAAGCATAAGCGCCCAACTATTGTTGCACGACTTAATGATGAAGGTTATATCCGCGGTAGCGCGCGAGGAGTAAGTCAGAGTGAGTTAAAGGACTTTAGACGTTTTCTTTTAAATAGTGGATTAATGGAATATGCTGAAGGACACGATCAAGCTTTTGGAGTTTCAATTCCAAACTCAAAGCTTCGCGCCCTACACGATTTTGCTAATAAAGAACTTTCACATTTAAATTTTACCGAAAGTTGCTATGATATTAACTTTGAAAGAGAAGGTACTGATCAAGATATAGAAAAACTTATTAAAGAAATTGGAAGTACCGATTATATTTGGGGACAAGGTAATCCCCAACCAATTATTAAAGTTACTTTAAGAGATATTCCTAAATCTGCAATTCAAATTATGGGTAAGACAAATGATACAGTTAAAATTACAGTTAATGGTGTGTCATATATGTTCTTTAAATGTAAAAGAATTGATGAGTTTAAAAAATATGATAAAATGACCATAACACTTATTGGTCGCGCCAACTTAAATGAATGGTGCGGAAAGATAAGCGCGCAGATTATGGTTGATAACTTTGAAATTACAGACAGTATTCTTGATTTTTAAACTTGAAAAAATTACAAAATTATAGTATAATTATTATAGAAAATAGGTAAAAAGGAGAAATTTTATGATATATCCAGGTAGTCTTCACGGTCACACAGAGTATTCAAATCTTCGTCTCCGTGATTGTATTATCAAAGTAAAAGACGCATTTAAGAAGGCAGTTGAGTTGGATCATTCTGTCTTGGCTTTTACTGACCACGAAACAGTTTCTTCTTGGATTAAAATTGAACAAATAGCAAAGGACTTCCCTCAAATTAAAGCATTAAGAGGAAATGAGATTTATCTTTGTCGTAATGGATTAAACGCAGATAATTATAATAAAGATGTTGATAGATATTATCATTTTATTCTTATCGCGCGCGATCTCGTAGGCGCAAAACAGATAATGGAAATCTCAACTCGCGCGTGGATGCGTTCATATGTATCACGCAGTATGAGACGAGTGCCAACATATTATCAAGATTTAATAGATATAATTGGTTCAAACCCAGGACATGTAATAGGTAGTACTGCATGTCTTGGCGGATGTCTTCCCACTCAGATTTTGAGGGCACAGTCTAACCCCGCCTTATGGGATAAGATTGATATTTGGATTAGACAAATGGCACAGATTTTTGGAGAAGGAAACTTCTACTTTGAAATGCAGCCAAGTAACAACAAAGAGCAGATTCTTGTGAATAAGCAGTTATTGGAATTTAGTTTAAAGTACAACATTCCATATATTATCACAACTGACTCGCATTATTTGTCTAAAGAAGATAGATTTATCCATAAGGCTTATTTGAATGCTCAGAATGGTGATAGAGAGGTTGATGACTTCTATGCAACCACTTATATGATGGGTACAGAAGAATTAGAATCTTTCTTCCCTTATCTCACGAAAGAGCAATTAGATATTGCATATAGTAATATAAAAGAAATTGCAGATAAATGTGAAGATTTCTCTTTATGTAAACCCTTGCGTATCCCTGAACTTATGTGGCGCGCGATCAATACGTATGAGAATGAGTATGACAAATATGTAGAATATATGCCAACTCTCAAAAAGTTTATTGAATCTCCACATTATTCTGATAAATATCTTGTTAATGCGGTAATTGAAGGAATTAAAAAGCACGATGATTTGCAGAATGAAGAAGCATATAGAGAATTAGAGGACAATCTTCAGCGTACTTGGGAATCTTCTGAAGTAAATAATGCAAGATGGTCTGCATACTTCTTAAATCTTCAAAAGAATATAGATGAATGTTGGAACGCAGGTACAATTGTCGGTCCAGCGCGTGGTTCTGGTGGTGGATTCTTACTTCTTTATTGTTTGGATATTATTCAAATGAACACATTGCGCGAGACGACAAAAACCTTCCCCTGGAGATTTTTGAATCCTGCTCGTGTATCCGTATTGGATATTGACACAGATATTGAAGGTGGTAAACGAGCTAAGGTTCTTCAGCACTTAAGGAATGTATATGGTGAGGGAAGAGTCGCAAATGTTGCGACATTTCGAACTGAGAAATCTAAGTCTGCGGTTTTAACAGCAGCACGTGGTCTCGGTTTGGATGTAGATATCGCGCAGTATATCGCGTCTCTTATCCCAGCAGATCGTGGGCAGTTAAGAAGTCTCGATCAATGTATGTATGGTGATGAAGAACATGAGTGGGCGCCGATTAAGCAGTTTGTCCATGAAATGACAGTGGATTATCCTGAATTATGGCGTGTCGCACGAAATATTGAGGGTTTGATTTGTGGGTCTGGTATCCACGCAGGTGGAGTTATCTTCGTAGATGAACCATTCACAGAATCAACTGGATTAATGCGCGCTCCCGATGGTACGATATGTACAGCATTTGAGTTGCATGATGCAGAGGCAGCATCATTAATTAAAATTGACTTGCTTTCTGTTGAAGCAATGGATAAAATTCATAATTGTATTGATTTGTTGTGTGATTATGGATATGCAGAAAGAAAGCCAACATTAAGGGAAACATATGAGTCAATTGTTGGTGTATATAATCTTGAAAGAAACGATCCTAAAATGTGGGATATGGTTTTAACTCACAAGATTAACTCTTTGTTTCAGATGGAAAAACAAAGCGGAATTAACGGAATTGCATTAGCCAAACCTTCTTCTGTAGACGAGTTAGCCGTTTTGAACTCAGTCATTCGTCTAATGGCATCTGAACCTCACGCAGAACAACCACTTGATATGTGGGCGCGTTATCGTCGTAATATTAAAGAGTGGTATGATGAAATGGTGCGTTATGGGTTGAGTGAAGAAAATAGAGAATGGTTAAGTACAAATAATGCAATCACAAATGGAGTGTGTGAGTCTCAAGAGGGATTGATGTCTCTTTTGCAAGACGAACGTCTCGGTGGTAATGATTTAAGTTTTGCAGATAAATGTCGTAAGGCTATTGCAAAGAAACAAGGTAAGTTGTTTGAAGAGTGTGAAGAGTTCTTCTATAAAAATGCAAAAGAAAAAGGTTGTGATATGGTTCTCGCACATTATGTGTGGGACGTATTGTTAAAAGTACAAAGAGGTTATTCTTTCTGTCGCGCGCATACATTAGCATATTCTTTGATTGCGCTTCAAGAAATGAACTTAGCATATAAGTATCCTATAATCTTTTGGAACACAGCGTGTCTGATTAGTGACGCGGGCGGTGAAGAAGAGGAAGAGGAAGTTGATGAAGAGGCAATTGAAGAAACAAAGACAGAAGAGCCTTATTCTGAAGAAATGCCTTGGTTTGATGAAGATGAAGATGAAGAAGAATCTTCATATGACGAAGATGATGGTGAGAATGGTTGGCCAGCAACAATTGTAGTAACTAAAGATGGAAAGAAAAAGAAGAAAGCAAAAGCAACTAACTATGGAAAGATTAGTACTGCTATTGGTAAAATAACTTCTGCGGGAATTAAAATTGAACCACCGGATATAAATAAATCTTCTTATACTTTCGCGCCCGATATTGAAAATAATGCTATCCTTTATGGATTAAGTGGTATAACTCGTATTGGTGAAGATTTGGTTAAAACAATTATTAAAAATAGACCATATGAAGGAGTTGAAGATTTTCTTCAAAAGGTAAAAGTAAACAAACCACAAATGATTAACTTAATTAAATGTGGTGCGTTTGATGGTTTTGATGATAGAATTGAAACAATGCAAGAATATGTAAACTCAATTAGTGGTGCAAAGAAACGTATTACTTTGCAGAATATGGCGTCATTAATTGAATATGGATTAATTCCTGAAGAATATGATTTGCAGAGAAGATGTTTCAATTTTAACAAGTATATAAAGAAAAAAGAATTAGATAAGAATTATTATGAAATTGATGAAGTCAGTTTGAATTTCTTTAATAATTATTTATCATTAGATGATTTAACTCCAACGACTGAAACTGAAACAGGATTTAAATTAAGCAAAGCAACTTGGGATAATATATATAAGGCGCAGCAGAAGATAATTCGTCCCTTCGTACAGAAAAATGCAGATAATCTTTTAAAAGCGGTTAATGAACGTCTTACAAGTGAAGTCTGGGATAAGTATTGTAAGGGTAGTATTAGTAAATGGGAGATGGATAGTATCTCTTGTTATATTAGCGAACATGAATTAATTGATGCAAATCCTAAGGGCGCGGTTAAGTTTGATTTGTATAGCGAACTTGATGAAGAACCACAAATTGATTATATTGCCAACATTAAGGGTAAGTCTGTTCCTATCTATTTTATAAATAGAATAATTGGAACAGTTTTAGATAGAGATAAATCAAAGAAGACAGTTACAATTCTTACAACAGATGGAGTTGTAACGGTTAAGATTTATGGTGGTGTATTCCAGGTTTATGATAAGCAAATTAGTGAGCGTGGGGCAGATGGAAAGAAACACGTTCTAGAAAAAAGTGCATTCTCGCGTGGTAATAAAATTATTGTAACAGGTGTGCGTAGTGGAGAAACAGAGTTTTTGTGTAAGAAGTATAAGAAAACTCCATTCCACAGAGTAGAGTTAATTGAAGATGTTATAGATGGAAATTTGATAACTCGCGCACGTAATGAAGAGGAGGAATAATGAGTGTAGGTATAATGGATGGGGACTTCTCACAATACACTCTAGTCCCCTTCAACCTTGAAGCAATGAAGTTATCTGCTTGGTATAAGTCGCAGAGAGAGATTGTAGTTCTCTCTCGCGATTTTGTACCAGAGAACTTTAGTAAGTTTATTTACAGAAAGGACTATCTTGATGGGGAGTATCCCGATAATTTATTCGGGCATGATAATCTATCTTATGGCGGCCTCGCTTTTTCTAATGGGATTTATATCCCTATGGAGAAAGAAATAGAGATATGTCATCCAGATAGTTCTCTCTATAAGCGCGTTCAAGAAGATATAATGGCTACTGGTACGACAGAGCGCAAGAAGATTTATCAAAATCTAATGGAAGCCGAGCATGGAAGATTATCTCTTGATGGGCGCAACATATGGGAAGATTATAATAGACAATTCTACTTTTTAAGAAATTGTAGGAATTTAATTCTTCACGATAATGATTTGGGAAAAGTAAAGGGAGCCTATACGGAGATTAAAGACTTACTTTCTCGCGCCCGCACCGATGGATGGGCCACACGTATAGGTATGAAGTTCCCGGTAACCATATATAATGGAGAAGATCTAATCGATTGGTCTACTTTGCGAGTTAATAGTACATTCTATTCTCTTCAATTTAGAGGGATGATTGATTGGGATAGCTTCTATAAATGGACGGGGCGCACCAAGGAGCGTGCAGTATATTACCAAATGGAATATATGTGCGCAACGGATGATGCTCCATACTCTCAGAATGAATTTTTGGTAGATATCTTACCTCAAATTTATGAGCAGATTATAATTTTACGAAGTTGCAGGCTTTATTTTCCACTTAGATTTGAAGACGGATTTTTTGACGATCCTATGTGGGAAAAGGTTTTTCAGTTAATGAATCTTTATGCAAAGGGTATGTTTAAACTGCCCGAATCGAGATTTTTTCAATTATTTGGATGTCATAATACAATGCTTAATTTTGTTGAACATATGGATAAAGTTGGAAAATATATAAGAAAAGAAAAATTCTTGACGCCGCAAGAAGTTCATAACATACTTGATTTTGTAAAGTACAATAATCCGATTCTTTGGAAAAGTTTTAATGAAACTTGTTTTGAAACTCTAGGAGGAAGAATATATGACGCTATTGGAAATCAAGACTGAAATGGATGACTTAAATGAAAAACTTGCTGAAGCCATTCATAAAGCTTATTTCACTCTTAATGAAGAGACAAAAGAAATTTATGAACGCATTGATGAACTTCAAGCAGAATGTACACATGAATTTGATGATGGAGTATGTGTATATTGTAGTAAAATCAGAGAAGAAATGCCGGAGGACGCGAAATGATTACTCTATATACGACCCACTGCCCTAAATGCGTAGTTTTAGAAAAGAAACTGCGCCAAAAGGGAATTGAATTTATTATTGTAGAAGATATAATTGAAATGGAAAAATTGGGTGTTCAATTTGCGCCTGCGCTTAAGGTGGATGATCAACCTATTATGAATTTTACTAATGCAATTAATTGGGTTAATGCTCAACAGGAGGCTTAATGGATATATCCGTAAGATTAAATAAGAACTTCACTACTCAGTGGAATAAACTTCAGACTGAATATGGTGAGGAAATGGCACGACTCAATGGATTGAGTGATCCTCAGTTGAGTTATACCGATTTTATTGATAATTTTATTGATACAGAAACCGTGGCAGATGCATCCATTGATGGTAGCGCAAATGTTCATTCAAAGGATATGCGTACTTTAATGAATGAGATGCCTAAGCCGCACAGAAAGGTTTTATCTCTTAATAAAATCTATTATGAGATGAATAAGAAATACGGTTTCAAAGATGCGAATGAGTGGTTTAAAGAGGATTGGACCAAAGGCTTATATCTTCACGATGCCGATACCGCGACTTTTGTTCATTATTGTTTTGCATATGACTTAAAGGATTTAGCAGAAAAAGGTCTTTTCTTTATGAAGAACTTTAATGCAAAACCACCAAAGCATTTATCTGTCTTTGTAGACTTTATTAAGGAATATATTAGTTTTGCTTCAAACAGAAGTTCAGGTGCTGTCGGACTTCCAAACCTTATTCCATATATGTATTATTTTTGGAAAAAGGATTGTGAAAGTCATTATCTTGGAATGACAGAAGAATTCTTCGAAGCATATGCGCGTCAGCAGGTTCAGCGTTTTATTTATGCAGTAAACCAGCCTTATGTACGTGATGGTATTCAATCTGCATTTACAAATGTGTCTATTTTTGATGGTCCGTATCTTGAAGCGCTTTTTGGTGGCGCGGAGTTCCCGGACGGAACTTTTATGATAGATTATCTTGATGAAATTAAAGGGTTTCAAAAAATCTTTATGGAAACCGAAGCAGAAATTCGTAACGAGAATATGTTTACATATCCAGTCTACTCTGCTTCTTTATTAAGAGTAAATGGAAAATTCCAAGATGAAGAATATGCTAAATGGGTAGTAAAACAGATTTGTATTGTTAATATGATTAATGATAAAAATCAAATAAGTGGTTGGTATGATTCTAACTTCTTTATTGATGACTCTGTTACCTCTCTTTCTAACTGTTGCCGTCTTAAGTCTAATGTTGAAGACTTGGGCTACTTTAATTCCATTGGCGGTACTGCTCTTAAGGTTGGTTCTGTAAAAGTATCAACCATCAATCTTGCGCGCATTGCATATGAGTGTGATACAGAGCAGGATTACCTTGTTAGATTGCGCCACATGGTTGAGTTGGATTGTAAAGTATTGGATGTAGTTAGACATATTCTTAAACGTAATGTAGAAAAACGCTTACTTCCTAACTTTGAATATGGTCTTGTAGATTTTGAACACTTATATAATACAATTGGTATTATTGGTATCTATGAGACAATGAAGAAGTTTGGCTACACTAGAGTTGATGAATTTGGTAATACATTCTATACCGAAGCCGCAGACAGGTTTGGAAAGAAAATTTTTGATGTAATTCATAAGACAAAAGAATTATTCGCGCTTGATAAGGATTACAAAATTAACCTTGAACAAATCCCAGGCGAAAGTTGCGCGGCTAAACTTCAGAAGGCGGATGAAATGTTGTTCCCGGATAAGGTAGTGAAAGATCTTCCTCTCTATGGAAATCAGTTCATTCCTCTTGGTATTAAGACTACTCTTGTAGAGAGAATTCGTATCGCTAGCTTGTTTGACTCTTACTGTAATGGTGGATCTATTGCTCATATCAATATTGACGCACCTTTTGATAGTTTTGAAAAGGCATGGGATTTGATTAACTATATTGCAGATCAAGGATTAACATATTTTGCTTTTAATCCACGCATTCAGGCTTGCGAAGATAACCACGCATTTTATGGAGAAATTTGTCCTCAGTGTGGTAAGCCAATAGCAACTGAATATACTCGTATTGTAGGTTTCTTTACTCCAATTAAAACTTGGTCAAAAGAAAGAAAACAAGAATATGAAATGAGAATGTGGGAGAATTTAAATTTAAATGAAAAAGAATGACTCTTATGGAAGTGTTCCATTAAAAACTTTTAAACACGCGATTAAACAAATTGAGGATAATGCAAAAGTTTATAATATGACCGCGGAAGAAGTTGAAGAAATTCCAATTACATTTGAATATTTAATCGGCAGTTTCTTCCCTGAAGTTGTAAAGAATGTGCGGGATGAAGCCAACAAACAATATACAAAAGGATATCTTGAAGGACGTAAAGCAATGGAGGAAGAATTGAATGGTACTACGGGGAATGATCGTTGAAGATTTCGTGAATTACCGCCTACCTGCCATGTACCTAATCTTCCCGTTCTGTACATTTAAATGTGGTCGCGAGGTTTGTCAAAACGCAAGCCTCGTGGATGATCCACATTTAGTGGTTATAGATGCAAAAGAAATTTGCAAACAGTTTGTATCCAATGGGATAACCAAGGCCATTGTATGTGGCGGACTTGAGCCTTTTGACTCTATAGATGATTTAAAAGAACTTATTTCTACTTTGAGAAATGAGTTTTGTTGTCAAAATGATGTGGTAATTTATACCGGTTATACTGAAGAAGAAGTTTTAGCGGATGAAAAGAAAAAGGAGATTTTAGAATTTAATAATATCGTAGTAAAATATGGAAGATATATTCCAAATGAAACTCCACATAGAGATTGTGTTCTTGGTGTAAACCTCGCTTCTTCTAATCAATATGCAAAGAGGTATAATTAATGAAAATAGAAAATTTAAAAGTATACGATTTCGATGAAAGTATAATTGCAAGTGGATATGCAATGAGAACGGAACTTGTTGAGCGCGAGCCTGATGAAAAAGATATAAAGCGTGCAATGAATTTGACAAAGGCTTCAAATGGCAACGGCGCGCACGGTCAGTTTCTTACAGGAATTAGAGTCGCATTTGACCTAACTTGCACTAATAAAATGTGGGTTGAAGCAGAGCGTTATAGATTCCTTGAATTTGTAACTTCTCAATCTACAATGCATCGTATTGCAAAGTTTGATTTGGATAAGCAGTTTAATGAGTATACCGATCCGCGCAGTATAAGTATAGTGGAGGAATTAAGAGATCATTATAATGAGAATCCTACTCCGGAGAATTATCTTAGATTACTCTATTCCGTGCCTTCGGGATTTGAACTTACTGCGCGCCTTACGACAAATTATAGATGTTTGCTTAATATTTATGTTCAGCGCCATAACCATAGATTACCTGAATGGCGCGAGTTCTGTGAATATATGAAAGAAAATCTTCCTTATTTTAAAGAATTGCTTGAAGCATATTATTCTAAGGACGATGAAGTGGAAAAACTTAAAGAAGAAATCAGAATACTGCGCGAACAAAACGCCTCACTTCTTGCGGAACTTGCACAGTATGAAAATGATATAGATTATGATGATTTGAGATAAAGGAGAAAAGAAATGATACTTGAAACAACTACTAAATTAAAGGTCAATTCTGAAGATTTAGCCAAAGAAACTATTGAGGCATATAGAAAAGATGCTCTTGAAAAAGGTTATACTATTAAAAAGGCTGGTTATGAGTATAAGACTAAAAAGGCTAAGGGCGAGATTATAGATGAGAAATGGGTGGTTAGTGTAACTCAAATCTTTGGCGAGTTATGGGGTGAAGACTAATGGCAGATATAATTAACTTTAATGGGTTTGTTAAGCCCGAAGATGGAGAAAAAATTGCTCAGTCTATATATGAGGCGCAGCAGAAACCGATTGAAGAAGAAAGCGAATCAATTCGCCAATTAACCGCGCTTCTTGCGTCTACTTCTGACAAAGAAACCGATGAGTTTTCTGCTATTCTTCAATTACCGGAAGATCAATTTTCCGCAATTACTCCTTTCTTTCTTTCGGAGTTAGAACGTCTTTATAATTTGCCAGAGAATAAAATGCAAATGGCACGCATCTTTAATGCGAATGGATATACGCTTGAAGATTTAACTGATAGTTTTGACGAACTTAATGAATCAATAGAAGAACTTAGAGGCAATCTTTCTGATAAGAAAGTGGACTTCTTAAAAGAAACCCTTAGCGTAATTTATACCGCTGTTGCTGGATGTGAAGGAATTGCAAAAAGAATTGTAGCAGTTCCCATTTGTAAAGAAGGCGAGGTTAAACTTCCTGAGTACAAAACAGATGGCGCGGCAGCGATGGACGTATGTTCAACTGAAGAATATACTGTTAAGCCTGGTGAGCGCGTATTAGTTAAAACTGGAATTAAAATGGCAATTCCTCAAGGATATGCAATTCTTGTCCAACCAAGAAGTGGTATGTCATTAAAAACAAAACTCCGTATTGCCAATACTCCCGGTCTTATAGATTCGGATTATCGTGGAGAAATCGGAGTTATTATGGAAAATGTAGATCCGCCTATCAAAGGAATTTTCTTCGACGAGGAAGGTAAGATTCAATCTATTGAATTTGGTTCTTCTTACACAATCGGTAAGGGCGAGCGTATCGCGCAGTTAAGATTGGTAGAAGTTCCAAAAGTAGCCTTCTTTGAAGTAGATAACCTTGATAACTATGAAACCGAAAGGGGCGATGGTGGCTTCGGGTCTACGGGGAAGGCTTAAGTGAAATTTAAAATAGAAGATATAAGAGCCGAACTTGAAGAAAAAGGTTGGAAAGTTTTATCTGAGAAGTATAATAATTTAGACGAGATAATGGAATTTGAGTGCGCGAACGGTCATAAAGTTTATGCACCTTATAAAAAAATTCGATCTAAACTTGAATGTCCGGTATGTAAATCCAATCCGACCTACCAAGAACCAACTCACGTAGTTCCTAAATCCTCAAATGTAAAACGTGTAATAGGACTTGATCAAGCAACACAGGTTACGGGATATTCTATATATGATGGAGATAAATTAATCACGTATGGAACATTCCAAGCGACGGGCGCAAAAGAGATTGAAAGAGATATACAGATTAAACAATGGTTATTGTCTTTAATTGCTATATGGAAGCCTGATTGCGTAGGTATTGAAGGTATCCAATATGAAGAGAAAAAGGGAGTGACCACTTTTGAAACTCTCGCACGACTTCAAGGTATCTTAATGGCAACTATGGTTGAATCTGGTCAAGATTATATTATATGTCATACCGCTAAATGGCGCGAGCATTGTAAAGTGAAAGGAAAAACGCGCGCAGATAAAAAAGCATCAATGCGCGCGATCGTTAAAAGTTGGTATGATATAAATGTAACTGAAGATGAAGCAGATGCAATAGGAATTGGAAAATATACTTCCAATAGTTATAATAAAAACTTTAATTCTACCGGTTTCGAATGGTAATAAAAAAGAGACTCTCGAAAGAGTCTCTTTTATTTTTATTCAACTTTCAAAAACTTTCCAAGAATTTCGAGTTGAGGAATTGTGAGTTCAAGTCCGTCTACCGAAGCAAGATCTTCAAGAGTAAGATTTACATCAGGAGCAGTAATCTCTGTCTGATACAACTCACTAATTTCATTATTGCAAAGTTCCTTTTTCTCTTCTTCGACTTCGATACCTCTGCCGTCTGGAGTAAGAATAGGATTGCCTTCCTCGTCCTTCTTTGCATAGCTATTAACGATTTCCTTAATACGATTCTCAAAGAATTCGTTATCAGACTTTACAGAATTATAAATTTTCTGAAGTCCATAAGCAACCTTAATCGGAAGTTTCATTGAACTTAATTCATTATATACTGATTGAAAATTTACAGCATCAACTAAAATCATTTGGCAAAAGCCTCCTATATTTATTCTTTAATTATATTATAATCTATTTTTAAGATTTTTGCAAATTTTGTATTTCTTTTCTCAACTCAGAAATTTCTTTTTCAAGAGAAGCAATTTTATTCGTGTAAGATTTTAAGAAATCTTTGTAATGCGCAAGATGTAACATAGAGATTTCTCCATATGCAACAGAATATTTATCCGACTCTTCATTATAAGATACACAAGCAAGATTAGAAAGGTTAGAATCTTTAATTGCTTGGACTACTTCCTGCGCGATCACACCAAGGTGAGTGCGTTGAGATACTTCGTTTATGAAGTTATAAGACTTAACTTCAATTCTATCAAAGAGGTCTTTGAAGGAAGGAGAAAGAGTTGAGATATTACTCTTAAGGCGCATATCGGAGTCTACAGTTGGTTGGTTTGAAGTGGTTAAATCTCTAAAATAAGCATGGCCCCAACGTGTAGTATCATCACCAATATGACTATACGTAGCGGTTACAGGAGTTAAAATTGTAGCATTTAATGTTGTACTATTTAATGTTGTACTATTTAATGTTGTACTATTTAATGTTGTAAAATATCCATTATTCCAATAGTTATTACTATCTCCTATATGCCCCGTATTATCAGTCGGAAGAATACTCGTAGCTGTAACATTAGTGGTAGTGGTATTTATAAAATATCCTGTGGTCCACCAATGTGCATTATCTCCAATAGTTGGTGCGGCAAGATTATTACCACCTGGCATTAATTTCTTTGTGGCAATAGTTACAGATTCAACTGCACTTGCTGTAATGTCTACACTACCATAACTAATAAAATTAAGAGCAGAATAATCTCCAAAAACTGCAATTTTAATTGAACCACTTGGCTCAAGTTTTAAATCTGTTGACCAAATATTACCATTATTTATATATAAATTATGAGTACCATCACTACATTTAATTTCTAAACCCGTATTAGTAGAAAATTTAAAATAGTTGTTTGTATTTTCATAAATTAATATACCAGAAGGATTGTTACTATCACCCGCATCTAAGCAAATACCAACATGGCTAGTATCTGTAAGATCTTCCGCGCCATGATATAACTTATTACCCTTTACATACCATCCGGCAATTTTAGAAGTACCATTACCACTTACTGTAATATTCGTAGCAGTAATCTTAGAAGGCCATGTAACTTCAGAAACAGCGTTAGAAATAATCTTTGTAATATCTACACCATCGATATTAACATTATTAACTCTTAAATTTCCTTCACTATCAATAGTACATCCACCAATTACACCACCGGCAGCATTAATATTTCCAGCATATACATTACCAGCGCTATCTACGGAAAACTTTTCAGTATCATTATACTTAAACTGCAGAACCTTATCAGTAGAAGTACTAGTAGGTGGAACTAACTTAACAAAAGAAGAACCAATAGTAGCAGATATACCATCATTATTAATATCCCAATTGCCTAATTTACCACCAGCTTGAGCATTAATAACGCCAGTAATACTTACATTACCTGCCTCATCTGCTCTAAATACTTCATTTGGTTGCCCTTGAACATCTTGGCAAATAGAAATACCATAATGCTCACTGCCATCTAAATCTCCAATATAGATACTACCTTCATTATCTCTTGTATGGTGGAACATAAATCCTTTCCAAGTAAGAGCAAATTTAACCCCAGCCGTAGTATAAATATCATCTACACTTGTAGGATTAAAATTTTCCGTATCTAAATCTTGGAATCCATATATACCAAATCTATCAAATCTAACGGCTTTAGTATAATCATAACCCGTAATAGGAGGCGCGCCTGAATATTCGCCTTCATATGTTTCTACATTATATGCGTTAATTCCACTCGCATCCCATCTAAATGCAGGTTGCGCGCCATTATATACTTGGATTAAAGCAGTATCAATCTGTCCGGCGCGAAGCAAATGCGTATTAATTCCATCTTCAGGACTAATACCTAACTCCCAAGTCTCACCACCATCGCGCGACATATAAATTCCACCACTAATAATTCTCACAATATTATTAGGAGACTTCTTATTAGTAGATGTAATACCATTGTCACCAATTTCTACTGTCTCATTAGCAGCATTAGTCACTCTAATCGCGTTCTTATCAAAACTTGCTTGAAGGAAATCAGTATTTAATGTGAGTTCAGGAGTAACCATATCTGCCGCGCGATCATATGCACCAGTAGAGAATTTAACCGACTGAACAGTAGCAGTAATTCTACGGAATAAATCTTGGAACTGAGTTTTCTTTGTTTGTACTTTAATCGTATTCTTAGAAGGATTATCTAATACAGAAACAAGCTCTGTAATTACAATCTCCTCTTGGTATGGAGTTTTGATTCCGTTTTTAACTACATAACCAAAGAACTCAGTATCCTCAATATAGGTTTTATCCCCTAAATGACATTCATATCCCTTATACTCATCAAGAGCCGCAAGATCAATTACTTTTACATCATAAGTAACTTGTGGTTGACAAGAATTATATAGAGTAGAAACTGCATCAAGATAATATTTTTCATGGTCTACATAACTCTCATCTATCCATGTACCTTCTTGAATATAACGATAATACTTATTATAAAATTCTTTATCCTTAGCTTCAATTATATCAACAAATACTTTGCGTTGATCGATAAGATCATTAAGTTCCGCTTCATATCCATCATATAAAGACTTAGGAGATTTAGGATCATCACTCAAAACTTCCATATACTTCAAATACTCATTTTGAAGAGTTGTAATTGAAGCAATAAATGCTTGAGTTTCTTTATAAGAAGTTTGTGATTTGCAGAAACCTTTTTGAGTACTTCCGTTAATCTGAACTTCTAAGTTTTCTCCATTAAAACTACACCATGCTTGAAGATGTTTACCATCTAAGAAATTAAGTCTATCGGCCGCTGGTTCATAAGTAGGACTATAACGAGGACTCATACCCTTCTTAAAGTCTTCATATTCACAGTCAAACTTACTAACACAAAGCTCTTTAGAATCTTGAATTTTCTGCGCTGCAGCCTTTGAACCAACTTCTGCTTCAGTGATCTGTGTTTTTAAAGGATAAAGAATTGAATTAATTTCTTCTATCTTTGCAGTATAGTCATCATACTGTTTTGATGCGGCAGAAATTACTTTATAATATCCAATTCCATTCGTATCATCCCACAAGTCATAATATAACTGTTGTGCATCTAATAATCCCGTATTTATATAATTATCAAAATTAAATAATGCGTTTTGTTTTGTAGGATTACTTTGCGCCAAACCAACTGCACAGAAGCCGTTAGGCGCATATTTATTCTTATTATTCTTTACAATTAATTTAGTTACAATAGAAGAAGAAACTAATGTTCTCTGTATTGAATTTAAATTGACTCCATATCTGAATCCAGCATATTGAGGTTGACCAACATATTTATGTAAGGTAATATATTTACAAGGACGATACTTCCCACTACCGACCGGCCATTCTTCAAACTTCACACTACCATCTGCATTATGAAGAATAGTAAAACGCGCCCAACATTCAAAAGTTTCACAGATTGTTTGAATCAAATTAAAGTAATTAGATTCTTTTGCAGTAATAGATAAGATTTTTTGGGAATTATCATTAGTTTGAAGTTTATAATTATATCCCAAAAACTCTTGTTCTGAATTTGCATCACAGCACCAATTAATTTTCTCTTTATCCGTTATGTCAACATTATCACTAGGTCTATAACCCTTATATCTTGTATTAATCTGTATATCATATGTTGGCTGACTTGTAGCAATAATTGGCTGATTATTTGGACCTAAAACTTCTCTATAAATCCAGGCTTCTTCAAGATATATATATCTCATACCCGAAGGAATTTTAAAGAATATACCTATTTTTAAATTCTTTGCATCTGCTTCGGTTATATCTTGCGCACAAGTTGCAATTGCATGAACATATTGCCCACTTTGTATAACAGAAAAACTATTAAATTCAAATAAAGTCGTAAGATTAACACATGCACCATTTTCATTAATCTCATATGATGCAACTTGTACTGTTCCATTATATGAGGATAGAGTTCCCAATCCATCAGCCGCTGGATCTATTTCCGAACTCATAATTTTAGCGCGCAGAATACAATGAAATTTTTGTCCTGCAGAATAGGACTTAATTTGAACACGGTTATCAAACATTCCAGTGTTAAATCCGACGCTATTTACATTTGGACAATCGATTTTAATTAAAGGAATATAGTTTTCTACATTTGAAATCGCTGTAGAACCGCCTACACTATTTTGAAAAATTGTAATAAGGTCTGGCGTACTTACTACTTCTACCTTAGCAAGATTGGTACCGGCAGTAGCTAATGTACTGCCCTTCCAACCGCCGGTAGATCTAAAATCCTTATAGTTAGAAATGCAGTTAAGTATATTCTCTCTCGCATCAGTAGCAAGTTCAGTATATACATATACTTCTTCATCATTAGAATCTGTATATATATCTACATACTTATCAGTGAGGGGATCATACTTAGTTTTCTTACTAATTACATAACGTATACCTCTATACTGTTCACTTACATTTCCAATAGTAAAGAGAGTAATTCCACCTAAACCAATATTATATCCATAACTTGCGGCAGGACGAGTAATTTCACTATTTCTAATTAAGAAATAACTACCATTAGTAATATTGCGTTCTGAATCAGTAGTGTATTGTCCATTAGAATTATAGATAAACTGAATATCTCCTACTTCACTAGTAGTAGCGACAGAATAAAATACATAAATCTTATCCCCGCTAGGAATATTCATCAATACCGGTTGTGCGCTCAACTGAGTTCCATTAGCATCACTAACTGACATAGTATATGTATAGAAAGACGCGCCAGTGCTTGTGTATTCGAATAATGCTTCTTTTGTCTCCTGAATAATACAATCAGATTTTACTGTGCGCCCCTGATCATCAACGATATTATTTCTTTGAGTCGTCTCGTCTATATATCCATTACTATCAATTAACTGCCAGTTAGTATCTTTTACCACCGCCTGTCCAAGTTCGGGCGCAGTACCTTGATTATTTTTTAACTGTGCATCAAACTCTAAGTTAAAACCATTCTTAGAAAGTTCAATTATATGACAGCACTCTAAGGCATAAGTAAAGGTATAAGTAGAAGATTCTTCTCTAATATCTTTAATTAAAAACTCATACCATTTATTTTTATATAAAAGTTTAACTTTTCTTTCATTAACCATATAAGGAATGAAAGGATTATCTACTAACCCACCACCATCATTATACTTATAATACATTTTAAAGGTGAGCTTATAAGAGCCATTTACACTCTCGGTTAAGTTTTTATCAAAAGCCATAATTGGCGTATCCATTGTATCAGATGCAATTATAGCAATTTTTTTCTCTCTAAAATAAGGTAAAGTATCCCCATTATTATCTAAATGAGTATCATCCCAAATAGAAATTTCATAAGGTAATTTACCAAAATTATCCATTCTCCTTTTCCTCCTTAAAGATAACGAAATCTATAAAATACTCCGTCTATATATGGGAGTATCTCTATAGTAGAAAATACCAAAGTAGTCTCACCAATTGGCGCGGTTATAAAATTTCCACTAAAATACTGAAGGTAAGAACGATAGGTATTTCTATAAGACTCATCTTCTCCATTTACACTATTAATATTTGTATCTATATTTACATATTTATCTTGCGCGGCTTTTAGTTTAGTATCTGACTTATCTCTACTTATCCCATTCCAAGTCAAAACTCGAGTGGGGTCTTCCTCAGTCGATAGCGCGCAAGGAACTATGTAATCATCTATAAATCTTAACCGTATTGAAATCGGCATTGGAACATCACCACTATTATAAATCTTAATTTTTACCTTTCCATTTTCTACATAAGGTTTATTATACTGTCCTTCTTCTTGTATATCACTTGCTTCTTCCCATAATTCTTTATTTATAAAATTATTAACTTCATCTTCAAATTCAACTTTTCCATCTGCATCTTCGTCATATACAATCTGACTAGTATCTGTAGGATCAGCAATATATCCGCTCTGCATTACAGTTCCATCATTAACTGTTTGCTGCCACTCTTCTAAATTCGCTTTCTCAAAATTATCTAAAAAATTAAATCTCGAAAAAGCATAGGGAGTTCTACATACAAACTTTAATTTTGCCTCTCCACCATACCAACGCTTGCCATCATTTTCAAAAGATACATATTTTAAATCAACTGCGCCACTACCTTTTGCCATATAAACTTTATATGGATTTTCATCAAAAATTAAAGGGAATGGACTTTTGGTTTTATAAAATTCTGAAAAGCGTCTAAATTGAAGTTCAGTTAAATCTGCGAAAGCAATAGAGATTTCAAATTCATACTCTCCATATTTTGTATTAAAATAAATATCAAAATCAGTTCCAGGCACATCTACTTTCGTATCCTTAATTGAAGGAGTGAGTAGATATGTATGTCTATTTGATTCTGATACGCGATAAATACCTAGAGTTGAACTATGAATTCCGTTAAAAGTAAAACCGGTAAATTCATCATTTCTAATATACATATCCACTCCTTTTGGGGTAGAGATTTTCAATCTCTACCCCTAAGTAAATTTTTTAATAAGCAAATCCACTAATGAAATTTACATTTCTGTATTGACTATCATCAAAAATCGCTTGTTTAACTCTTTCAATCGCGCGATCAACATCGTAATCATTACTAATTTCATCTACGTTGACTTCTACGTTAAAGTAGTTATCACCGCCACTGACTGCGCCATTGCTCTTAGAAATTGCATCTACACCATTTACTAAGTTGAAGAAGGCGCGAGTTTGATCAGAGTTAAGCACATATTCAGGTTTAGAAGGAGTACCATCAAGCCATGCGGGTCCGGTTTGGGTATTGAGACCACCGGTTGCATATTTTTTATACTTTCTAATATACTCTAATGATTCCTTATTATCGAGATCATATTTCTTCTCGTTTAAGAAAGTAGTTAATACACTTAATTGATTAACAGATAATCCATCTAATTTTTCACCAATTTTGACTTCTAGTTCTGCTCTTGAGCGGCCATAACGACTTAAGTTCTGCTCAATACCAGTAATTAAATCAGCTTTTCCAGCAGGATTGCCTACTCCAGTTGACTTAGGTAAAATGTAATCTTTTAAATACTGATATAAATTATCAAGAGTTTTCTTAATATCGCCTAAAGTTTTTCCGCTACCAGAAGAACTATCATCTTCTTTAGGATTATAATCTTTAAGAGTTACTCTTAAATAATCACCCAAATCAAGAACATCATTACCTAACGCGCCAGTCTTTTCTAAAGTGGTCTGTAATATATTAGACTGACTTTGAACTTCTTCTAATGTTCCCTTAGCAGCATTATACAAATTACCATCATTAAATAATTTTGCTAATTTTCCATTTTCATCAAATTCTTCTTCCATATTCTCACGTTCTAATTTAGATAATTCTTGCCAAGTTTCTGCATCACTAATGAGTTCTTTTAGCTTTCCACCATCATTATCAAAGAAATTTTCAAGTAATGGCCCAACCGTTTCCCAAATCGCGCCACTTTCAGTCCATTTAGCCAACTGAAAGTTAGCAATATCAATCTGTTCTTGTCTCTTTTCGGCAGCAAGTTCATTGTCCTCTTGCATCTTTTGAAGCGATTGATCAATAAGTGCATCACCATAAGATAATGTATCTTTCTCAATCTCTTCTTGAAGAGAAAGAATTTCAGTTTGATTCGCACCCGACGTATCTCTCTGTAAATATGCAAGTTTTTGACGTTTCTTTTCAATTTCTTCTTGCTTATCTGTGTTCTCTCTAATGCGTCTCGTTTCATCAATTTCGTCTCTCATCGCATCAAGGAGTTTAGACTGCTGATTAGTAATTGCATCATTAACTTGTTCAAGAGTTTCAATCTCACGCTCGCGTTCAGTCACAAGAGCATCCTTAACTCTATTCTGCAAATCAATAAGTTCTTGTTTACCACGTAACTGGATTTCTTTTACTTCATCTTCAATTTCTTCAAGAGATTTATTAGATTCCTTAATCTCATTTGCAAGTTCGGTAAGTCTACTTACAAATGCTTCAAAAGCAGAACCCTGCTCTTGGCTCCAACCTTTCTTATCTAATTCTTCATATGCAACCTGTACCTGTCCAGTAAGAGGATTCATAGATACATATTTTGCATATTCTTTATAATTAGATAGAAGAAGTTGCGCCTCTTCAGTAGCCTTCTGCCCCTTCAAACTTTGAAGACGCGCTTGTTCCTGGAGATTATCAAGTTCTTTCTTAGAGATATTATATAAGTCTTCAGCAGATTTAGCAGTATCTTCTACAGCAAGTTTGTATTTACGTTCAAGACGCTCGCGCTGGTAAAGAGTTTTATTGATTTGTTCGGTTATATTCCATAACCAATCATAAGGATTTTCCCAAGGATTTTTCTTTTTATCTTTATCTTTGCCAGCATCTTCCGCAGCTTTAAGTAAATCCTCTGCATTCCAGAATTTGAAAGCATTATCCATAATGGTCCCCATTCCAGCACGTTGGAGTATATAAGCTAAATCAGTAGCATATTCAGACCATTCTTCTAAACTTTCTGTTTGTAATTCTTTAAGAGCATTAAAACCATCTTCGGAACTTATAACAATTAAATCTATGATACCTTGGTAAGCTTCTTCAGAACCTTCTGAATATGCCTTAAGCAATTCAGCATAATTCTGAGTGATTTTCATCTTTTCTAAGTCATCTAATTCATCATAAATTTGAGGTAATGTAATTCCTAAGCCATTTAAAGCTTCTTCTACATCTTTTACATCGGATAAAGAATCAACAACGCCTTCATCAAGAAAATCTAATTTAGAAGTTATATTGCTCATTGATTTAGACATTATATTAAATGATTTAGATAATGCAGAATGTGCTCCTAATTCACTAGCAAGTTCTTGAAAGTCTTTTTTTATCGCTTCAGCTTCTTCTCCACCATTTTCCATTATTTCAATATATTCACGAAGTTTATCTACTTTAGACTTATCTATATTTTCATCTTCATAAAGATTGTTATATAATGCCCAAGCTCTATCCTTATCAAAATTACCATTTTCAAATAAATATTGTGAACTAGAAAGATGACCTGTATTATATTGCTGCTCTAATAAAATTTGTCTATTTTTATATTCGGGAGAATCAACAACTGTTTTATATTCATCTCTTTTATTAATTAATAACTGTAGCCACTCTTTTAATTGATCTGTTGTTGCACTTAATACATCATAAACTGGTTGTCCAATTAGATGTGCGTTTTCTAAGATAAATTGTCTCAAATCTTCACTTTCATTACCTAATCCAGTATAACTGTTATAATAACTTGTCTGTTTTTTATAATCGTCTTTAGAGCCAAAATTATTAAATTCCTCATTTTTTTCAAAGCTCGCAACAATAGCTTTGTGAGTTTCATCAGTCATAGACTTAAAATATGAATCCATGCCTTTTTCATAAGCTTCTGCTCCACCCTTTAATAAATAATTTCCTTCATTATTCATTATAAAAGCATTAGGATCAAAACCTTGTTTAAGCATTTTTTCATATTGCTCTTTTGTAAAAGTATTTTTAAATTCCCCTAACTTAATCGATTGTAATGTATTAGCAAATTCTACAATTTGTTCTGTTAAAGTTTTTAATTCAACTTTTCTAGTAGCCTCTCCCAAATCTTTCATCTGATTAGTAAAAGTATCTATCCAAGGAACATTACCATTTTTTTGTTTAAGAGCGGAATTTAAGCTTTCTATCCAATCAAGTGAACTTGGATCAAAACCACTAAATACTGCACTTAAAAAATCATTTATATCTTTAGGATCTATGTTTTCTAAAGCAGCACTAAGAGCATCCAAATAAGCTTGAGCACCCTCTTCACCTTGCATATAATACATTTTTCTAATAGTATCTGCTAATTGTGCGCTTTGAGTAGTATCAATTCCAGAGAAACCTTCTGTAAAATCATTAAAAATCTTTTTCAATTTCTCAGAAACCAAAAAAGGTAAAGTATCTAATTCTGTAAATTGTTTAGTAAAATCTTTTTTATTTCTATTTTCTCTATCTTGGTCTTCTTGCTCAGCTCTTTTTCTATCTTCTTCTAAACTTTCATAATTATTTAAAAAGTCTGATGCAAGTTCTTTGACTTTTTCCGTAGTAAGCATGTCAGGATTATATCCTTTATCTCGTAAAAAACTTTTAAAATTGTTAATCATAGTTTTTTCTTCTTTTGAATAAACTTCATAATTACGCATAAAATCCCCTTGAAGTTTGCTTATTGCTCCTAAAACTTCTTTTGAAATAGAAGGAACAGAATAAGACAATCCCGAAGGAACAGCTTTTTCTACTAATTCATCAAAATTTGAAAAAACACTAATAAATTTGGCCAATTTATCAAAATATTCTGCATTTCCCAAATTTCCATATTCATTTTGTAAGTCTTTTGCTTTTTGAAAATTGTTTGCTTGTAGCGATTCAAATTCCTCTTTAGTTAAAAGATTTAATTTTCCTGATAAAATTTTGTTAATAATATCTTGTTCTTCTTTAGATTTACTTTCTGCGTTTTCTTGTGCTTTTTTCTGAGCATCTCTATCAGCTAAACGATTACCAATTTCTTGTTCCATGGTTTTTCTTTCTCTCGCCCATATACCGAAAAATGCTTTATCTGCTTTTTCAGTATAACGATCAATAGAAGTTTGAAAATCAGTAATTCCCATACTTAAACCATATAAAACAGCTAATTGTTCACTTTCATATTTAGATTCATAATAACCTAACTCTTTAAGAGTCTCTCGCCAATCTCCTAATCCATATTCTTTAGCTAATTCACTCATACGTTTTTGGTATTCTTGATTATTTATATAATCACTACCTTCACGCAAACCACTTCTAATACTTTCGGCTAAATCTTTGTCTACAGTATAAGACATTCTCGCTTTTGCTGCCATATTAGTATCAGGATTAAGTTGATCAATAGAAGCAGACAACGCATCTATACTTGCATTATTTTCATCAAGTACTTCTCTATTTTCAATTAAAGAAGTAATAAGATTAACCGTTTCAGAAGCATTTAAATTCAATTCAGAACTTAAATTTTGTATTCTCATATCTGACTCTAAATATTCTAATAAAGATTCTTGATCTAACTTACTTAAATCATAATATTGCTCTCCAGTAATATTAAAGGTTTTTATAATTTCTTCACGTCTTTCTATTCTAGTATTATTATTTACTTTTACCTGCTGTTTTAATTGTTCTTTTTGTAAATTTAAAATTGCTTTTTCTTGTTCTTTAGCCAATTGGTCAAAACCACTTTGATCAATTGTAAACATACCAAACATATCTTTTTGGACGTATTTAGCCAATTTAGGATATTCTTGTATTAAATTCAAAACTTCTTTATTTACTTCAACAAGCTTTTCTTTCCACTCATCGGTTCCAATTACTAAATCTTCCATTTCTGAAACTAAAGAGCTATAACTTTCTGAAGAAACATTTATATCATCAAGACTATTTTTTAATTCCTCTACTGAATTTTTATAATTATCAAGCGCCTCTCTATCACGTTTAAAGACTTCTTCTTGGCTATTAAATTTAATACTTTTTACAATAGAGGCTATTGCAGCAATAGTGCCTATAATTGCTCCTATAATAGCAGCAATAACACCCAATTTTATCGCTATTGAACCTAATCCCGAAGCAAAATTCTTTAAGCCACTTGCATTTTGTGTTAATACTTGCGCTCCAGTCATAGTACTTTGACCATTTTGAGCCATCGTTGCGGCGTATGCTTTTTTACTTCTATTATAAGCTCCTAAATTAGTTATAGCTTGTATCAAACCAACTTGTTGAGAAGCACTACCATCCGCTGGAGTAGCAACTAGACCATTATTAATTTTTGCCGCTAATCCACCTTTTACGCCAATCCCTTTTCCAGTTAAATAGGCTAAACTAACTCTACCTACCTTACCCAAAGTTCTTAAACTAACAACAAGTATTCCAACCCTTGCTGCAGCTCCGACAAAAGAGCCACCCATTTTATCTATTGTTTTTGTAAGTGAATTTAAAAGCTCTATAATTTTTGTGCCAGTTTCAAGAACAAATTTAGAAGTATTACTCTCTAAAATACCCATAGAAAAAGTATTCCAAGCATTCTCTAAAGCATTTAACTTTGTTTTCATAGAATCCAAAGTTTTTTCAAACTGTTTTTGACTTGCACCAGCACTATTATTCGCTTTAGCAACGAGATCAGTAGTATGTGCATAATTTTGCATCATAGCAATAAAACGAGACTGCTGACGAGAACCTGCTGCAATTGTAGCAATATAACGTTGAGTGTTCTTATCAAGACTATCCCATTTGCTTGCTAACTCCAAAAATACGTCATCCAAATCACGGAATTGCCCCTGAGTATCTCTTAATGCAATACCAACAGAACGTAATGCAGTTTCAATTTTATTTGCATCTACTACTTCACCATCAATTTCTCCAATTTCACTAGGAGACTTTTTCAATTCTTCAAAACGCGCGATAATTGTTTTAAGAGCAGTACCAGCCGTATCTGCAGACTCACGAGTTGTCTCAATAATCTGTGACAAGAAAGCAGCAGTAGTTTCAAATTCCATACCTGCACTATGAGCAATAGATGCAGTTTTTGTCATGGCAACGGAAATTTCATTCACGTCAGAAGCAGTAATAGCCGCTAATTGAGAATAAACATCATTAACTCTCTGCGCGCTTGCTTGATTAATTTCCATGTTAAAACCACGCATGGCAGATGTCATACGGTCAGTAGCTTCAGCCGCGTTAAGAGATGCAATACGTGCCATTTTCATAGTTTCATTAGAAACTTGCATAACTTGATTGGTTTTTAAACCTTGCTGATAATAAAGTGTATCTGCTTCATATACTTCTTTAATTGCTGCACCAAGTGCGTTAGCACGTTTTGTATATTCAGGCAATCGTTTCCAATAATCTCCAACAGTTGGATCGGTAACAACTGCCATCTTTGTCATTTGCTCATCAAGTTCTTTAATAGTCGTAAGAGCATTATTAACAGCTTTACGAATTATGCGCATAATTCCATAAAAACCAGTAAAATATTTGATGCGATTAGCTATCGCTTCTACATCATTCATTTGTTGGTTTTGTTTTCTTTGCGCATCAATTAAATCATTGGTACTAGTTTGAGTAGCTTTATTAGCTTGTCTCAAACCACCAAGATGAGTGATTAAATTATCAACTCCGACTACGGCTTTATTTTGTATTGCATCATGGACTAAATTGATTTTTTCTTGAATTTGGTCAATTCCACTTTTTTCAGTGATATTACTAATATCTACTCCAAGACGCTGAGCAATTACTTCAAAATCTTTCCATTCTTGCGTATTAAAAGTATTAGAAAAATTTCCTTTATTAGTATTAATTAAAGCTTCATAATCTTTAACAGATTTATCAAGACTATCCCATTTTCCTTGTAAGACTTCTACTTCTTTTTCTGCTTTAGCAAAAGCATCACTCTTAGCTTTAAAATCAAAATATTTTTGTTTTAAATTATTAAGAGTTCTTAATTTTTCTTCTATCTTATTTAATTGCTCAATTTCTTCTTTTGTTCGTTGAATTTCTTTTCCATTTTCATCCGTCTTTTTAAAGGAGTCCATAACAGCTTTTATATTAATTAAATTAGGATTTTCAACCTTTAAAAGATCTTTAGACAAGCCTAGGGCAGCACCAGCATTATTAAATTGCATATTTTTTTGCATAAGTCCCCATTGCGAAGCCAATGCCTTCCACTCTGTTTCATATGCTTCTTTTGTATATTCTTGTATTCCATATTTATTTCTAATTCTTGTTAATTGGCCCTGAGCAATTGATTTATCTTTTTTTGCAGCAGCAAGCTTCTTTTCAATTTCAAATCTTGCTTCCTCGTCTTTAGTTTGTTCTTGTGATAAACGAGTAATTTCTGCTTGTATCTTTTCGTTTTCTTTTAATTGTTCTCCAAGTTTTTTACTATAATCTAAAGCAGTTTGAAAATCTTTAATTTCATTATCATCTAATATATTAATTCTTAAATCTTTATTCTTTTTAATTTCTTCAAGCTTAGAAATCATTTCATCTAATTCTGTATCCGCGCGTGAAAAATCAGCAATAAGATTTTCAGCACCCCATTCAGAACGAATTGGACCAGAAGCCGTATTCTGTATACGAGTTAAAATTTTATTTAATTTATTAAAATCACCTAATAAAGACTGACCAAGGTTACCCGTATTAAATATATTACTAATCGCATTCTTTGCCTGCTCAGTGCCTTTCAACAAATTAGTAATATTGGTATTAATATCAATAGTAAAAGTAGTATGCTTATTACTACTCATCTTTCTCTCCTCCTAAAAAATAGTCAGCACCATATACTAGTGCTGACTATATATCACTATCTATATCATCCTCAAGGAGAATTATATCTAAAACTCTTTTCGTTCCTCGATCCTCAACCGGACAAGCCACTCCTTGAAATACTCCTACTACCGGATTAGCATCTTGTCCAAGCCTCATAGATAAGTCAGACACTAGCTTTAACTTAGGAATTATAATAATTCCTGTTTTAGTTTGTCCTGTTATATCGTCCTTTACTCTCGTTTTTCCTTCTAATAAGAAGTATCTATTTTCACTAAATGGTTGCCCAATTCGCAATAACATAGAATTTTTATTATACTCTGTATAAAAATCTATAATAACTTCTTTAAAAGGAGTTTCAATAGATAATGTATTACTATCTATTAAACTATACTCAATCGGTTTGTAATCCGTATCATAAACGAAAAAAGCAAATTTTTCGCTAATCGCATCTTTTGTTTTTACAATCCCTTCTTCATCGCTCTCAAGACGTTCGCGCCGTGAGATATAATTTGTCGCATCCTCTAAGTCAAACAACTTCCCATTTTGCATTAAAGCAAATTGAGTTTTTGAAAAAATTCCTTGGGAGAAGGTTAAATTTAAATTCCTTGTTGTCTCCCACCAAATTAAATCTCTATCATCATAACCACCATGCGCGGTCACGAATTTTCTATTTTCATCAAAGTTAGAAATTATAATCTTATCAAATAGCGCAACCACTTCGCCAGGACTATAAACTCTATCTTTAATATGTATTTCATTTAGAGTCCTCAAAGTTACATCATAGAACTCTTTTAAACCAAACTCATTCATAATTGAAAAAGGCGGGCAGGTTGCCCTACCCGCCTATACCTCCATTAGCCATTAGCCTGAGGGTTAAGAATGTGGTTGTGATAAATCGTAGAAGATGTGCCAGTATAATCAGTACCACCCTTAAGATTATACTGAACAAGCTTAATCATAACACCATCTTCAGGACGAAGAACACGAAGATTCAAATTGAATACTGAAGGATCGCCATCAGCTTCCATTGTAATTGTATTCTCAGCCTGAATCTTAGCCTTAGGAATGATGAACTGGAAGAATTCATCCTTACCACCAGCAAAAGGACGAGCATAAGTATCGCCTACTACGTAATAAGTTCCAGGGAAAGTATCTGCAGAAATTTCAATTACCTTTGCATCAACTTCAAGGTCATAGGTGCAGAAATACTTAGTAGCAGATACCAAAGCAGTAGAAGCAACAGAGTTGCCTACTTCTGTATAGAACTTAGGATTAATCTTATTATAAGCCTTTCCATCAGGTCCGATATACTTAGAACTCCAGCCAGCATCTGTAGCAGAACCACCAGCGGTAACAGAAGCAGTAGCAGTAAATACTTCCGTACGCATCAAGTATGCGCTATCATTAACAAGTGCCTGAGTAGTACTATTATAACTTCTAACTGTACCATCACCGAACATAATGGCCATAGACTTAGGAGAATAAAGTGCATCAGTAAGAGCAACAGTAATCTCCTTACCAAAGTCCCATGAAATCAATTCAGGATTACCATAACCACCACGAGCAGAAGTATTTTCAGCAGTCTGCTCAATTGTAGAAGTTTTAGCGGTATCAATAAAAAGAACTGGGTTAGTAGGTCTGCCGAGGCCATCAAGTTCATAGAAAGTAATATTCGCAGCTTCCTTGATGCCATAACGGTCAAGAATAGACATAGCCATACAGTTTTTCCTCCGTATGAATTAATAAACTTATTTCGAATTCCCAATCCAATATTCGATTGTATTTTTCTTTGTATCTATAGTACCCATCATCGCACCCATTGAAGAAATATCATAAGCTTCTTTGCTTTGAAATTTATTCATAAGCGGTGAAATAGCACTATAGCTTAACTCTCCAATATTAAGTGGATTTATGCCAAGTTGCATACAACAAATTGCAACTAAACAATCATAAAATTTTAGAGAATCACCTCTCTTTTGTTTAATCTTTGCAACCGTCTTTTTGCTTTCTTTGAATTTTTTCTTTAGTTCGGTAACGCGCGGATCTTCATTAGGGTCTACTTCTTCAATTTCCTCTTCTTCTATTCCAACCGCTACTCGAATTAAATTTTGAAATCTTGGATAATCTTTTTCTTCAATATAGAAAATTTCATCAATTTTCTTACCTTGTTTTAAAAGAGTTTCCAAATCGCCTAAGATTATAATTCCCTTATCGGCAATAAAAGTAACAGGTTCGTGTAAAAAGAACTCAAAAGCGCTCAAAGTTAAATTTCTTAGTTGCGCATCCATTACAAAATTCTTATACATTATCTTATATGGAGAAGGATATTCCTTTAATGGTTCTTCTTTAAAAATGTCTTTTACATCATCTTCAGACATGGTTAAAATAGTTATATATTTTTCAAAATCTCTATTTGCCGTGTCCTTAACTTTTGGCGGATAAACATAGGAGTTGCCCTTAAAATATATAGGCAACCCCATAAATACAGAAGATAAATTATCAATCATAAGAAATTATCTCAAACTTCATTTCAAAGCAAGATACTTCTTCTGTAAGAAAACTTAGTTCAAAATCTCCGCCAACCATTTTGCCAAGTCCATTTACAGTCTTACCATCAAGCGATTCTTGAATTTCCCCTAAAATAGCATAAGGGCGCAAATTATCACTTTTAATTTTCCATTGAGAGAGTGGAGTTATAACCTCTACAGAGATTAAAACTCTTCTAAATTCAGGGTTTTCATTTAAACCTATTCCACTAATGGCGCGCACAATAACAATACTTTTAGCCGTTTCATCCGCGCCAACACGTGGAGTAATACGAATTAATTTCTCAAAAATTTCTTCCCGTTTTTGCGCATCAGTTAAATTTGTTTTACTAAGCGGATCGGGATCAGAATAATATAAATATTTTACAAGCGTATCATTTGCAATCAAACGCTTTACTATAAGTTGAAGATTTTCTCCAATTTCTCTACAATTTCTAACCATTAGAACTATCCTCCCCACCATTAAGCCAGTAGAAATCATCAGGATCATCTTGAGGAGTTTGTTCAGGCGCAGGCGTAAAGTCAATTCTATGGCGTTGATCAACAGAACAATACATCACACCAGGAGTAGAAACCATATCAATTTCTGTAATCCAATATGCAAGCACAATACCATCTTTTTCAATTTCAAAATAATTATCGCGCTGAAGGTTAGGATTAAACTGCGTAATAAACATATGAAGATTTGTGCTTTCAAGATAAGTAGAATTAGTACGAGTCTGAGAACGAACCTTATCTCTAATAGGCTCGGTACTCAATCCTCTAAAATAAACCCATTGATTATACTCTTCTCCATTATTGTCGCGCCATACAAGGTTATAATTCATTTTCAACATCATATATTTATTATAACCTTTTGCTTCACGCTCTAACTGATACCATACCAACCAAGGAATCAATCCCTCACCCTTAAAACCAGGAATTAATAAAATGGTTCCACCAGGTATTACATCACGTGTTCTGGTTAATAAATAAGAGGTAGTCTGAGTTACATCTTCTGTATTCCTCTCAAGAGTACCCTCATATACCTCACCGTCATATCTAAATTCAACTCTGTATACAGACTTCAAAAGATACAAATCAAAATTTCTTTCTCTCTCAGACTGTATGCGAGATTGATAATCATAGCCATAACGGTTTAATCTCTTATAATAGATATCATATTCGCCCATTACCAACCTCGCTCCACTAAATTCATACATTCAAAAATTGTGCTTCTAAAGTATTCATACTTCAGACGACGAAGGGCGCAAAGTTTTGAATATAATACATACCAATTTATTGTTCTTTCTTCTTCCTTGTATCCCTCAAGTTCGATTAGAATGGAGTCTAGGTATTTCTCCCATTCTCCATTCTTCTCAAACTCACATAAAACGCCAAAAAGACGATTCTTAAATCTATTCTTTAATCCTTCTTGAACATCAGGTATCATTATTCTTCTTCAGTGACGGCGCCAGCTAAACTACTATATTTATAAGGCTTCCCATCAACAGAACGATAATAATAACTTTCCATCTTTAATGCGTATTTTCTTTCAGATACAAGGGCTTTATTTAACTTATCAAGTAAGTTGGCTTGTGAGAAATCTTTTTCTTCGTAAAGTGGTTTAATATTCTCCCAAGTCATAATACATCTATTCAACCATTCGCACTTCATATAGTTTGCGATAATTTGAATTTCCATTTCAGTAAGGTCTTCGTCAAAACCCTCTGTAGTATGCGCTAAACTATGACGCGGAAATTTAAACCACGGAATTGCCGCATTCATAATCTCATACCAGTCTTCCTCAGCCTCTTCCTGGAGCCAATGATCCCATTCATCTTCAAGAATTCGGCTAAGAAAAGCTTTGTAAATTCTTGAGCAAGGTGTCATTATCTCTTCTCCTTAGCGGTAGGGGCTTCAGGAAGTGGTTCAAGGCTATCCTTATAATTTTTGATAGCGCGCAACATATCCTTATTACCCTTCTGACCAAAAAATTCAATCTTACTATTGTTCAAATCCTTATAATTGCGGATAGCATAATTAACTACTTCCTCAATCTGCTCAGGACTAAATTTATTAAAATATTCCTCTACTTCTCTCATAGGCATTGCGCCAATAAGTCTCTTCTTCAACTTATCATCGAGCATAATAATTTCTTTCTCTTCTTCCATGTCGGTGATAAGTCCAACATCATAAAGGAATTGCTTGTCGTCTGTAACTAACATACCATGCGTAAACAAATACTCTACGCCAGGTCTGTAATATGCCTGCTCAAGAATATCTCTATCAATAGGGAACTGAGCACCACATTTCGTCCAGGTTCTACGCAAATTATACTCAGGAATATCGATAACGATTTGCTGTTCCATTGCGTTTCTTACCATAACCATATTTTCTTTCATAATTAAAAATCTCCTTTTTACTCACCCTTTGGGCTAAATTAATAAAATAGAAAATAGAGGGGTAGAGTTGCCTCCACCCCTCCTTTAAATTAAATCTTAAAGAATAGAACCGTCATACCATTCAGTAGTAGCGATATCAGTATTCTGATAAATACCCCAGTTATTGTATGCGAGGATAGCAGTACCAATCATACGATAGGTATTAACTTCAACGCTCTGGTCGGTATTCTCATAACTCCACAACTGAGTAGAACCTTCCATAACAAGCTTAACGATCTTCTCACGTCCGGAAGGAAGAATGTAAGCATACTGAGGATTTACAAGATACTGAGTATTCTTGTTATTCAAGAAGGACTGTCTCAACTCAACAATAGGAGTACCACGGAAAAGTCTGATACGTCCAGTATTGTGGATAGACTCAATATCATCAATAGGGTAGATAGCCTGTGCAGCACTTGCAATAGCAGGAACAATAGCGTCAGGACCCATTGCATCTACGAACTCAGGAGAAGCAACAATAACTGCGCCCTCGCCATAAGCCTTAACCGTATTGATAATACCCTGAAGTGCAGAAGCACTATAAGTACCGGAAACCTTATTCTTAGCAGGCATTTCGCTTGCATTTACAGCAGCCATAAGAGCAGCCTGGATTTCACTGTAAATAGCGTCTACCTGAGCTTCAATAAGAACATCCATGAACTCGGTAAGAGACTCAGCGCCATCGATAAGTCTTACAAAGTCAATGGATACAGCACCACCGATAGACTTAACGCCGATCGTGAAGGTTTCAGTATCAAGTCTGAAAGACTCGTAAACGCCACTAAGACCAACCTGAGTAAGGAACTTCTTAGCACGCTGACGTCCAAGTCCACCTCTCTTGAAGAGTGGCTTATCGCCATTTGCTACCTGGAGAACTTCAGCGAAAGAACCAAACTGTTCCATAACTTTCTTAGGAACAATATCATCCGCAGCAGTAATGATGATATCAAATACATCATACTTGTTGCGAAGGAAATTATTAACGGAACCCGTCAACTTAGCAAATTCTTCACTAAATGCCTTTTCAGCCGTGTCAGCAGAATAGGTATCGTATCCCTTACGGTTTACTACGCATTTAGCAAGAGTTTTAAGATTTTTCATAGTATTAGCATCCATTATCTCTTACCCCCTTATGCAGCCAACACAACGAACTTGACGCCAACAGTGCCGTCAGGCATCGTAGTATAATCAGCAACTTGTAATACAGGACCATATGTAGGCTTCGAAGCAGAAACCTTAATTGCACCGTTGGTGCAGATACCACCATAAACTGGAGTAGTAGCAAAAGCAGCGAGCTTAGTCTTTACATTTGCATCAGTCGTAAAACCAGTTTCGGTATTGTCGTATGCAATACAGTTAGTCGTAAAGCGATCACCAATTGCAAGATATCCAAGACGAGGAAGGAACGTACCCTGATCAAGCTTGAAGTTCTTGAGACCAGGAGTTCTCTCATCATACATATGCTCAGCAGTATAGTTCAAAGCAATAAGCTTATCGGTACCATCTGCTGCAGGATATCCAACAGTCTTGTTAGCCTTATCGACTGCAAGAAGCATACCATTCTCAATATAAGTTGTAATGGCAGCCGCGATCTTGCACTGTGCTTCGATACGACCATCACGTCTAAAAGCAACCTGGTTAAGTTCAAGCTGACCATAACCATCGATTGTCAATCTAGCAAGAGCCATATTAAGGCACCTCCAAATTATTTATTCTCATACTTCTTGAGCAAATCTACGATAGGATCTGCGTAGTTGCTCTGTTGCGTCTGTTTCGGGATTATATTACCCGATTCGCTATTCTTCTGACCAAAGAAAGCAGAAGGATTACCTTTCTTTATCTCGTAGCATAGCTTCATATCTAATTCCTCTACAGTATATGCATCGAGAGAATCAGCATACTTCTGAATTACTTCATCAGATACTCTGCCTGTATACTCATCAATAACTGCCTTCTTCTTTTCAAGTTCAACAGCGTTTTTAAATTCAGAGAGAGTTTTAATCTGTTCCCTAAGAGAGCTAATTTCTCCTTTAGCTTCCTCAAGTTGAGCAGAAAAAGTATCTCTTTCCAACTGTAAAGTGGAGTTTAAAGATTCTAACTCATTAATTTTGCTTTCGAGCGCAAAATTTTCTTCGTCTTTCTTTTTCTTAATGGTTATGTTAGGGTTTCCTCCAGTTTCAGCAACTTCTTCAGCGGCTTCAACGGCTTCTTCAACAGCTTCATTATTATCATCGCCATCATTGTCGCCATCAGTATTTTGAGGATCAGTCGCTCTCAAAGGGCCTTCACCCTCAGTTTCTTCCGCGCCATCACCTTCAGCATCATCGCCACCCTCAGCATTACTTCCACCATCAGTTCCGCCGTCTCCGGCTCCACCTTCTTCATAAGAGTCTACCTCAGAAGTAGTTTCTTCAGAAGTTACTTCTGTAATCTCTTCCGAAGCTTTCTCTTCTTCAAAGACTTCTTTGTTCAAGTCGTCCATTGGGTTTCCTCCATTGGCTTTTTCTAATATTGCATATATACTTTGATTAAAATCATAGAAAGCAGCACCTTCGAAACAAGGCTCTACGTTATCTCCTAAGGCCTGAAGCCCTAAGAAACATCCATCACTAAAAACAAAGCATTTTTTTCCTTCCTTAACTTGCCAATCTCCTTCTATAGAGCGCAAGTAAAGTTCCATCGATTCACCTTTACCAAAGATTTCACTAGCTTCTTCATAAAGTGCGGTATATAAAAGTATATCGCAACAAGCATATGTACGAGTAACTCCATCTTCATCAGTAAAGTCTTCCCACGCGAAGTTTGGATTTTCAGGAACGACGCCATAAATGCGCCCTTCACTACGTTCTTCACCGTGGTCGGTAAAATCTGTTTCTCCATATATACCCTTTACAGGAGTATATGGAAGAGTACCAACCAACTTCTGCGCGAATTCATCGGTAATATATGTACCGTTTCGATTTAGTCCTCTATAAAAGATACGAACTCTACCACGAGAAGTAGTTTGGCTTGCTTCCGTAGGTGCAGTAAGTACACCATAGGTTATAACAGGGATTTTAAAACATAAATCTTTCATAGTTTCTCCCTTAGCTTTCGCCAGCGGCTACTTGCTCATTTTGAACTGTCTTTTCAGATTTCTCGTCTAAAGCTTTCTTAGGACGTCCTGGCCCTTCACCAGTAGGATTATAAGCAGATTCAAGTGGCTTCAATAATTCATCAAGATGGAGTATATCTATCTCAAGTTGTTTTACATTAGCTAAATCACGCTGACTAAGTCCCATGGCGATAGTAGGAAGTATAAAACTATAACCAGAGTTAGCGAGCTTAAAAGCATTATCCAAATATTCATCTTCATTAAAATATGCAATCGGAAGAATTGTATATTTAAAGTTAAGAGTAGGCATTGCGAATTTTGAGTTTACTAAGTTTGTAACAAACGTAGAAAACTTATCCGCTAAATGCATCATAATTCCAAGTGTTACTCTTTGAGAAGAAGGAATAGCAGAACTACCGGTAGCCGCGAACAATTCTTTACTTACTCCACCTTGAGAATAAATATTCTGTTCATAACGAGATAATAAACTAGCGTCATTATCATTACCGGTCTTTGAAACAATTGCTTCAACATCTGCATAGGTAGTAAGAACATCGACGTTAGGATTATTCTCCAACATCGCTACCGCGCCCTTATGTAATTCCTTTGCTTCTTCTGGCTCCAATAAGAAGGCGCCATCTGTCATATGAGGAATATGTTGAACAATTATCTTTTTAATCTCGTCCGTGAGTTTATCCTTTAAACTATCATTAACTTCATCATATAAAAGTGCGGCTCTAATCACGTTCAAAAGCGCAGGTCTTCCATCAAAGAAAGGAAAACAAACACCCATTGAAGCAGGAATTAAAACCCAAGAAGATTTAAGTTTACCTCTAATCCACTTTTCATATGCAGCCTTAATAAATTTTGGATAAGTTTTAAACAAAATTTCTCTGTACTCGTCAGATTCAATTTGTCTAAAATACTCAAGGTTTAACTCGATTAAATCGTTATTATGAGTGTCCTTATAATTGCTTCGACAATATTCAGTTGGTAAATCTACTACAGCAAAAGCGTCATCTGTTTCACTTATAATAAGGCCATAATAACATCCATCAACTAAACTCATCCATGCACAGTTTGTAAAGAAAGTAGGTAAGTTCATACCCTCGACTAAATTAATCGCCGTATTATACTTTTTCTGTAATTTGGAGTTGGAGAGTTTTGCATCTTTAAGCGGATTGGGAATTAAGATGCCTACATACTCAAGCATTGTGGCGTAATAAAGTACGATTTGACGATAGTACCCGTTTCTTTCAAAAAAGTAGCGAGAAAGTCTAATTTTTGCTTGTAAATTATCGCCTTCTATAATGTCAAAGATTTCTTCTTTCGTGTATTTAAAGTAAGTACGGCCCCAATAGCCGTGTGATTTAGAGGAATAGGCTTTTTGATTCGTGAGAATCATACCATCAATGGACTTCTTAAACTCGCTAAGAGTAAAACGCTCAACTGCGTTTTTATCTAATTCAGCGACTTCGGTCTGTCCAACTGAGAGTTTAATATCTTCACTCATTTAAAGTTCCTCCTAATTAAAGAATATAAGTTGACGTGTCGCGCCCTCTAATTTTCTCTTAAATTTCTTAACATATTCTTCTTCAATTTCTTTAATGCGCCAAAGCCCATAACAGAAAGAATAGAATTTATCATCAGGATATTTGGAGTTAATAGGTTCCAATACAAAATCACTAACTGCCGCAGTCTTCTTTCTTTTAAAATTCATCATTTCATCAATTAAACGAGAAGTCATTTCATGCGGTAATAAGCGTTTTGCGCGATTTTCGGGTTTCATGTGCGCACCAGTTTTAGTTTCAAGTAATAGTGAGCGCGCCTTCTGTTCAGAAATTAAGAAATGAACACGTCCGCTACTAATAAAAGTATAAGCATTACTTTGAATTTTAGGCTTTAAAGTAGAATTAGCTTTAAAACTATATAAAATTCTTGCACAATCATGTGGTTGAATTTTCTTAAAATTATCATCATTAAAGAAGCCATAAGCAGGATAATATTCTCCTGTCTTACTATCATATTGACTTTGTGTCATTACTTCTCCAAAACCAACACCAATACCGTTTGTATCAATTACAACCTCACGCGGTTGATAAATTTGAATTAAACGTTTTAAATCTATGGCTTGACGATAAAAGGCTTTTTCTTCTGCGGTTTTACCTAAAACTATTATATTAGTAACTGAACAAGTAAAAGTTCCTTGCTCACCAATATTAACCTTAAAAATAGTGCAAACAGTTTGGTCATGAATCGCACCCACGTCTACTGAAATTAAGTGGAATTTTTTTTCGTTGGTTACATTTTTTACTTTCCACTCAGGATTTTTTAAAATTCTATATTTATTAATTCTATCATAATCTAACCATGCATCTGATGAACCACCACTCCAAAGTGATAAATATTCGGTTGCAAAAGAGTTAGGGTTAAAAGAAGAATCAGTTTTTAAGTCGTAAATAAAACTCTTCTGTAAAAGTCCATGTAACATAGGAACCCTATAATCACAACCCATACAGAAGTAATCATCTGGATTTATAATAGACTTTTGAAAAACATCCATTAATACATCATATGCGAACGATGATTTTGCGCCCGCAGATGTTGCATATATACGTTGACGATTAGGCTCTTTTTCGTTTATTTCTCCAGTTGGAAGACGACGATCTACGTTAAGCAAAGGAATAACAACTGTATTTAACATTTCTTCTTCATGGTCCATTTTCTTCAGTATAGGTCGTTAATCTATACCCGTCTTTCGACTGCTTTATATTACTATAAAGTTGAGACTATATCTTCACGGGGCAAACCGTGCTCTCCATTTCGACTCACTTGAGCCTACGTCTTTCGACTAGTCGTTGAACCTTACTTTTTAAAAGTCTTGGCTGCTGATTGTCCCGAAGGAGTTTCCAGCAATTAAGAGAGTTTTTAGTGCGCAATCCATGAGAAGTTAGGTCGTATTACGTCATTATTCTTTTTTATTCTTTGTTTGCAATACTGTTGAAGATTATTATCTTCAAAAATCGGTACTGCTCTTTCAAATATCTCTGAATCTGTTAATGATAAAAACTTTTCAGCGTAATTTCTATACTCGCCTTTTACTATATGGTCTTTTAAACCTTTTGAAATATCTAGATAGCGAGTCATTGCTGCTTCCGCGCCTCTACCATATGCAGAAACAACACATAAAAAATCAATTACATCTTTTTCAGACATATTTGCTTTTTTAATTCTTGGAGGATTATTTGCTAAATCCAATTCTTTTTCAAATAACTCAAAATATTTAATTTTATCTTCATCTGAAAGTGCCTCTGCCATTGGAATATACCAAGTATAGGCAGCCTTTCTTTTTATTGCTGAAACGGTACTACTATCAATTCCGAGATAATCAGCAACACGATTTGTTAAGCCTTCATATTCTTGAATACCAAAATATATAAAACAAAAATCTTCAAAGCTTAAATTTCCTCTTGTGTTTCCACCGTCGCCGCCGAGCGTTAGATTAAAACCATTTTCATAACTGTTTTCTTTTTGAATCTCTTCAATTTCTTTTTTATTTAACTCGTCTTTAGTTAAATCATATATTTGAGAAGTGATTTCAAAATTTTCTTCCCCATATTTATTCCAACTAGATTGTAATTTTGGATTAACATGGTTATTGTTTCGTAAAGCGCTCAAATGATTTTCTAATCGGCGTTGCAAGTTAGTTGTTTGCCCAACATAAACTTGATTAGTAATCTTATTAACGATTTTGTAGATATAGCATTTCATATTGCTATTCCTCCTTTATATTTCTAATATAAAGCAGAAATAGAATCTCGCATCTCAACAAAAATAATACAAAATTTACGCACTTCGTCAATAAGACCACCGTTACGACGTCCACCACGGGTAGAATCGAGAGGCGCAACTACATCAAACTGAGACCCATTACGGAAGCGAAGCTCTACGTAGTCCTTACCATAATTACCAGGAGTCTCATCATATTCCCCGCCAATTAGTTCTTTTCTAAGTAAAGGAAAGAGTCTAAAAATTTCAAAAAGTTTTTCCTTAGCGATCTTCGCACCCTGAGATTTACCAGGAGTACAAATGAAAACCTTTCTTCCAGGAATAAAGATACATTGCAAAAATAAACCTAAAATAGTTAAGAACGATTTAGACCAAGCACGAGGCGCGGTTATGTAAACTGTTCTAAAGCGCATGATAGCGCGCAAGAAAATACGTTGATAAAAATATAAATGAAATCCCGTATCTTCAGGCGTAATCATATCAATGAAAAGGTCAGGATAATCTATAAAATAATTTAATAAATCTCCAATATGATCAAAATTCTCTTCTAAATATTCTTCATTAAGTTTAACCCCTTTCTCAAGTATGACGCCTTCTTTAATACCAGTAATTCCAGTAATAAAGTTATTCATCTACGTCCTCCTCAAATTCCTCTTCCATCAATTTTTTATAACCTTCATTATCATAATCTTCGAGTTTAAATTCATTCTCTGAACCAAAATTATCTTCCAAATCCTTTACATTCTTTAACGAAGCAATGCGCGCTTCAATCTGTTCACTAATACCACTTTCATTAGTATAAAGTCTCTGATTAAAGGACTGAATGTTTTGAACTGTCTCATCTACAATATCGCGCGTAACTCCATCATGATAACGAGCCTGCCAACCCTTTTTCTCCATCCACTTAACAAGTTCACCTATAGAATCAAAATCATTAAGGTTTTTAATATTAGTTGGAGTAAAGTCTGCTTGTTTAACGAGTTTGTCATGAGAAGCAAGAAGCTTATCAAAATCTTCGCCCGCACGAATTCTCTCATCAATTTCAAGCGAGATTTTACAAATCTTAAGTGCGCGGTCATCTTGGAGGGCGCCATTAACAGATTGAGAAGTTAAGATACCTTTATATAAGTTTTCAAGATAAGTTAATTGCTCATCATCATAATTACTACCCCATTTAAGTTGAAGTTCTTGGCGTTCAGCATCCCCAATTAAAGGAAGAACAGAGCCAAGATCCCCGTTTTTCTTTAACTCTTGGTATTCATCATAATACTTTTTCCACCCCACTCCATAATATTCGCTTTTCTGACAAATCATGGCGTAGCGCGCAAACAGATTATCTTCACTCATTTCCTTTAAGTTTTCCCACTCTTTAGGAATGAAAGGGATATCAGCCATTTGACACAACTTATCAATTGCATCCCAATTCCAATCTTGTTCTTTAAGCCAATTATCAATGCAGTGGCCGCAAATAGGAATTACTCCATCAGGATAGAAAATAGAAGTGGTAGGCGCGAACTCGCTTAAACTTAAAGTGTTGCCGCATATAGGGCAATCTCTAAATAAAACCTTACGCTTAATTTTCGGTTGAAGTCCCATTTAATTCTACCTCCGGGATAGTTGAATTTATGGTGAGCGCGCAGTTGTCGTCTTCAACAACGTCCTTCTTTTTCGGCTTTGCTTTCATAATTTCCAAAATATCTTTCTGCGCGCCCCAACTAGCCTTATAAAATGTCTCCATAATCTCAGCTAAAATTTCTTCGGCGTCTCGCTTAACTGCTCTAACTTTATAATTTCTCTTCCTAAGTTCTTCTTCTCCAATCTCATCCCTTAATTCCCCTAAGGTTTTCCCAATGGGGTTCTCATCTTGGTCCAAAATTTCTAATTTCCCAAATTTAACCCCCAGTACTCTCCCCAACGAAAAAATTTCTTCTTCGGAAAGTTCGTTTAAAAGGTCTAAAAACTCTCCTACACGTTTCTTCTTACTCATTATTCTTCTCCTTCTTCTCCTTACGTTTTTCTCTATCACAAATTTTACAGCGTCCGTTGAAGCCATCTGGAGACTTCTTTCTCTTCATAAAGAAATCCTCTCTTCTAAGTAACTCCTTTCCGCAACAACTACACTTTTTAAATTCCTCTTCAAAGAAAAGGTTCTCAACCTTTTCCCTATGAAGTTTAACCGCTTCTACAATTTTCTTTATAATCTTTTGCTTAAAGATAGTCGATATATAGTTAAGCGCATAGTTTTTCCCATATTTCCTATTAATATACGCCGCTATATCTTGGTTTTCCTTATGCTGAAATTTAAGGTCTAAAATCTCGCGTTGGGCCTCGGTTAAATCGGCTTCTTCAATATAGTAGTCTAAAGTGTCGAAAAGTTGAGGAATTGTAGAATCTTCTTGTAATTCTAAATTCTCTAAAAATTTCCGAAGTAAAATAAGTTGATATATATGGTCTTCGTTTTCAAAACTAAAGTAAAACTTAGTGGCGCGCTCATCAAAATTGCGCTGATTCTCCCAAATAAAGTTTGAAATTACTTTAAGTTCTTTAGGGGTATAAAGTGAAGGAGATGGATTATGCTTGAAAATTAAGGTGTCGGCGCGCTCTACGTCTTTTTTCTCGTTTTCCTTTAAATTAGCCCCTCTTTTTAAACCGAGAGGATAAACATTAATTCCAACTCCAAAAGTCGGATCGTCTTCTATAAAGTTAGGAGAGTGGGCAGTTGAGGAATTTCCTACAGTTTGTTTGTATGAGTCGCGTAACGTATATTGGTCGGAACGAAGTTGGATTAAGAGATGGCGGGACTTTATATAGGTATGTTGAGTCCAGTTTTCTACTTCTTTCTCTAACTTACTTCTGCGCTCAATTGAAATTCTATCGAGTAAGGGTTGACGAATTGGCTCGGTACGTTTCCCTATTCTAAGTTCGAAAACCTCAATTTGATAATCAAGTTCATCTATACGGGTAAAGAGGTCTTCAAGTAGGGAAAGAATAAATGGTGGGGCGTTTTTGCGAGCTTCTGAGCGGGAGAATTTCTCTTTTTTAATTTTGATTTGAGGCGCGGTTAAGGGACGGAAGGAGTTCTCGTCTACTGCGGGATTTTCTGAAAGGG